ACCTAAAATAGGATGCGTATTCACATAAGAGGGTTTTCACCTAGTGGATTATGCTAATATGCAGATGTGGCAATTGAATGTTGTCACTTCTCCTTGGGATTTGAGGTTGAGTTGAAAGTGCAACCTCTTTTTTTATAAATAAAATTCAAATAACAAAACATTCTTTAATCTTCAGAACCCTTGTGCATCAGGGGCTTCGTGAGAATTGTCTTAACATGCCTATAAAAGTTAGCCATCAATGTTAACGGTTTATTGCCACGACATTTCGTGGCAGTTTTCGTTGCATTTCGTGGCAATGTTGAACACAAAAATACCCTCGAAAAGTATAACAATTCGAGGGTATTGATTGAGAAAATTTGAGTCGTTTTACTTCTTTTCTTTACGCAGGCCTTTGATCTGTTTAAAGGCTTCTTTGAGAATATTTTTTTCTTCTTCATTCAACGCGCCGTAAAGCAATCCTTCATCTGTTGCCAATTCCATAATTTGCTTAGAAAGCGGATAGACACGTTTGGTAGGGAAGTGGCGTTGTTCTTCTTTAAAATAGAGTGGGAAATTTTCTCTAAAGACTTTATCTCTGAGCAGATATGGGTCAGCGCGTAATTCGTGAGCGAAGTCATAGATTCGTTCGATTGGCAGTTTCATGCGCCCCGAAAGTATTGTTGTGAGAATGTTCGGAGACTTATAGCCCAAATTCAAGCTGGCGTCAGAAGCGGTAAGACCGTTCTTATAAAGCAAGTAAGCCAAATACTCAGCGACGGTGGCGTTTTCTAACCATTTGTCACTCGGATTGTCAGGAACTTCGAGACTAATTTTTCTCATTTTGTATCTGTGGAAACAATAAACGTAAAACAATATTAGCACAACGAATTAAGTAATTGATTACATAAAGAAAATTTTTTAATAACACTAAAAGTATGTAATCGACTACTTAGTAATATTGTGTCAGAATTACACTTAAAAGTAACTTTTGAACTGCCCAAAGTTGGTTTACAATTTCATTATGACGTTATGATTAAGTGATACTTTTTTCAAAATTGTTCGGTAATTTTTTAAGAGCCAAACCATGATCATCAGAACTAAACTCATCTCTTTCGAAGTAAAAAATATTGATTTATCAGACCTTTACGATCTTTATCAAAAGGAAGACAACACCGTCTCTGAAAAATTGAGCGACGGTCAGATGGTCGAATTGATTACGACATCAACTGGCGCAACCTCTCTTATAATTCATGGGAAGGCGGGGGATGTGACTGAGATTAAGCTAGTCGGAGAGAAGGACAATAATAAGTAGTCGCCTACTTAAATAAGATTTAAACTAATGCAGTTAGCGTTTACTTATATTAAGGAGGCGTATGCCCAGTTTGCTCAGTAACTACGATTTCATGCGCTCGACTGAAGTCGTTGGCCAGATGTTGTCAGAGAAAGATGTCGAGATTATTTTTGCGGGTACGCAAGCTCAAACGGGCTATGACAAAGCAGGAAACCCGACAAACATCACTCTGCCTATGCTGTCTGAAAACGTCGATGATGTAATGAGAACTTACATCAAAGGCTTTTTAGACCATGAATCAGCGCACGTGCTTTACACCGACGGCCCGATCTTTAGAAAGAGAATTGAGAAGATCGAAAAAAAGTATGGCGAAAAGGTCGCCCAAATGGTTCTAATGCTTTTTAACGTTGCTGAAGACGCTCGCATAGAAGAGCTGATGAAGAAACGCTATAAAGGTTCTAAAGAGAATTTCTCGAACGTTTTGAAAATGATTCTCGAAAAGAATATGAGCGGGTTAAAAGAAGATTCTTCAGCCGAAGAGATAATCGACGGAATGATAGTTTTCTATGCTCGCTGGCTTGTCGGTTCGGAGTTTGTGACGGAGTTCTTTAACGAACATCAAGAATACTTAGAACTTTGTAAGAAGTACGACGAAGGAATCGACAATCTCTATACGCTTATGAGTAAGGCCAAAAGCTCAGAAGAGATTCTTGACGTTATTGAAGAATTTCTGAAGAAACATGAAGACAAGATGTCTTTTTCAATGAAAGAATCATCTGGCGGAAGCTCGAAGAAAGATAAAAAATCAGAGAGTTCGGGAAAGTCAGTTAAGACAGAAAAAAAATCTGAAGAGTCTGAGAAAGAGGAAAAAGATTCTGAAAAAAACTCTGAAAAACCTTCAGAGAAGGACGATAAGAAAGATGACTCCGAAAAATTGAAAGATTCTGAAGACAAAGATGGTGAACCCGACAAAGACAGAAAAGACAAAGAAGGTGGAGACGGCGATGGAGAAAAAGACGAAGAAGATTCTTCCGAAGAAGACGAATTAACGAAGGAAATTGAAAAGCTCATTACAGGGGAAGACTTCGGAGACTCTATTCGTGCCGAGATCAAGAAAATCATCAGACAAGAAAACGGAAGCGGAAGGGCGCCCAAGGTCTATAGACCTCTAACGACAAGATATGACCGCATTGAACCGCAATCGGTTAAAAGTTATTCCATTCAAAGTTTTTTAGAAAGAAACCCTAGAACTTATAAGGAATTTTTAGAAGAAACGGCTCAATATTCTTCCGTCATTCAAAAACAGCTTGAACGTTACATGAGCGCATTGTCAATCAGCAGTTGGGAATACGGACATAAAAAGGGATGCTTGTATGGAGCCGGTTTAAGCAGACTTATCACGGGCGATGAAAGAGTCTTCAGAAAGAAGATGGAAAGAAAAACAAAGGATGTCGCTGTTAGTTTGCTGATCGACTTGTCGGGTTCTATGATGGGGACTCCAGTCAAGTATGCGTGTATGTCTGCTTATATCTTTGCTAAAGCTCTATCAAAGATCGGCATTAACTTTGAAATTTTGGGGTTTACTACTGATTGGAACGAACCGCGAGATAGCTTTTTTCAAACACTGAAAAAAACAGAAGAAAAGGCGTTTGACGGTCGGCCCTCATACACTCGAATTGAACCGTTGATTATGCCGATTTTCAAAAAATTCGGAGATAAATTTTCAATCGAAACGGCTCAAACGCTTTGTTATTTTTCAGATAGCGAATGCTCTATGAATAACAATGTCGATGGAGAGTGTGTTTTAATAGCGTCATCAAGACTGTTAGCACAACCGCAGAAAAGAAAGATTCTTTTCGTTTTCTCCGATGGCGACCCCGCTTTTCAAACAAACTATTCGGTTTGGGAAAAGAAGCATCTGCATTACGCTATTGAGCAAGCAAAAAAAGCACACATTGAAACTTTTGGAATCGGAATTTGTTCAGATTCGGTTTCTAAATTTTACCCCCATTATTCAATCGTTAATGAAATCGAAGACTTAGGCAAAGAAACTTTAACTCAACTAAAGAAGTTTTTAGTTCGCTAAAATAATAAGTAATTAACTACTTAAGAATAAAATCATGACAGATGAAAGCCTCAAAAAAGAGTACATCTCTTGTGCAATGTGCGGTAGTAAAGTACATAGCATCTCAGCTCATTTAAAAGATTTTCACCCCGATGTCACTATTTCTGATTATCAGCGTTTGTATCCAGATTCTCCGATTTTAAGCGCTTGGGGAAAACTGAAGGTTGCAGAGTTTCAGAAGCGAATTGAAGAAAAAGCGAAAGTCGAAGCACAAAGGGCTGAAGCTCAGAAAACTGAAGCAAAAGTTGATGACAATTGTCATAAAGAAACTATCAGCAAAGTTTTTAATTTACCCGCTGAAATTTGCAAAAACAAACTTGGAGAAGAAATATCAATCTCTGTTCTTAATGACTCTGACAATCCGAAATCTAAAAGCCTAGTTCCTGAAATCTCTGATAACTACATCTATGACATTAAAGAGCTGAAGTTTCAACTTATGGCTTTAGAGCTAAACACACCGTGTTTAGTTTGGGGTCATAAGGGTTGCGGGAAAACAGAAGGTATTGAGCAAATTTGTGCTCGTACAAATCGTTCTTTCATGCGTATTCAGCACACTGCAAATACCGAAGAAGCTCATATTGTCGGTCAATGGATTGTCAAGAACGGTGAGACGGTTTATCAGCTCGGCGCATTATCTGAAGCAATGCTGTACGGCTGGGTCTATTGTGCAGACGAATATGACTTCACTCCGCCTCACGTTTTGTCGGTTTATCAGTCTGTGCTTGAAGGGAAACCGCTGGTTATCAAAGACGCCCCCGAAGAATACCGAATTATCAAACCTCATAAAAACTTCAGGTTCTTCGCTACGGGCAACACGAACGGCACGGGAGACGAGACTGGAAGTTACGCAGGTACTTTGACTCAGAACTCTGCAAACTACGACCGTTTCGGCATTGTCGTACACAAAGATTATTTACCGAAAGAGAAAGAAACAGAGATTCTTACCAAGAAGACGGGTATTAGAGAAACTGAAGCGAAGCAATTAGTTGATTTTGCTCAAGCAGTCAGAAAAGCATACGGGGAAGGGAAGTTAAACGACACAATTTCTCCTCGCGCATTGATCAATGCTGGTCGTATCGGAATTTTAATCGGTGATCTTACGCAAGGGTTAAAACTTGCTTTTACGAACAAGCTCTCAAGTGTCGATGAAGAAGTTTGCTTGCAGTACGCCCAGAGAATTTTTGGAAGTGGGGAAGCGAAATGAGGAACTGCTTCGGACTGATTTCAGCATTTAACTTTGAGTCGGAATGTTGTCAGAAGTGCGAAAGTTTCAACGAGTGTTCCGATGAAGTAATTAAAACGGCTTGCAAGATCGAGAAAGCTATTGATATTAGACCGATTCTAAAAAAGCATTTGGAACTAAAGAAAGGCTTTCCCAAAGCCGATGACTTGTCGATTAACTACGAATATCAGCCGATAAAGAAAGTGAAGATGGCGCTTGACAGTAAGGTGTCGGATTCGCTTTCTGTTGAAGATAAAAAGTATTTACTCGGACTAAACAGAACTCAAAAGTCTTGGGTCTCAAGTTTGTTGACCGCAAATCTTCGTACTGGCGATGATTTTTTAGATACAGCCAATCTGAAGAAAGTTCCGAAGCTCGGTTTTCTATTTCAAATGGCGCTTCTTATTCATCACGGCTTCAATTCGCCCGAGATGCTGAAGACGAAACTCAAACAATACAACTCAAAGTTAACTGACTCTTCATTCAAGACCAAATACTGCAATGCATTAGGCGCGCTTAAAGCAATGAAGGTTGTGACAGGAGAATATAGATATGAATTACAGGTTAGGCATAAAGAGTGACTTTTCAATCGGAAAGTCGCTTCTAACCGTTGACAAAATTGTTGCTGGCGTAAAAGAAGCTGGCTTTGACGCTATTGCGGTTACCGATGATATGACTATCTCAGCAATGCCGATTCTGTCGAATAAGCTCAAAGGAATTGCTAAGACGGTTTTCGGCGTCACGTTGTATGTTCATGAAGACGCAACTTACAAGCCTCCTACAAAAAGCAGCGGGATTGCTCCGAAAGACAATCCTATGTTCACTCTGAAGGTTTATGCCAAAAGCGAGAAGGGCATTCAGTCCATTTATAAACTCTTAACGCTTGCAAACACGGAGTCTCACTTCTATTACAACGCTCGAACTCAAATGAGCGAAGTCTTAGAACTGGAAGATGTAATTGTCACGACTGGCGACTTTTTCAATCTTTTCTCGGTTGATAACTACAAAGATCATCTTTTGGCATTGATTGCAAAGTTTGGTATTGAAAACGTTCTGATTGAAATTGTGCCGATCAATTCACCGCTGTACGAAAGATGTTTCGAGAGAGCGGTATCTTCTTGGCTTGCTTATGACGGAAACTGTCAAGCAATCTGCACGCTTCCAGCTTTGTATGAGAAAGACGAAGATATTGATTCTTTGAACGTCTATCAAGCTGTAGCAAAGAATATGCAGATTACAGCAGAGAAGGGCGCAGTTTTAAAGATTCAAAAAATCAAGGGATTGACGCTTAACCGAACATGGAACGACATTAGAGATAATCTTCTAGGCGAGTTATGCGATAACTATTGGAATAAGGGCCACGGTAGTATAGGCGAACTTGCGCAGTTTATTTATCAATGCTTAGAGAAGTCCCCGAAGTATCTTTTTGATAATTGCTCATACGAATTCAAAAAGAAAGCTCCCTGTTTGCCGAAAATGGCAGAAGACGAATTTAAGGCCGTCGTTGAAGAATGCAAAAAGGGCTGGAGAAAACGCTTTGCAAAGCCTGTATTGGGTTATTTACCGAGCAAAGAACAAATGCCTGAATACATGAACAGACTCAAATATGAGTTGTCGATTCTGCAAAAAATGGGATTTAGCGGGTACTTTTTGCTTGTACAAGACTTAGTGAAGTGGTCTAAAGATAATGGAATTATTGTCGGGCCAGGACGTGGTTCTGTCGGCGGTTCTCTAGTTGCTTACCTTATGGGCATTACCGAAGTTGACCCAATCCGCTTTAATTTGTTCTTTGAGCGATTTATCAACCCTGAACGACATGACTTGCCTGATGCTGATTTGGACTATCAGTCAACCCGCAGACAAGAAGTTATTGAATATCTTGAGGGCAAATACGGCAAAGAGTGCGTCTCTGGCATCTCTAACTACGGAGCTTTGGGTTCCGCAAGTGCGATTAGAGACGCTGGACGAATTTTCTCTTTACCTATGAGCAAACTTGAAGTCTCAAAGATGGTGCCGAAAGAGCACGGCTTTTCTTCTAACTTGGAAGAAAGCGCGAAGCTCGTACCTGAAATTGGCTACTTTGCAAAAGAAAATCCCAAATTATGGCGTCATTCGTTAGCACTTGAAGGCGTAATGCGAAGTTTGGGACGACACGCCGCTGGCACTATCGTTGCTGGCGAACCTTTAGTCAAACGTGCAGTAGTTGAAAGAAGAGCGGGGTCTTTTGTTGTAAATTGGGACAAGCGAATAGTTGAAGACATGGGATTGATCAAGATGGACATTCTTGGTCTTTCAACCCTTGACACCCTTCAAATTTGTCTGAAATACATTGAGAAACGCTACGGTAAAAAGCTCAACTTATTGGACATTTCACTTGACGATAAAGAAACTTTGCAAGCGTTTGGCAGAGGTGAGACAACGGGCGTCTTTCAGTTTGAATCTTCTGGCATGAAGCAGTTGCTTAAATCGTTGGCTTACGGAGGTCAATTAACCTTTGAAGACATTACAACTGCAACCGCTTTGTATCGTCCTGGCCCGATGGATTCTGGTCTGTTAGATGACTTTGTGAAAATCAAACAGGGCTATAAGTCTGTTTTCTACGACCATCCAAACATGGAGAGCGCTCTGAAAGAAACCTGCGGAATTATGGTCTATCAAGAGCAGGTTATGCAGGTTGCTCGGGACTTAGCAGGGTTCTCAATGGGCGAAGCCGACAATCTCCGAAAAGCGATGGGTAAGAAAGACTTAGAGAAGATGGCGACAATGAAAGAAAAATTCATTGAGGGCGCTTTTAAAGTCTCCGCAATGTCTAAAGAACAAGCTCGGGAATTGTTTGAGAAAATCGAAAAGTTTGCAAGCTACGGATTCAACAAGTCACATTCCGTCGAATATTCCATCATCTCTTACTGGTCTTGCTATTTAAGAACGCATTATCCTGCTGAGTATTTTGCTTCAGCGCTCTCTATTATTTCAGATGAAAAGTTTGAGCCTGTTGTAAAAGACGCTCAAGAAGCTGGAATCGCAGTTCTCCCGCCACAAATCAATCACTCTTCAGCTCAGTTTGAAGTATTGGATGAACATCGGATTTTGGCTCCGTTCTCTTCAGTGAAATACATCTCAACCAATATCGCAAATAAGATCGTCAAGCTCAGAGAAGGAAACGGAGGCTCTTTCTCTTCTATTGAAGAGTTTAAGACGCTTGCTTCAAAGAAAGGCTCTGGCGTTAATGCTCGTGCAGTCAGTAACTTGGAGAAAGTAGGAAGTTTTTGCGAGATTGATTCAACTATTCCGCCCGTTGATGACCCTTCAAGAATTAAAGATCAAAAGGAATTGATGGGTGGTTTGATTCTGCAAGTTGTCAGAAATCCGAAGACAGTCATCATCAATAAAGTGATGAAAGACAACATTGTTTCCATCATTGACGACGTTGGAAAGTGTAGCGATTGTGATCTTTGTGAAAAGGTTCACTGCACCCCGAGCATTGGCTCAAGAGAAGTCAAATTTATGATCGTTGGAGATTGCCCTTCTTGGGAAGAAGAAGACAGAGGAAAATTTATGACGGGCAAAGTCGGTGGGATTGTTCAGAAAGCTCTTATGTCTGCTGGACTTTCGGTTAAAAACGGCTATTACACAGCGCTAGTTAAAGCGAAGAAAGAAGGAAAGTTTCTGACTGGTGAGCAAGTTGCTAAGTGCTCAAAGTTTCTTGAAAAAGAAATTCAGGTTATCAATCCCGCAGTAGTGGTCGCTCTTGGCTCAACAACAATCAGAAAGTTCTTTCCAGATTTGAAAGCGTCTGAAGCAGATGGTCAAGCGATTTACGACCCTGCAAAGAATATGACAATCGTCTGCGGTATCAATCCTGCTCAAGTTCTTTTCGATGAAGAAAAGATGAACAATCTTATTTCCACCTTCAATAAAGTCAAAGAAGTGGTATTATAATAAGTAATTAACTACTTAATTAGCGAGGTAATAAATGGCACTAAATTACGAACCCGACATGACTAAGTTCGCTGATGAAATTCAAGTGAACGAAATCAATCTTGATGAATGTGCTTTAAATCAAGCGTCTCTTCTTTCTTACTACCTGAGTCAAAAAGTTTTGGCTGAAAGACAGTTAAATTTGGTCAAGCTCAAATTTGATCGCTTCTACGCCGAACGCTATGCGCAAGTTGAAGCGGAACTGGAAGTTAAGGAAAAACGAGTCACCGACAAAGCAATTGAATCAAAAATCAAACTCGGTGATGACTATCTTCAAGAATACGTCAATTTGGTCGAAGCTCAAAGAATCAGAGATCAACTTCAAGCCTGTTGTACTGCGTTAGTTGATCGAAAGAAAATCATTCAACAACTCTTAGACGCCCGTCTTGTGCAGGCAGGAGGTTCTGTAGCCTTAAATTCCCGTAAATCTTTTTGATCAATTAGTAACTAGGTAACTACTTAATAAACCAACTTAAAAAATTAAATCATGGACTTAAGCAAACTTCAAAACATTCTTAACAAGAAAAAAGCCGAACGTGCTCGCAACGACATCAAAGTTATGACACCGAAAAAGGGCACATCCCGTTTCGTTCTCTTACCCGGGTGGAATCCCGCTGATCGTGAAACCTTCTGGCATGACTACGGTGAACACTGGTGTAAAGACCTCGGCAAAGCAAATGCAAAAGGTCAGCCTCAGATTGTCGCAAAAGTCATCTGCAACAACAAGACCTTCGGCACACCGTGCCCTATCTGCGAAGCTCTTAGCGAAGCCGTCAGCAACTGCGTGAATGACGAGCAGAAGAAAGCTATTGTCAGCAACTTCGGTTCTGTACAGCGTTATCTCGTTAACGTCTTGGCACTTGATTCTGAAACTCCGAATGAACCGCAGATTTTGATGATCGGCGGTCGTGCTTTCGATCAGCTCGTTGAGCAGGTCGGAAAATGGAGCAAACAGCTCTTTGATGAAGTTAACCCGCAAGTTTTCTCTATCACTCGTACTGGCGAAGGTTTCGATACAACTTACGTTGTTTCTATCAATCCTGAAACCTATCCGATGCCCGCTGGGGTTAAAGAGAAAATTCACGACTTAGACGCTTATTGTCATTCGACAACACCTGCTGAAGTCGGGAAAGGTCTTCAGACATTCGCTCGTTTGGGCGTCAATGTTAGCGCTATCGCTTCGAGCTATGTACCTGAATCACATCAGATTGCAACTCAGCCGAAACCCGCTGTAGAGAGCGCTCAGACTGTTGTTTCTCAGCCCGTTGTAACACCGATTGCCCCGACTCAGGAAATCAAACCTGTACCTGTACAGCCCGTTGCAGAGCCGAAAATGCCGAGCATTGCTGACGACCTAGATTCGATGTTGGCAAGTCTTAACGCGCCCAACACTATCGACCCAGCCGATCTTCCGTAATTGAAATAGCAGACAAGGCGGCGAAATGCCGCCTTTTTCGACTATGCGAAACCTCGTACTCATTGACAAAAACAATCTTGGCAGACGAAGCAACGCTCAGTCTGTTCTAAAGACAAGCTCAGGTTTTCAGACTCAGGCGGTCTTCGGCTTTATTCGTACTCTGATCTCCCTCAAGAAAGAATATCGAGACCGAGACTTCATTGTCTTAGATGATGGGAGAGCAGACTTCAGATTCAACCTATATCCCGCTTACAAGGGCAATAGAAAGCCTTTGACACCCGCTAAACAAGCCGAATTAAACGCTTATACAGCTCAAAAGCCGTTTATTGATCAAGCAGTGTATCTGCTCGGTATCGCTCGTTTATGTGCATCAAATTACGAAGCGGACGATCTCGCTGGACTGCTTTGTTCTAAGAGAGGAAATCGAGAGGTCACGTTAGTGAGCGGAGATAAAGACTGGTTACTGCTGATTGATAAGGGTGTTGAATGGTTCGACCCGAAGACAAAAGTTCATATCAACCATCTTAATTTTCAAGGGAAAACAGGAGTCTTCACGCCCGAGCAGTTCTTGTTCAAAAAATGTTTGATGGGAGATACGAGCGACAACATCAACGGAGTTGGCGGTATTGGTGAAGAACGAGCAACTGATATGGCTCTGCATTATTCAAATTTCAATAATTTTCTTTTGAATAAGCCCCGCAACCGTTACGAACAACAGCTATTTGACTCAAAGGAGAAACAAGAGACCTTCAAGAGAAATTTGCTCCTTATGAACATAAGGAACCCGCAAATTGACACTTCTAAAACCTATATGTCGAAAGGCAAGTTTGAAGAAAATGCGTTTTACAAGTTGTGTGAAAACCTCGAATTCAATTCGTTTCTTGCCCACTTTGACATCTTCGAGACATTGTTCTCTAAAGGAAATTAAATTGAATAAAGAAGACGCAATTGCATTATTGGACAAAAAGATTGGCCCGAACTCCGAGATCATCGGTTACGACAAGTTCATTAACACGAGCTATGAACCGCTGAATAAAGTCATCAGCGGTAAGTATGACGGCGGTCTGCCTTACGGTCGTATTGTTGAGATCGTTGGAGAAAGCTCAAGCGGTAAAACGCTTATGGCTACCAAGATGATGATCGAAACACAAGCTCTTGGCGGTGTTGCGATTTTCATTGACTGGGAACGTGCTTTCAGCATCGACTTAGCAAGAAACTTAGGGCTTAACACCGAACGTCCTTACTTCTTCTACTTCACACCTGAAACATGGGAAGACGGCAATAAGATTGCAATTCAAGTGTGCGAAACACTCAGGGACAATGCGATTATCGACGCAGACGCTCCGATAATGGCGGTCTTTGATTCGATTGCTAGTGCAGTCCCCGCTTCTTCAGCGGCCAAAGACATTGATGCATACAACATGAACGACACAACGGCGTTGGCTCGTGTTGCTTCTACCACGCTCAAGGTTATGGCTCAGAAAGCATGGAAAACGAATGCTACTTTCGTCTATCTCAATCAGGTCAGAACTGTTCCAGGAGCTTACGTCCCGACAACTAGCACGCCTGGAGGTAAAGCAATGGAATACTTCAGCTCTGTTCGTCTCTTTTTGAACAAGAAAAAGATTGTCGATAAAGACAAGAAGTATCTCGGTCAGAAAATCACGATAGAAGCACGCAAAAACAAGATTACAAAGCCCTTTGGGGTCTGCTCAGTGGATATGTATTACAACGCTGAGAACGTTCCTCAATTCGATTATGTAAGCTCTCTAATAGACCTGTTAGTCGAGACGAAAAAGCTCGAAGTATCAGGCGCTTACATTCAGTACGGTGATAAAAAATACTACAAGAGTCAGCTTGTTAAAAAGATCACCGATGAATGTGCTTACGACGAACTTAGCAATCTTTTAAAGGCGTAACAATGATTTCTGTCGAACAGATATTAGAAAAATCTAACTCTCTGTACGACCTTCGGATAGGAGAGCGTCCGTACGGTTACTACGGCGCTCTCGGCGAATCGTCTTACAAAAACGAACCGATAGTAGATTTTGCGGTCGAAACTCCATTAAGCAAAACGGATATTTGGAAGTTCGATATAGAGAATCAGACATGGAAAGCATCAGGTGGGAGAATTCTTGTTTTCGACAAGGACGAGGTAGTCACATCAAAAATTAAGCCAAAAAACGTCGCAGACTATTTTTTCAATAGAGAAAAATACAATTCGCTGGGAGCGAAGATAAAAATACCCTTTGTGCAGTATGGGACGGCTGGTTACATCACTTTTAGCGTTTTTAACGATGTTCAATTTTCTCCTGTCGTAAGGTTGTTGTGGTTTTTGGGCAAAACCAAAGACGAAATTGACGGCGGGTACTGCGGAGAATTCCCTTGGGCTTTCTACCTCTTCTACTTCGCTCTTACACGGTCAAGAAGAGACTTAGAGGTTTTAAAAAACGCACATTGGCAACCTTGGGGCGACAATAGAGTCAATATTGACTATCCGACATTTTCAAACTTTAAAAAGTTCTATTACGACCTCTATAGAAAGCTCACTAAAACTAAAGAAGACAGAGACAAGAGGTTGTTTTCTGAGCATCTTTGGTGCATCTACAGAGGTATGAGGGGCGATCATCCCGATGGTATTCCCTTGGGTGGAAAAAGGTTAAGAATCGGCGATGCTAAGAGCGCTCAAGAGGCTTGCGAATATCTCTACAACATCTATTGCATGAACGGTTTTGCTGAATCGCAAGCAACAGTCATAAAGAAAGAGAAAGCACTTGCTATTCATCCATTATGGGGGACTTGGTAAATGTCAATTTGTATTATTAGCGACACGCACTTGCACAACTGGACTCAGTTTGCAACCATCAACGAAAAGGGCGCTAATTCCCGTCTTGAAATCATTCTTAATGAGATGAAACGGGTAACCGCAAGGGCGAAAAAGCTCGGATGTAACACCTTAGTTCATTGCGGTGATCTTTTTCATGTTAAAGGAAAGATTGACACGAGCGTACTAGTTCCCTCTATTGAATGCTTGAAGGAAATCAGAAGTCAATTCGATCAAGCGTTTTTTGTCACGGGCAATCATGACCTCGCATTCGCAAATGGCGAACAGTATGGTAATTCGATGTTCATCAGTCAATGTAATGCAGATGTCATTACAGAGACTTATTCTCAACATAAGCTCGGCTTTATCCCGTGGCAAAGGAACATCGAACTGTGGAAGAGAGAATTTCAACGGTTAATCAAAAACCCGAACGTTAAATATGTCTTCACACACGCTCCGATAGATGGAGTTATTAAGGGTCTCCCCACTGGCGGTATCACTCAAGACTACATTGAATCAACGGGCTTTAAGGGGAAAATCTTTGCGGGTCATTATCACAATCACAAAGTAGTCAGCGAGCAACTGATCTCTGTTGGAGCATTGTGTCATCACACTTGGTCTGATGTCGGCTCTTTGTCTGGCTGTATTTTTCTTGACACCGTTACAGACCATTGGGCTTGGTTAGAAGGTGAAACGCCGAAGTTCGTTGACCTCGATCAAACTGCTCGGGATTACTCAGCAGAAGAATACGCTGAAATCTGCGCAGGTAACTATGTGAGATTGACCACAGATGAAGACCTGAAAACAGCCAAAGAGATTCACGACGAGCTGATCGAAACTCTTGGCGCTAAGAACGCTTTAGTCAATCTCAAAGCGAAGACTGCTGAGGTTAAACGAGAAACTACAGTTAAAGACATTGAGCATAACCCCTTAAGCACCTCTTTAATGAGCTATTTGGACGAAAAACTCAAAGATTCTTCGACTGAGTTTAGAGAAGAAGTTAAGAAAAAAGCGTTTGAAATCTATAACGAAATCGAGGGCTAAACCATGTACTTTGGCAAATTATTTATCAATAACTTTCTTGTTATCGGCGACGCCGAGGTTGATCTTCATAATTGTGGTCTAACTCTCATAGAAGGAAGAAACGAAGACGATGAAAGTGCAAACAGTAACGGCGCAGGTAAGTCCAGTCTTGTCGATGCGCTTTGCTGGTGTCTGTACGGTGTGACAGGTCGAGGTGTCTCGGGTGATGCTGTTATCAACAAGAAAGCAAAGAAGGAATGTGTTGTCGGGGTGGAGGTTTGGACAGAGGGCTTGAACTGCTACTACATTGAAAGAGGACGAAAGAGTTCGAGAATAGGAAACAACTTGATTGTTCAGCACATCATTGTTGATGGAAATGATGTCGGGTCAGGTTGTGAATTGACCAAGACTACAGTGGCGGATACTCAAGCTGTTGTGAATGATCTGCTCGGTTGCTCTTATGAAATCTTTACTTCGTCCATTTATGCAGTGCAGGAAAAGATGCCCGATCTTCCTGCATTGACCGATAAGAACTTAAAAACTCTAATTGAAGAAGCCGCTGGCATTGACAAACTTCAGAGAGCAAGTGAAATCGCTCATGCGAAGTATCAGGATTGTGTGCGCTTGACCACTGAGACGCAGGGAAAGATAGAAAATCTGACTTCGGAACTGAGTAACAACAAAAAACTTTTAGACGATGTTGTTTACGAAAGAGAAACTCATATTAGAAACGCCACTTTAGAAAGAGCACAACAACTGAGGTACAAAGACTTACTTGAATCGGAACTGAAGAAGACATCTGCATTACCTGTCGAAGCTGTAGAAGTAATTGAGAAAAAGAAAGCTGAAATTCAAGCAAAGATCGACGAATACTCCTTTATTGAAGCAAAGGGTGCCGAAAAGCAAAGACTCGCTATGTCTGCACAAAGTCATTGTGTAATGACAAAAAAGGAGATTGAAAAAGAAAAAGAGAAAATTGCTGACCTCAATAAAGAGATAAACAATTTAGAAGCGAAAATCGGCACGCACTGTAGCGAATGCGGAAAAGTCTATCAAGCCGAAGACTTAGAAACTGCTAAAAAGGCGATTGAAACGCAGATTGCGAACAAGACAAAAGAAGTTTTAAAGCAGATTGAAGACTTTAAGAATCAAGTCGCAGAAGCGAAGGTTCTGGCGAAAGACGCCGAAGACTTTAAAAAGAGTATGCCTAGCGTTACTAAGTTAATGTCGGCAATGAATGAACTAAATGAACGTCTTAAGAAAAATCAAGACGTTCAATTTCAGATTGATACTCAAAAGCGTGAACTTCAAAATTTGAAAAAAACGATTGAGGCTACTGAAGAAGTAACAGTTAAAGGCGAAACCCCGTATAACAAAACAATCAAAACGCTTGAAGAGAGTATTGCGAAGCTCGAAAAAGACAAGAAAGAACGAGAAAGTGAGCACGAAAAATATGCGGAACAGCAGAAAATCGCTGAAGCAGTGGACGAGCTTTATTCACGCAAAGGTATTCGTGCGCACATTCTTGATACCGTAACGCCATTCTTGAATGAAAGAACGGCTTTCTATCTCAACACCTTATCAGACGGTGAAATCACCGCAACTTGGCAGACTTTGACTAAGACGGCTAAGGGAGACTTCAAAGAGAAGTTTTCTATTGATGTGCAAAGCGTCAAGGGCGCAAATTGCTTCGCTGGACTCAGTGGCGGAGAAAAGAGAAAAGTTCGTGTTGCAACTTCTATGGCACTGCAAGACCTCGTCGCTTCAAGGGCTAAAAAGCCGATTGACTTATATATTGCGGACGAAGTCGATCACGCCCTTGATGCCAGTGGTTTAGAGCGCATGATGTCAATATTAGAAGAGAAAGCAAAGCAATTCGGCACAGCTTTAGTTATCTCTCATAACTCGTTGCGTGATTGGATTGACAACTCAATCGTTGTCACAAAACGAGACGGTATCAGCACTGTTAGCAGAGAAGAATAATGGCAGAAGAAATCAACGAAAGCATTCTGTTTCCCATCGAAGAGAACGAGAATGTCAGCAAAGTACAGACAATTGATGTTCTTCAAGCGAGTACAAAAAAATGGAAGAACTATTTTATGACTGTATTCAATCAGTACAGAACAGAAGGCGGAAACGAAGTCAGACTAAGTTTTCAGAGTCCTTTTTCTCATTCGCCAGTTCTTCTTAGTGAAGATTTGGAAAAGAAAAGAAACCTTCTTGTGGGCGAAGAATTAGAAGTTAAACGCTTTAATTGCGGAGTTTTGAGACACACGCCAGGAAGTGAGAAACTTGTTTTTAGAATTCAGGTTTTCGGTTCTATCACGGGCATTACAACTGATGTTATCGACCAACTTGAGTTATGGCAGTTTACTTACGATCTTGTTGTAGATTTAAAAAACGTTAAGGCAATTAAACGAGCGGATGTTTATTACGACAAAAACAACGAAATCATCTTTGAGTGCAAAGACAGCTCTTTTCTAAAAGCTAATACAAAGTTGATTCAAGCTGTATTGAGATCACTGAAATACAAAGGGCTAAAACTTTCCGAAAGAGAGCTAACAGACAATTTCACAACGTGCTTCATTCTTCCCATTATTAGAAACGCTCTGCTGGAAGTCTTTAGACCGCAAAAAGAAGAAAAGCAGAAAGAGAACGAACTTTCCTATCACGTAAATTACGGAACTTGGTAAATGAAAAAAATAAAAATTATAGGCATCGACCCCTCCCTGAGAAACTTTGGTATTGCTATCGGAACCATTGACACCGACAGCAATGAATTTGACGTACACGACCTCAAATTGGTCTCTACAGAGAGTTCTAATGAGAAGAGAGTACGTAAGAACAGTCAAGACTTGGAACGCGCTAGAGCACTTTTTAAGGGTGTTTGTGAGGTGATTAAGAAAGAGTCTCCGACTTACGCATTCGTTGAAGTACCGCACGGGTCTCAGAGCGCTCGATCAATGGCTAGTTATGGTATCTGCATCGGGCTTCTCGCAAGTCTGCCGATACCAATTATTCAAGTGACTGCTCAAGAAAACAAAATCAAAGCGGTTAAGCACAAAACTGCTAGCAAAGAAGAGATGATTTTGTGGGCTTCTGGAAAGTTTCCGAATGCACCTTGGATTAAGCGAAAACTTAAGGGAGAAGAGGTCATGGTCGAGAAAAATGAACACTTGGCAGACGCTATCGGAGCCATAAATGCTGGGCTTCAAACAGATGAATGGCACAACATAGTGGGTTTGTTAAAAACTATCTAAGGAATTTCATTTATACGTATCGTAAGTAGTTAACTACTTACGATATAATTCTTTTAGTTAATTCGGAGATTAGCAATGAAATTCAAAAACATTAAGAAGATCATCAAAAGGCCCTCGTTGTGGTTCCCTGACGGGAAGTACAACAAGAAGGTTGACGATCTTGTAAAAGACATGATTCGGAACCGAGACAAGGTTCTGCTTCTTGATTGCTCTAGGTACGGCATTTGGCTTATCTACAACCAAAAAGTCTATTGGTTTCGCGGTTATTACTGGGTTACAGACTGCGATGTCGGTAGTACAAATCTTCCAGAACCTACATTACAGCTCTTTAAAAACGATCTGAATATAAAGCTACAGAGACAAGCTCGTAATCAACTGTATAGGGATTTACGTCCGAGCCGACTCACGATGCTGAAATTCATGAAGAAAATCTACGAGCCAGCTCAAAGAGTTTTGCATCGTTTCGGTTTTCGCTCAGTTTGTAAAGACGGTGAATTTTACGAAGACGGGGTGAACAAAGGAACTGCTCCGACCTCTGTAATTTTCAATCTTTCTTACTGCATGGCAAAGCTAGAAGCCGAAGACAGCAAGGTTTATCACTACCTTTACAACGAAAGGACAGAACTGAAATGACAATCTACAAAGAAATGAAATATCACGGTGGTCGTTGCCAGATTGAGACATTAGCTGAAGGACAAGTGGGCGAATATAAATGGACGGTCTTGTCATTAGGAACGCACCCTTGCGGTTATGTCGCTGTGCCAGAAAATCACCCGTTCTATGAGAAGGGGTATTGGGAAATAGACGATCAGATCGAAGTGCATGGTGGGTTGACTTTCGGAGGAAGAATTCAAGGCTCTAACGATTATTGTTTTGGGTGGGACTATGCACATGCTGGAGACTATACCGGTTACGCAACGTTTGGGACAAACGATGAAAAAAGATGGACGACGCAAGAAATTGTCGATGAATGTCTGAAGGTTATTAAGCAATTTCAAAAATATGAAAAAGCAGAAGTTCAGCCAAATTTCAAGCTAACACATCAAGGAAAAATTCCCATTGACCAATACAAAGCAAGACAAGGTTTTATAGCAAAACCTTCGCCAGACGAAAGCTACCATCTTGTAAAGATCATAGGCGGTCAGTTGTATGACTTTTCTACTCGCGACTACGTAAACGACACACCTTGGTTCGCTTATGAACCGATAGAGATTGTTGTGGAAATAAAGAAGGGGAATAAATGAAGACCTTCTTTGGCTTTCTCTATCACCTTGTCGGACTAATGGCGGGCGCTGGTGGTCTCATGGCTTTCGTCGTCGGCTTGATCGTCGCTTGGGACAAGAACCATTACTTAGCAGTTTCCATCTTTCTAGTAGCCGTTATCTCGGCATTGGTTGTCACTATTTATTTTCAAAAATTATGAAGCGATGCCTTGTTTTTTTCGAATTATTTATTGATTTCATTGTCAAGGTCGGTGGTATTTATGCCTTTTTTTCGGCTATGAAAATCATTCGAGACAACCAACCAATTTCGGCAATTTTAATTTTTCTGTTGGTAATCATTTGGGTCTTAATCAAACTCTTTTTCTTGAAAAACCATGAGGCAATATCTTAATTTGATGCAACAAATTCTCGATAAAGGAAATCATCGAGAAGACAGAACGGGCGTTGGCACGAGAGCAATCTTCGGCGCTCAAATGAGGTTCGACCTCAAAGAGTCTTTCCCGCTTCTGACAACAAAGAAACTTCATTTGAAGTCCATCATTCACGAACTGATTTGGTTCTTGAGCGGAGATACAAACATCAAGTATCTGCAAGAAAACGGTGTGACCATTTGGGATGAATGGGCAAATCAAAACGGAAATCTTGGCCCGATCTACGGTAAACAATGGAGAGCATTTTCTGCTGTCGGAACATTCGCAAGAGTTGAAGTGTTTTGTGATGCTGAAGACTGTGATGACGAAGAAGATCACTATTTTGAGACTGTTGGAACAATCGAGGACGATGGAGACACAGATAGCGTAGATCAAATTGAAAATGTTCTTTGGTCTCTCAAGGAGTTTCCATTCTCAAGAAGACATATTGTTTGCGCATGGAACCCATTAGTAATCGACCAAATGGCTTTACCGCCTTGTCATTGTCTCTTCCAGTTCTTCGTAAGAGAAGAAAACGGCAAGAAGTATCTGTCTTGTCAGCTTTATCAGAGAAGTTGCGACTTCTTCTTAGGTGTGCCATTCAACATCGCAAGCTATTCCTTGCTAACACACATTTTTGCTGATTGTTTGGGTTACATCCCTGACGAATTTGTTTGGACGGGTGGCGATGTTCATCTCTATGACAATCACATTGAACAGGCAAAAATTCAGCTTTCACGCACGCCATTACCCCCGAGCGCACAATTACATATAAGAAATCATCACGACTTACCTTGGGAATACAAGTTCGATGATTTTGAGATTACGGGTTATGAATCATATCCCGCGATTAAAGCACCGATTGCAGTTTAGAGGTTGTGAAAAAGGAGAAAGCGAATGAATGAAGAATTGAAGAAGAAACAGATAGAAGCTATCAAAAAAATCCGTGAACGCTTTGCAGATGATGCGTGGTTTCTTCTAGGAGATTGGATAGATGCTCTTGACGATGTGCCAAGTGAAGATGGATTGCCCGACGAGCCAGTTATGAAAGAACGAACTCGAATCTTTCGTGCGCAGGAGCTTGTGGGTTTTGAAGAGGACTATGAGGAGAACGAATGAATCTCGACAAACTTAAAGAAGCCGAAGTAGTCGAGGGGAATCGTCTTGGTCACCCCGACGATACCTATGGAGGCAGGGGACTCGTCGGCTCAGAAATTAAAGTGAGCATTGAAGGTGAGGGCTTTGAAGTCTCTTTTCTTGCCGCAGACGCAGCATTTCTTGATAGAGCTGCTCGGGTTGTGGAGGCAATCATGGGCGCAGAGAAAGCTGAAAGGGTTAGGGGAAGATAAATGAGTGGAAGAAAAAAATTTCGTGAGATGCGCGAAAACGGTGACGGAAGAATATGGGGTATTTGGAACTCGATTAAGAAAGAGTTTCAGTTCGGAATTAAAGCGAAGTCCCCCCGAGCTCGCAGAAGAAATGCTGTTCAAAAAGATCGGATGGGATGCCGCCAAGTATCGGTTTAGCGCAGAAGCGTACCCCAATGAAACAGAGAAAGCTCTTGGTCTTTGGTATGGACTGCGATACGGACACATTGGGCCTCTAATCCCAGAAGAAAGATTGAAGAAGCTCGTAAGAGAAGGAAGATATAAACCACCACGCTCACAAAAGGTAATTTTTATGACAACGATTAGTCTACATTTAGTCGCGCTTTTGGAAGAGGTCTCTTGGTCTCACGAAGCCGAAAACATCTCGTTCAGAATAGATAAAAGCTACAGCGGACGATTCATGTATGGCGAAACGTGCTTGGGCTTTTGTCTTGAGCGAAACGCCGACTGGCTCGACATCTTCGATATGTTCGAGAACGTCAATCCTTACCTGTTTGAAATAGTAAAAAGAGAACTCAGAGAACTCAAAGAATGTGCCCGCACTGACTCAATGGGCCTAGACAAGATTCTCTACTTTCCTGGACATCAATTCCCGAAAACTTTTACCGATAAAGAGGCTTAATTATGGCAGTGAGCAAAATTGCAGAAGCAACATCAACAAACGCAAGGTTGATTGCAAAAGCACAAATTGGCAGTTCGACCGTGAAGTTCAAAGCGATTGATAAGCGGGATGAAAGCGAAATCGAACTCGAATTGACAGTCAGAGACTTTAAAGACTTCATCGCTCAGTTGATGGCAATGAAACCGTTCATTCGTGAAAATGTCATCGAAGCTGAATGAGATTCGTAAGACTCTGAAAATCCCAATCAAAAAGAAGATTAGACAAGATTGTCATAAGGAGTTTGACAAACTTTGGAAGTACGGAGGAATGACAAGAAAGCAGGCTTACGCTTGGCTCGCAAGAGAACTCGGCATCGAGTTTGAAGATTGTCATTTCTCCACCTTGTCTTTAGCAGAACTTCAGAAAGCAAAGTTAATCATTCTGAAAAAACGCAAAGAATGGAAAGATAGAGGCAAGAGGTCTTTGACCCGCAGGCGACGGGCCAGTCTTTGCGGATTTGGCAATACAGAAGATTGGGCTTCGGAGTTTTATGAAGAACAATAGGAAGTCGGTTCGCTGGGTTTAATTCTGCTGGACTCATTTAAAGAAATTTCGCCAAAAATGAGTCCATTACAATGTCTTGGAAATCAATCAGACCAAGAGGAATTGTAATGAGAGTGCAGATTGTTGGCCCGCAAATTTGTTCTGAAAAAGAAGCATTCGCAGAAGAATTAGCTAAAAAACTCAACTGCAAGTATGTGCATATCGAGGTTGATAAGTTGATCGACAAGAAGAAGTTCGTCAAGATGACAGATAACGGAGAGGCTTTTCTGAACTTTCACGAGCTGATGTTTAAGCGACTGAAGAAAATGATCGGAAATCTTCCCGATAACGTCGTGATCGACTTTTCCCCAATTGATATATACGTCACTGTTTTAGCAAATTGCTCATTCATCGTTCGCCCCGACGGGCTGACAGACGAGCAATTAGAAGCCCTGAACAAGCGTTTATTCGTTTTTGATGGGAATGTTGCTGAGTTGTCGCGGAGTTTCACTTGGTCGATTCATTTGCCCGCTAGAAAGAGTTTTGAAGCGTTTGATGGCACTTTAGAACAATGTGCATTGATGACTAACGGCTATATTGCAAAAACAGGTTTGAAAGCGTTAGCAGTCTCAAGAGACAGAACGCCAGACCCGATACCTTGCATCGACCCTGTGATTGAGGAGATGGAAAGTCTTGAACTCAAACAAGCAGAAAACGAACTCTCCAGACTTCGCAGTGAGAAGATAACTTTTATCAATTAACCTGAATCTCGTTGCAATCTTTGCCAATCACATTGTTGCGACGGGATTTATCCTTAAAGCACATACATGAAAAACATAGTTGGATTAGACCTTGAAACAACAGGTATTGGCGAAGACCACAAGATCATTGAGTATTGTGGATTGGTATTAAACGATAAGTTGTTGGAAGACGAGTCAAAAAGTATCCTACAGCGATTTAATCCACAGAGAGCCATAGACCCGAAAGCACAAGACGTCCATCACATTTCATTGGCCGACTTAATGAGCGAGCCAATTTTTGAAACGAAAGCAGAAGCGATTCACGAGCAATTGAAAAATGCCACACTTATCGTGATTCATAACGCCGCCTTTGATACTTCTTTTCTAAATCGAGAATTTAAGCGTCTCGGTATGAGCGAGATTACGACTCCGACACTTTGCACCATGAGGTCAACCCGCTGGGCAACTTTTGATGGAAAAGTACCGAGATTAAAGGAATTGTGCTTTGCGCTTGGTGTCATATACAACGAAACAGAAGCTCACTCGGCTCGGTATGACGTTGAAGTAATGTTGGCGTGTTTCTGCAAGATGCTAAGAGGTGGAAATATCGACAAAAATTACATCTTTCCCTTCAATCAGATTAGCGAAGAGCTGTACCTGAAAGCTGATGGAATGTCTTTGATTTAAAAGAACATTCCATTATTCACCCCTGTAAACTGCAAACATGAATCGCACGAAAACGATTCTCAACAGTAACAAGGAGTTTAGAGTGAGAGTAGATAAACCGTATTTTGAACAGGCTTTGGTCAATTGGGCTTTGAGAGGGGAAAGAACAAAAACGTTCAGAATGACTGAATTAAAAAACGTGAGTTTTATTTGCACCAAAAACAAAAACATTGCCAGATGCAACGCCTACTATGTTTTCAACCATAAAGGTAGGAGTAGTGCTATTCGCATTGGAGATTTTTACAGCGAAGTAGTTGAACAAAAGACTGAAACTAATCCTGTAAAGTTCAAATTTAATCACCCTGTGTCCGTCAACGAAATTGTAGAAAACTTAAGAAGGGTTCAACTGCTTGGAAAAGATAAGCATTCGATATTGTCAGCATTAAAAGTAGCTTTTCCTCAGAAGACATTAAAAGAGATGTTGGACTTCAGAGAATCTACAACGACTCTTTCTTCGGCTACAAAATCTTCAAAACATTCGGTAGTTAAAAAGGTTGTAGCAGGAGCATCTAACGATACAACAAAGTTGGTTACTCCCATTGACCCGCTTAGGGAAGTTAAGCTCAAAAACTTGGAACAAGAACTTGAGCTGATTGACCTCAAAATCCGTAAGTGCGAGATTTTAAAAGAAATTTCAGCTCTTAAGAATGGCTAACTAACTACTTAATTCTATGTGGGCGCAACCCGCCTACATAGAGTAGAATACAATAATACTTAAGTAAGTAACTACTTAAGAGGTTAACAAGATGAATGGTCTTTCAAGAGTTGAATGCAAGGTTTACGGTGTTGAGAAGTTGGTCGAAGTTGGTAAAGATTCTGATGACCCGCTGACCCGTTATCTTGCTGAATGGTGCGAAGTTTTAACAGAACAAGAAGAGGCTTTTTGCGGAGCGCTTTCAGAACTTAACGAACTCAAACTCGTGATTCGTTCACTGGCTAAGAGGCACACTGACAACGTTAAAGGGGTTGCAAAAGCTCGGCTCATTAAAGACCGAAAAGAGATAGCAGAAAACGCAGAAGACGAATTCAACGAAACAATCAACTATGCGATTGAAAAGCTTAATTCCGCTTACAACATCATTGAAAACTATTTGATCGAAAAACAGCAGTAGGGGACATTTATGAACTTCATCATTAGCAATCGAGAAACGATTTTCGGCCGTTCTCCAAAATTCAGCGCTCTAATCGAATATGAGGGCAGAGAATTTAAAGTTTCGGTCACAAAAAAGACAATCACGGTCAAAAACAAACTTAATGTTCAACTGTTCACTGAGCCGAATCGCTACACGATTGATGAGCAGGGAGCCATGAGGGGGTTAAGAGACTACATCGTAACTCATAACATCTAACGCATTGACGGCATAGGTTAGAACCTATGCCGTTTTCTCGAACTCAAAATCTTGGAATAAAAATGACACATTTACAACGTGCTTACATCTTTGACATTGACGGCGTTTTGGCCGATTGCTCTCACCGTCTGCACTTTATCCAACAAGAACCAAAAGACTGGAAAAGGTTTTACGAAAATTCGGATAAAGACGAAGTTATTCTGTCGAACAAAAATACATTAAGACTGCTTAGAAACGCTTTGCACGGTTATCAGACTAGAGGAATCTTGTTTGTCACGGGAAGGTCTGAAGCCTATCGAGAATTAACCATGAATTGGCTAAAAAAGAAAGTTTGGGGATGTTTTGGAAACTTTTACGACGATATGTTGTTCATGCGTAAAGATGGAGATTTTCGCCCCGACTGGGAAGTCAAGAAGGAAATCTATGAGAACGAGATTAAATGTCAATATGAAATTTTGGGAGTTTTTGAAGACCGCACACGGGTTGTTCAAATGTGGCGGTCGCTTGGATTGACCTGTTATCAGGTCTGCGAAGGAAATTATTAGAAGAATGAAAACAGAAATAGAACACAAAGAAGCAATTGCGAAAATTGCCAACGCTCATACCGAAGAAGAACAACTCAGACAGATGGAGGAAGAGGCCGTTGAATGTGCCTTGGCTATCATCAAAATGCGCCGTCACGGTCACAATCCAATCACGCGAAAAGATTTAGTCACCGAGCTTGCAGATTGTCTGATAATGATTGAACAACTTGTTTGGCGTTTCGGTTATCAAGATGAAGTTGCCATAGAAATGGTCAACAAGATCAACCGAGAATTAACACGAACAGGTCAGGCAGAATTCTTCACAACAGAAGTTTCCATCTAAAAATCAGCCCCGAATTTTTCGGGGCTTTTTCATGCTTGGAATGAAGATAAGGTGAGTCTCCCCGCCAATATTCACACCTCTACAATAAGCATATAGAAATTCTTTTGTAATCAAAGAGGTAACACATGAACGAGAAACAAATAGCTGAAGATTTAGATGAGCTTATGAGCACATTGAACACTGAAGATGTCATCGTCATTGACGAACCCGTTGGTATCCCTGAAGTCGTTACCAAAGACTTCGTTGAACAAAAGCTCATTGCTTTAGACAAGGTTGAAAAAGTCGAAAAGCAAGAAAAGACCGCAAAACCCGCTAAAGCGAAAAAAGTTGCAAAAGCTCCGAAAGAAAAGAAAGTCTCCGAACCCCGCGTCACTTACAAAGACGGTTACGGGAAGATGTTGGAACAGCGCATCAAGAATTCAAAAGACGTTCTTGCGCTCACCAAAGACATCGATGAAGAAGAACAGGTGAAAGAAGTACGTGAGCTTGAAAAGCTCTTAGACGACAAGACAGTCTTCTCTCAGAAGAAAGTTTGCGAAAAGGTCATTCAGCTTTACACATTCCTGACGGGCGGTTGCAGTCTCAACACGGTACTCAAAATTGCTTTTGATACTTTCAAACAAGACGGTTTTCTTGACGGTGGTAAAAAGGGGAATCTTTATCAAGCACTGCTGAAGAAACCCTACAGTCCCGGAACCGCAAATGCTCAGTCGGCTCAGGTCATGAATATGCTCCCTAAGCTCGGTATCGCTGTCAAGGTTGGTCATCGTTTAACTCCTGACCCTGAATCGAACCTGCTCCCGCTGATCTATCAGAAGATGGGAATCTAAAGAAACGAAAAGCCCCGCAAAAGCGGGGCTGAATTTTTACTCTATTGTCAATAACTTCGGCTTGTAATCTAAGCTCTCTTGACCGTAATATCCAAACGAATTTTCAACCAGCTTTACTCCGCCAATCTCAAGCTCGGCTTTGACATGGGTATGACCGAATACCCACGCTTTGATGTTTGACCGAGAAAGAAACATTCTTGTAAGGTCAGTACAGAAAGCACTTTGAAGCGGGCTATCACTGAACATTGGCGTTGTAGCAAAAGTTGGAGCATGATGAGTTAGAACAACAACTTTCTCATCTTTGTGTATTTCGAGCAGTCTATCAAGCTCAAGCAATTCTTTTGTGAATCTTTCTCGGTAGTCTTTTGCTGTTAAACCGTGAACATACCAAAAGTCATTGAGACGACGAACAATATCAAGCTCATAGGTTGGATCAAGGTCAGACCAGAGTGTTCCGCCAATGACTGTAGTGTCTTCAATTTTTACCGTGCTGGGAGCGTCGCTAAGACTAAGGAAATGAACATTTTTGTAGTCTGAATAGCGCTTACGGTACTTTGCGACAGGGCTAGATTCTTTGTCTAGGCCGAAGAGGTAATAGTCGTGATTTCCTAAGACACAAACGACGTTTTGATATTTATGTCTGACTAAGTTGAAAAAGTAGTCTGTATAAAACAAAGCGTGTTCGCTGTACCAGTTGCCAATATCTCCCGCTACTAAAAGATTGGGAGCAGTTGGCTTGAGAAATACGCTTTCCAAGAATTCTGTACCCGCTTCACCACTTCCTACGAAGTGATCAAAATGCAGGTCGGAGACTACATCAAACTTAGTCATGTTTAATTACCTGTAAGGATATTCGTCGTTATCCGTGTACTTTGCTTGAATCGGCAAAGAGACGTGCTGAGGTTCGTCATTGGCGTCTGAACGCTTCATTGCACGACGTTCAACGACTTCCATAATTGCATAGTTTGCAAGATCAAGCAGAGTGTCTTCAATGCTTTCATCTTTAACTTGACGGTCAGACTTGCGATAAAGAGACTTAATGCGTTCAAACTTATCAGACAAGCGAATCAGAATTGCTTCGGGAAACTCCGAGCGGGTTTTAGCGAAAGAATCTCCGTAGTCAGTGTTCTTTGCAACGTAAGTCTGATGGAGATTCATGCAGATTTCATTGTGGATTTTGTATTTATCAATCATTTTTCTTCTTGGTTTGAAGTTGATCTTTGATGTACTCTTCCGCCCACTGAAGGGTGTTCTTGGAAATATTCTGAATGTTCTCGTTGTTGACAATAGCTGGAACAACAATCATGGCGGCTATTGTCTTTTGATTAGGCAGAAAGGTATTGAGAAGAACGACACAGATAAAAGCGCCGAGAATTTTTGGCATCATCGGATTAAACCAGCGACAAAATTTTTCGTTGGTTTCTTCAGACTCTATAATTGCGGTTCCAATGCGGGCGAACAGCAATCCAAAAACAATAAAAAAGCCGAGAACACATAGACTTCCCAACACTCTTTTTACTTCATCTATTGTGCTGATCACGTAAATTGTGGTCGGTGTTAATTCAATCATTTTTCTTTCTTGGGATTAAGTTGTTCTTGGATGAATTGTTCTGCCCACTGAAGAGCGCCCTTGGAGATGTTCTGAATGCTTTGGTTAGCAGAGATGGCGGGGACGACGATCATGGCTGCTACAGTGCTCCGACTAGGAAGAAAAGCAACTCCTAAGAACGCGGCAAACACTATTGGGCCTATTACTTTATTTGTTTTGTCGGTTACAAGTTTGACTTTGTTATATGTCTTAAGCTCGTAATGTGTACTAGAGTCACAGTAGGAGACCGCTTTAATAATGTTCATCACTACTAAAGAGATTCCTCCGAAAACTAAGATAAGACCACAGACGCCGTTAAACGCGTCAAGTTGACCAATGAAGTAGATGAGAAGAGGTGAGATTTCCATTATTATTCTTCCTCGTTTTCTTCGTCTTCGTATATATCGTCAGCAAGAGTGCTGACTTCTTCCATGTAATCCCAAAGATGTTCAAGAACATCGCCTTCTGAAAGAGCTTCGTCTTCCGAGATTTCGTTAATCCTCCTAAGATCGGATAGGTCGTTTTCCCACCTGTCTGCAAGTCGCTTGAGTTCAGACCAATATCCGTCTAAACGTTTCTTGTGATCGGTCTCCATGTCTTTCCTCTTTCGTCGTAACACACATTGCGATTTAACCTGAGAGCGCCCCATGTCTTCAAGGATTCTTTTCTTATTTCTTCACGAGCGTAATTAGCAAGCCATTTATCTACTGCTTTAATGGCGGTGTTCAAACTTTCTAAACATTCCTTCTCATGAAGCCAACACAGCTCTTCTTTGCTCAGTTTTCGAGTGGTTTTTCTCATTGTTATTTCCAGTGAGAGTGAAGCCAAGACTCGTAATACATCTGCACTAAGTACCACACGCCCAAAAGAGCAACAATAGGAATCGGCATCCAAATTGCCCATTCTTGAGAAACGATTTTTGAAATCGTGTAACAGATCGCACAAGCAAAACTGATGGATAGCGTGAGCTTTACGAGATCAATGAAGAACATCCAAAATGGTTTTGTTGCATTGACGTAAACTTTTTCTAAAGTGTCAGTCTTTTTATCAATTTTGGTTTCTAAGCTGACCAACTCTGCAATCTTTTCATCCAACTGAGTTTCGAGAGGAACTTCCATATCTCGTTCCCTACCGTCGGGACTATGAGGTGCATCCGCCAGTCTCTTAAACAACGGTAGAAGCTCTGAGCACTTCAATCTCTCATAATCAGTTGCCTTTGGGTCTTTGGCAATTTCTTGTAGTTTCTTTGCAAGAAACCTGCATTCAAACCAGCTCAGTTTCATTTTCTTTACTCCACATATTTTTCAGGTAAAGCTCTAAAGGCGACGACTGTATAACAGACAGCGGTAGGGCCTTCCCACCATTTTTCGCACCCTTCGGGGCCATAAGAAGCATGAAATTCTTTGACACTGAATTCCCCATCCTTGTGTTGCACGAACCAGTCACCTTCGCTGGGAGGTATGACGGAAGGGTAGGGATTCCAACCGTTAGGGTCGTAAGCCAGTTCAAACCGATCTAATCGCAATTCAAAAGTCACATCTTCGCTACCCGAAAACCACTTATGAAAACGAACATATCCCGACCCATCTTTAGATTGTTGACGGTAAAATTCGTCAATCTTTTCATCTGTAAAGAAACAACTAACTGCCTTTCTAAGCTCTTCGTCTTTAATCTTCCACATTACATAACCCTCTCAAAGCATTGAAACTTGAAGTCGAACGGTCGGTCTTCAGTTTTTGAATGTTCTTCAACCCAAACGAGCTTCCATTCGTTTTCATCTAAAGCGTCAAACGTCGTATCACCTTCAAAATCCGCATCAATCTCAGTAATCCAAGCGCGTTTGACGTAAGGCAGAGCGTGTCTGTAAAGCTCTGCCCCGCCAATAATGAACACTGTTTCATCAGAATTGAGACGCTCTAAAACATCTTCTAAAGAGAAACTGACAAAGGCGTTCTCAGCTTTGTAATCAGGATTGCTTGTTAAGACGATGTTGCTTCTTTCTGGCAGAGCTTTTTGACCGATGGACTCCCAAGTATGGCGTCCCATAACGACGTGATGACCGAGTGTTTTTGCTTTGAAAAACTTCAGGTCTTCAGATAAGTGCCAAGGTAATTTGCCGTCTTTGCCGATCACGCCGTTACGACTGCGCGCGACAATGAGATTAACGAATGGATTGGGCACGATTAGAGACCTTTCGTATCCCAAAAGGCATCGTAATAAGACGGGTCAATTGAATATCGTCTAAAAGAAAGAATTCCAGGAACTTCAAGAAAGCTCCATTTCTTACCGTCCCAATAGGCTCGAAAGGCTTCGTAAGGATAATCGTTAATCTTTAAATTAGAAACGCAGTAATAACCAGGCCGAGGCGGTTTCACTTTAGAGAAATCGTTCCAAGTTCTAGGGTCGTATTTTTCAACTTCCTCAAGCTCTTCTTTTTTAACTTCGAAACTGACTTCATTAAAGCCAAGACAGTCATTCTTTCTAAAGATAACGTAAGAAAATTCATCATCAATCTGCCCTTTACAGGCTAAATCAATTTCTTCTTGAGTAAAGAAAACGAGAATTTTCTTCTCGATTTCGGGATTCTTAATTTGCCACATTAAATAGATTCCTTATAAAAATTGTCGGAGGGTGGGACTCGAACCCACGACACCTCCCTAATTGTGGGATTGCTCTTTCCGACTGAGCTACCTCCGACCATTCGTACTTCCAATCAACTAAAGGCGCCCGTTGACGGTCGTACAGGTACGCCAGTGGCCAATCTAACGTACCCTTCACAAACTCGTTCGTCCTACGGTTTGCACACTGCAATGACTCGACGGCGTTGCGCTTTACTGCCGGACGAGGAAGCTATTGTCGAGGCTTTATATACCCGCTAGTGGAGCCGGACAGGAACTCTCTCATAGAGAGGGCACTGAATGTTCCATACAGCTTGTCGGCATATCTTTATAAAAACCTGCACGAACTCCAAACACAAGCCTTAAGACGTTATGTCTTGGATAGTGCAGGTCAACTCTGTTAAGGCTTTTCTTTCGCTTTAGCTAGTCAGCTTGAGGTTATGCCTTAGAACCCCTCGAAACTCCCTGAGACAACGTTCGCTGACACGCCCTCTCAGATCAACATTTAATCAGCACACCTGTTGCTGATTTTGGCAAATGCGGAAGGAGTCGAACCTTCAACCTACGGTTTTGGAGACCGTCACTCTGCCAATTGAGCTACGCACTTGTAACTTGGTCGCAGGGGTTGGATTCGAACCAACGCGTCTCGCTCAGAGAAACGGATTTACAGTCCGCCGCCATCGACCAACTCATGCCACCACTGCGATAAAACTTCAAAATCATCTGTTTCCAAATGACTTTGAGGCGGAGTCTGTCGATCTTTAACAGACCCCTTGTTATTTTTCCGCCACGACCCAGCGCTAGACCGTGTTGAATTGGCTAACCACACCAAAGCCTTAATTAGAGTAAAAAGGCTTAAACTCCGCAAACGCTTTTGGATAGTTGCGATAACCTTCTTCGTTTAAGGTTCACCAAGAATAGAACCGCTACAGAAACCCTGGAGCACGGCATTCGTTGCTTGTAGATCAAACAAGCAAACTGAATTCGGTGGCTCTCCGAGTTGGACTTGAACCAACGACCCACGGATTAACAGTCCGTCGCTCTACCGACTGAGCTATCGGAGAATCATTTAGAAGATTGAAACAGAACCCACAAGCTCAAAGGAATTCTTCGCATTACCGTGCGTACTCTCATTCGAGAACCCAGAGGGACGCCTTTCATCAGGTTCTGCTTAACCTCGTTTAACAATCAAAGATACAGGCGATTTGGGAATAGAAGGGCGGAATTGCACCGCGTTCACTCAGGTTATGAATCTGAAAACCTTGAAGAAATCTTCAATCTCTAACAAGCGTCCGTTGTCAGAGCTTCTTATTTCCTACTACTTCTCGGTCACGCTTCTAAGCCATTAAGTACCAAGTCGCAGATTGTCTCAAGAATCTCGTAAAATTTAAGACAATCCTTGTTTTACATAAGTAATCACTTACATCCTATAAAAATGATGCGAGAGTCGGTTTGTTCCACAGATTTGAGATAATTTCGAGTGATAAACCCACCATAAAACCAACTCTCGCGTTATCAGCTAACTTTAAGGAGATCTATTTTTAAAAGAGCAATTTTTTTCTTATTTGTTTCTCATTATAAGCAATTATTAAGTAAATAACTACTTATAAATGGATTAAAGCATTAGGATTTACCCGAAGAACATCACGTCAATTAACGATTATTTTTCTAACTAATTGATTTTAAAGGATATTATTATTTAATTGACTTTTTCTAAAAATCACTTCTTGGCTACGATTTAAAGACCGCTCCCCGCCAATAACCATCTCTCTAATATGTAGTTATGTTCAATGACTCATTAAAAGAGGTAAACAAAATGATTTATGTTCAAAGAAGTTTAAGCGGGAGCATCGTTCAGAAAACTTTGGTTTTCAATTCTGAAGAAGAATTCACGGCTTTTGAAAATCAAAGACGCAAAGAGTTCGGTAAAAATTGGTGCTTGTTTGATGAAAGCGACCCTAGTTGGGATTTTTGTGCGCAAGTCTATTTCAATTTCATCAACGTAAAAGACCCTGACGAAAAGTACGGCAAGCTCGAAGACCTTTTTGCAGAGTTTGTGCTTAGACATAAACAGTCGCTAATGTTCTATCACAACTTGCAATGTTGGGAAGATAAAAACGACGATTATTACGGCAATATTCCCGAATTAGAGAAACTTACCGATGAAGAACTTATTGATAAAGAGTGGGAAGCGTGCGGAGAACCGAGAGTTCATAGAATGGTGCGCCATCCTGATCCCACTGTCATTGAATACATCCCCGACAAGCCCAAATCACTAAAAGAGTTCGTCTGTGTTGCAGACTTTACTGATTTTGGGAGCGTTGCTAGCCCAGTAGAACGAATCGCACCCGACGGTTCTAAAGATTATGTCGTGACCATGAATTGCGGTGTATGAGCAGAATAATTCAATAAGTTAATTCTTGGTACCCTCATTGATAAGGGTACCAAATTCAGTGAATCTAACACGTTCCAAGGCTATTCCAACTAATCTAACACGTTGATTAGTTGGAATATATCGAATTTATTCACCCCGCCAATAACCATCTCTCTAATATGAAGTTATTGAAACAACAAACAAGGGAGAAAAAACAAATGAGATTACGTCTTCAAGCAGGTTGTGATCGACCCATCATCGAAAAGACTTTCAGTTTTGAGTCTGAAGAAGAATTCACCGCATGGGAAAAAGAAAGACTTCGAACTTTCGGCAATAGCTGGTCTTTAACTGATGAAACAATGCACAACAATAATAGTTGTTGGGTTGAAGCAAAACTTCAGTTTCGCTTTTTCAGTCTCAAAAGTGAAGAAAGTTGCTACGAAGAATCAATCAAAAAAGAATGGTGCGATTTTGTTCTAAGACATAAACACGCATTATGCTTTTATGATGAATGCGCTTCCTTTACTGAACTTCCCATCGCAACTTTATCTAAAATGTCTGATGAAGAAATTCTTAAGTTGCACGCTGAAAATCCCGCTTATTGTGATGTCAACAGTATCAGAGATTTAGCAGTCCCGCTTGATGATAATTCTTGGGTTGATTACATTGAGAGACAGAACGCCGATGGTTCTAAAGATTATTTCATTGAATTTTCTTGTTTTAACTGACGCTAATTCAATAAGTTAATTCTTGGTACCCTTATCAATGAGGGTACCAAATTCAGTTAATTTAACACTTTGATTGGTTGGAACATGTTGATCTTCATTCTTCCCGCCAGTAACCATCTCGGTACTATGTCTATATCGAAACAAACTCAATAAGGGAGTTTGCAAGTGAAACGCTTTACCAAATGTGCGTCAAAGTTGGATTTTGCGATAGATATTGACTACGCTTTGAACTATCTCAAGAAACACAAAAAGCTCGATCATCTTCTGTACTTAATAGACCTTGATAGTACGTGCTTTGAATACCTTCGTAATTGGAGCGATGACTTTGATACTTATCTGGCACTCAATAGGCTCACTGAATTTTCAATCGCTTGTCTGTTGCAAGAAAACTTTATGTACTTCGTTGTTCAAGAAGAATACGATTGTGATTTGGATGTCAAAAGCCCCGAATGCCCACCCAAACTAGAGAAATTTATCAAAGAAAGATTCAAACTCAATCCCGATGATCTTCTTTTTCAAGAGATGATGTTTTTGTACTTAAAGACGATCTTACCGTCGGTTTCTAAATTCATTAAACAGGCTATTAAAGACGGTAAAGTCTATCAATACGTAAAACGCTATACTTGGCGACAAATGCCCAATATCAAGGAAGTTAGAAGAGACAGTTGGTTTCTGAGAGAAAGAAGCGACTTCTATCGTGTAAAAAGAATCAACTATCATAACTTCACAATGAAGCACGACGGGTTTGATGCTTTAGATTATGAAGATGATTAAATCGACAATAGAAGGGCTGTAAACGAAGATAACGCACAGCCCTAACCAAACCCTTCGGCTTAGACAATCAACATACAGAGAGCGAATACGAGCCGAAGGAAGACGTACAGACGTAATACGTATATAGATAGGCAATCAATAGGTGTAAGGTAAAACAGAGGAGAGAGATACAACAGGATAAGGCAGAAATAGGGGGAGGGATTGATCACGCAAATTCATAAAATTCCCTCATTCATGCAATTTTCACATAATGAAATTCCAAGCAAACTTTGTAACAAACTCTCTCCCAAGGAAGTCTTTAAAATCAAGGCGTTACAGTCGTCATTGCCAAGGCAATAGTCATTTACTCATAGGCAACCTTCGGAGTCTTCTTTTCCTAGGCAGTTCTTTCCTTATAGGCACTAAAACTTCCTTATCCTTTGGTCATTGAATCCAAGGCAATGAGTTCTTAATTCCTAGGCGCTGACTTAGAAAATCCGAGAATCTCTCGGAATTTATTTATACAGTAATTTTACTGTATAAATACAGTATTCTTATCCCCTGAAAACCGAGCATCTCATAGAGGGTCTGACCAAGCTCTAAGTACCGCCAGTATTGGGTTTTGGAAAATGATGATTTTAATGGTTTGGACGATTTATTTATACAGTAACCTTTCAAAAAGTGATTGAAATATAATGAAACTATCAACTTTAAGAGAGGTTACAGCAATGAAGATTGAGAAAATGGAGTTCGCAAGCATTGTGGTAGATGACAAATTTCAAAAAAGAGTAGTGGTTCATGCTTATGACGAGACTAACAAGCGCTATTTGCTGATTAGAAGCTGGCTGGAAGGCAGAATTGTTGATTCTGACGATCTCGAGCTCGTACAGGAATCAGTAGATGAAAAAACATTCATTGAAGTTAATGACTACATCGGAGAAATCGCCAACGCTGTGTCAAAAGCACTGAGAAGAGTCATTTAAAAGGGCGGTCTGACAAAGCATTGAGCGAAAATTTTTGAAAAAGACGAAAATGAAGAAGTCTTGAGGCTCTTGGAGAGTTGCTTAGTCAGACCCTCTATGAGATGAAGGAAATCATCTACGAAAAATTAACAGCAGGGATTTTTGCCTGAATAAAGCAGTGGAAAGAAGAAAGAGAAGACTATAACCAGACGGGATTTATCCTTGAAGCGTCATGTGTGAGTGCCTAGAAAAGATGAGAACGCCTTGGCAGAGAAGAGATGGCGGAGAATTGAAGATTTGAAAGCTATTCCTTGGCGGGATTTATCCTTAGAGCAGAAGTACGTGTGCCTTGGAGGGAGAACAAACGAAAAGCCTGGAAAACACATGGCTAAAATGAGAAGAAATATATCCTTGGCGCAGACTTTGTAACAAAACGGGAAATTTTCCCATAGTTGATAAGAGAACTACGGGAAAATTTATCATTATTCCTAGGAAAAGTGAGAAAATATTTCAAGATTATTGGAATCAAAACCCGGTAAACCACCCCGCCAATAACCAACCGCGTAAACTTCTAAGCATCGAAACAACGAACTACAAGGGAGTTCACACTATGAAGAGAATTGATGCTTACAACGCTTACGCTGTTAATCGTGATTTTCGTTACATCGCTAATGCGCTCGGTTTTACTGGGTTTGATTATGACCATGAAGATGATGACTTCAAAGCAAAATTAGAAAATGATGACGAGCTGAGTGATTTACTCGAACAGTTTGAAGACATCGGGTCTTCTCAGTTTTTGATTTACACCTGCACAAAAACCAAATTTTACAACCGTCATGAGTACGACATTCTTGCTTATCTCAGAACTTACGGTTACGACGATAGCGATAACTTACAAAGCATTGAAGATATTATGTGCAGTCGTGTGACGGCTTATGTGACTGGTGTTTTGTCTGAGTATGGTTACTAAAAGAGAAGGGCGGGAGAAAAACCCGCCCAGTAGTAATTATTTCCAGACGAACGAAATTATTGCCTAGGAAATAAATTAAATCCAACGCTGACAGAAAACCAATTCCTAGGAATTAGAAAATTATTTCCAATAAAACAGAAACAAATTCCTTGGCTCTGAGTTTGTAGAACCGCAAACGTTGGAATCGAATTAGAGAAATCTCCCCGCCTATGTTCGTAAGCGTAAACTGTGAATTGTCGAAACAAACACACTATGGGAGTTTAAAAATGACGAAACTTGAAAACCTTGCCGAACAACTCAAAGCCGCTTATTCTGAACAATTTGAAATGAAGTCTTTCGGTGAATACCGTATCGAGCTTCATACCCCGTATACGGTCTTCGGTGGTGTTAAAACCCCTGAATTCTTGGGCGTTGATCTTTATCTTCACAATGACGCCGAACCAGAAAACGAAATCGAAACTGCGGTTTATTGGTCAGCGGTCAAAATTTTCGCTAACGAAGATTTAACAAAGTTCACCCCGACTTACAGCCCCGATAAAGATGAAAGCGAAGAGTACGTTTACGAAGAACGGGAAACTAACGACGAAACGCTTCAGAAGTTAGAAAGTCTAGTTTATGAACCTGAATTTATTGAGTTTGTACAGAAGATGTCTAAAGAGTTCATCGAAAAACTTCAAAACAGAATAGCAAGACTCTAACCGATAAAACAAGCCCCGCAGAAATGCGGGGTTATTTTTAAGCTGCTTTCATTGGAATTTTTATTTAAATTTATTTATAGCCTAGGAATTAAAAATCTATTTCTAATGAAAAATAATTCAATTCCTTGGCTTTAAATTAGATTATTTGAATCATTGGAATTGAAAATATTTACAGCTCCCGCCAATAATCAAAAGACTAATATATACATAACGAAACAACGAACTAAAGGGAGTTCAAAATGCTTGTAAAACCGACAATCGCAAAAATTCGTGAATGCTTTAAAGAAGACGAATACAAAAACCTTTTTGAATACATGGGTTTTGAAGCTGACCAAACCGATGAAGAATTAGAAGACTTAGCCGATCAGCTCGGTAACATCAATTACGGTGGTTGTGAGTCTGGTTCTTGCTTGTCTCTCATTTATCACAATGAAGACATTGTTCCCTTCTATGAACAGAACAGGGATGCGATTGATGATCTTATCTATGATGTTTATTGTGAGTTCGGCTTGAACAAGTTCATGCAGATGTTAGAACTCGATGAAGAAGATATCATCAAACACAATGAAATTGCGGTAGACAAATACACTTGGTACTACGTAAATTACCTCGTTAGAGCAATGTTCGAATAACCAACCGAAGAGCGGGAGCAATCCCGCTCATTTTTTTAATCAATCAAACGTAGGCAATAAATGTTATGAGTCTTTATTGCCAAGGCATTTAATTATTTAATTCCAATAAAACAATTCCTATTATTTATTTCCAATAGAAAAACAATTCTAAATCCTAGGCTATGACTTTCTAAATAATTGGAATTGAAAATAAATTAACCTCCCGCCAATAATCAACAGCGTAAACTTTAATCATCGAAACAAACTTAACGGGAGTTAAAAAATGATTGTTATAACGATTGAAGCAACGGTTAATCTTCATGACTGTTGCAATAAACTTTTCAGATTAAAAACAGAAAGTGCCGAGAAAGTTTTCACAACTGAAGAATTACTCAAGTTTTGGGATAACGAAGAATTCAACCGCAAGATTCTTGCTTACATTGAAAATGAAGTGCTTGATAGCGGTCATCAGTTTCTTTATGAAATCGGTTTGACTTTCAAAGACATCATCACGTGTACCGATAAAGCGAAAAGACTTTACACGGCGCTTTATCTCAACTGGTTAGTTACAAAGTTGGTCGAAGATTCAGAACAATAAACGAGGTGAAAAATGAACTTAGATGATTACTTAATCGGCTATTTTCTTAACGCACACATGAGCGCACTAATTAACAATGACTTCACGGGGCTTGATTATGAAAATCCCGAAGAAGCCGAAACAGTACGGGAATTCATGCGACACAATGCGATTTATGATGTTGTTGACTCTGAAGATGAAGGGGAATTTTATCGTGACGACATTTTAGGTGTTTGGGGTAAGTGCTACCGAGTCTATTACAAACCGCTTGATTAACGACAAGAGACCCGCTAAAGAAGATTGGCGGGTTTTCGCATTTACACAATCAAATCCTAGGAAACAAAACGCTATTTGTTGGCTGAAATCTATATCCAGAGCCGAATGCGCACACATTGCCTTGGCATTGAGCAAACAAAATCCAACGAAAAGAACAATCAAATTCCTTGGCGCTACAAACTCGGAAGTGAAAACGCTACATTCTTGGAACTGAAAATAATGCACTCACCCCGCCAATAACCAGCAGAGTAATATACATATATCGAAACAACGCACACTAAGGGAGTGCAAATGAAAGACCTAATCAAAAAATATGAGAAGTTCGCAACTCGTAACATCAAAAATGTCAATACGTTTACCGATTACAATCAGCTTAGAAACACCAATTACACCGCAAAATTAAATTTTCTTGCTGATGATGTTCAGTTTCTCAACGCTGACAAGACGATCACAAAAACCGAGTACGGTGCTTGGGCTGAAGTTTGCGCTTCTACCACTTCGGCCCATGAAGATTTCAATGATTACGGGGCTGACTGGGTGAAATTGCACATCGCTCCGACACCAGATGTTAAATTCTATCACTTCATGTTTGACTTAGAAAACGAAGAAGAAAAAGAACAGTTCAAGAATTTTTTGTTTGACTTCTTTAATTGGTTCGTTTGTATCTAACCCACGACACCCCGCAAAAGCGGGGTTTTGTTTTACCTTTTTCAATTCCTAGGAATCAAATAAGCGACTGTCAAAGCATTGGCATTAACTTCATTCATTCTCCCCGCCAACAACCATACTAGTAATATGTACATATCGAAACAACGAACTGATAGGGAGTTTATAAATGAAGACTTACGAATTACAACCTTCTGAGTACGACGGTCACAAGAGTTTTTACCATAAAGCAAAGGTTCAAGAGCTTGAAAGCGGTCTCAAAATTTTGGTTTCTTACTCAACAAACGTTGCTTACATCAAAAATGGGACTCTTTACAAAATGTCATCTGCATGGTCTCGCACAACGGCCCGACATATCAAATCATTCTCTGACCGTTACGCAACTAATAACCCCTACATCGGTAAACACGATTGGGATATGAGAGAAATTCCCGCTTGTCTCTAAACAAAAGACCCGCACTTCTGCGGGTCAAGCGCTGACTGATTCAATTCCTAGGCACTGACTTCGTTCAACCTCCCCGCCAATACTCGAACAGGTAACATATCTATATCGAAACAACACACTATAGAGAGTTCAAAAATGACTGTTAAATATGCTTGGGTTTATCGCCCTTATGCAATAGCGCTCGCAACACATGATTACGACGGGCTTATGACCGATGACATGATGATGCTCGGAGAATGGTTGGGAGAACATGAAATCCAGCGTGTAGAGCTTGTAAAAGACGAAAAGGGGAATTACGTTGCATCAGATGGTTATTGCTCAATTTGTGGTGAGTTTGTTGAACGGCTCGGAGTAAAAGTAACGCTAGAACCGTGGGCAAAAGAATAAACAAATTTCCAGCCCTCGAAAGAGGGCTTTTTCGTCTTTGGAAATAAGTAAACACTTACTTAAATCCTAGGCGCTAAATCAGCAAATTCGCCCCATTTTTAAAACTTGATTGTCGATATAAATTCAAACCGCTTCTAAAACCTCGATAGCGGGCTTCTGAGCGACTTTTAAGAATTCTGTGAGTAACTTATCATCTGATAAAAGAAAACCTCTCAGAAAGCGATTTTGAGCGTTTCTGAGAGGTTGGAAATTCATTGCTTAAGCATTAAGAAACGGATTGGGTTGTTTGTTCTCGTCCAAGAACTTTCTTGATTCCTTCAAACAATCTTCCACAAGCCTGATTCGCTCTGCTTCCAGCTCCTCAACCTTCTTGGGATACAGTCCTTGTTTGCGAAGTTCCTTGATGTGCTTGCCCACTTTATCCATGAGCGAACCAATCGTCTGCAAATTGAGCCTCTTGTTTTTCAAAGTCAAACGGCGCTCCTGAGATACCTCAGATTCAGAAACTACTGCCTTCTTTTCAAGATAACGGCTGGCGGCTTTTTCAAACATCACTTTCTCCTTAAACACGTTGTTTTAACAATCTTCATTATACGCCGAATAATAAGTAGTTAACTATTTACAAAATAATCAAAGTATGCTACAGTCTTAATCACGAATATTTTCCAGATGTTTCGTCTGGGCTGTTTCGATCTTTGCCTTTGTGGGGGCTTTCGCTGTTTCTGCACTCAGACATTGAGGACTTGTCAGTGAGGTTAGAACTAGACGGATGTTTATTCGGTTGGTTTGAATCTTGATAAGTCAGCAGTTGGCAGTTTCTCTGTCTCTTATACCTCTGTTGCTTGAAAGGGAATCAAGTAAACAAGTCTAGGGGATGGAGGGGCTTTCCCAATTTCTGCTGACTTGATTCAAGGTTTTCCAACCGGATGTGTAAACCCTTAAGAAAAAAGAGAATAAATAATTAAATTTAATTATTCTTAGCCTTAGCCGCATTGCGTCCAGAGAAAACGTAAAAAGAAAAACCTTCGAGACGACACAACATCCCGAAGGTAGTAAAACTACATTAGAACCAGAACAAGAACCAAACTGAGAAATTCAAGAAAAGCAACAAATGCTTTTCGATACTCTCTAAGCTCTTTGTGTGTTATAGTTCTTCTGTGCTTCTTTTTTGATAGCTTCATTTTGAGCACTTGTAGAATTATCAGCCCCGCTATTGGTACTAGCGGGGCTTTTTAATTATCACTTACAAGTAAATGACAACTGATTTAGCGCCCGCATAAATCTAAGCGGATGTGTCTCATGAAGTTTTAAAGAAGCAGTTTCATTATAACAAGCGGTAGAGTAGGCGGTCTTTTATTAGCAGGCGTTGAGTCTCTCAATCCAAGGCATTCAAACAACCGGTTCTTCAAACTCTGGCAATCAAATTCAATAGGTTTTTAATGCCAAGGCACTATTCATAGATATACAAATTGATTGGAACCAGTTGAAATCAAAGGAATTTTTATACATACAACATCTTGTATGTATTCCAACGTAATCAATACCGATAAAACAAAACCCGCTGTACTTCGAGCTAAATAGGGTAGCTGATACAGCGGGTTTCTTATTGCTTAGACTTCGATTGAGTCAATTAGATAGCCCTGATCACTGTAACTGATTCTTGCGTAACCGTCGGCTTTACCGCTCAAGACCTCGTATGCACCCTTGTAACCGTTTTCTTTTGCGTACAAATGTATGGTCGTATATTCAACGTCGTTAATTTCGTCAATCGCTCTTTTGACGAATTCACGAGCTTCTTTTTCACCCTTCACAAAAGTGAAAACGACGGGGAAACTTTCCCAGAGCCAAAAACCAAGTTCTTTTCTATGAGTTTTGACGAACTCGACTAATTCAGCAGTCTCACCTTTTGAAAAACGTTTGAATTCTTCAAAATTACTGAGAACAACACAATAATTATTATCTTCTGCTGTGTGATCGTACTTCTTGAGTTTTTCGATCTTCATAGTGTGAACTCCCTTTAGTTCGTTGTTTCGATAACTATATATTAACTGTTTGAATGTTGGCGGGAAGATTCAACCAAACTCATTCCAACGAAACGAAAAGAGAACTGACTGCAACCTTGGCAACAGTTGAAAGTACAAACAAAATGCCAAGGCACACGAAATTTATGCTTGAAGCAAATCCAAGGCAACAACCTTCGGAGTTGAAACGAATTCCAGTCACGGCTATTGGCAAGCGAAATTTATCCTTGGCGCGAATTTTGCATATCAGGCGACGGAGTCTTAGTGGCGTTGGCAACTGTCATTGGCACACAAATAAAATCCTAGGCACGAGTTTTTGCGGTGTTGGCAAACAGTCTTTTCAAACTTGGCAAATGGAGTCTCTGGAGTCTTGGCTATGAAGGCAGTCTATTGGCTTAAGGCAAGGTCTTAGACAGTCAGGCAATAACAGGCGGTGTGGCTTGAATCTGGACAAAAAAGAACCCGCTATTCTTTCTTTTTCACTACAAGAATAGCGGGTCTAAGGTACACGCTATGAGTTATTCTGTCTTACTGATTTATTCTGGGTCGTCTAATAAATAACCCTGTTCGGTGAAACTGAATCGGGGGATGTTGTCAAGCTCACCCATGCAGATACCATAAGCACCGCTTGCGAGCTCTTCATCATCTGCTAATTCTTGCAAGCCGATAAGCTCATTATCACCCGCTTCAATCGCTTTTTCTACAAATTCTTTCGCTTGTTCTTCATTACGTACAAATTTGAAAACACACGGCGCAGAATCATATTCAGGGTGACGCTCGAAAAACTCTGTATAAATCTTCGGGTCTTTAATTGAATTCGCGTAATCTTCAAAACTATCGAAGACGATGACCTCATCATCATCTAAAGCAAGATCATCATATTTGCTTCTCTTTTCTATTCTGTACATCTTCGAACTCCCTTGTTCGTTGTTTCGATGTGCTCAGTATAGCTTAGTTATTTGCTTATGAAACACGCCCGCAAACTTGTTGCCAAGGTTCTATAACGATCTTTTATACAGTAAATAACTACACATGACATAACACAAAAGCCGCTCAGAAGGGCTGGAAAGTGCTTTCTTGAACGTTAGAAATCCTCGGAATGCTATAGCTCAAGCGAGATTTATCCTGAACGCAAATCGTTTAAAACGCTTCTTGCCTAGGAATTCGTTTTGTGTTACAGTGTTGGCACGCTATTGACGGGCGAATTTTATCCTCCAAGCGCAGGTGCGTTTCGCTAACGTGAGAGTCGCCGGTTTCGACGAAAAAACGTTGGAATTTTAAAAGCTGTGAGCGAGGGGTGATAAAGTATAGGTTACAGAGGGGTAACTAATGTAACTGCTACCGGTGGGAAATAGTAACCCACCCTAGGGTAAATCTCTAGAAAAATTCGCTTGACAAGAGTAAAAATTTATGAGTGAGCTAGGGAGTAGTGACCTGAAAGGTTAACGGGATTCCCGCTAATGGTTGATAACTCCGATTAGCGACCTTACCCAGTTAACCCCGCTCACCCATTCTCGGTTTAGGGATTTACCCTTAATAGGGTTTATCCCTATTCGTGTTTGTTGACATTTATATATACTAGCGTAAAATATGAAGTGTAGATAGTAATTCACTACTTACTAATCTACAGACAATTTAGTACATATCTAATCGGAGTTATCAAGATGACTAAACAATCAAACAAGACTTCTAAAGAAACGCTTGCACGTCGTAACGCTTTCTTTTCTGCTACCCCCGAACAACTCGAACAGGTTCTTAAAAATACTCAGAGTTTGACCGTTCAGACTCGCAAGAATTTCTCTGAAGAAGAAAAGCAGCACGTCACCCCTAAACAGACAAAAAAGAACGCCCCCGCTAAGGTTTCTCCCGTTGTCAATCTCAAGAATTTAAATGACCCACAAGCGAGACAGTTTGTTAATACGTGCAAAATTAACTATCAAGGTCGATTTGTTGAGTATTGCAGAAAGCACCGTCTCGATCCCAAGAAAGTTAATTTTGAAGATACTGGGTTCTGGTCTGACTCTCACAATTTCATTGATAATCTGAAACTCAATCCCGTTCAAGTTTACCAAGACATGATTCAGATCGCTAACTACATGAGCGAAAAGAACCCTCATAGTTTCGCTATGCAATTCGCTACAAATATCGCGATTCTGAATGAGAATGATCAATTTTATGTAGCTCAGAAAGAACTTAACAAATTTTGTGAGACCGTTCACGCATTAGCAAGTGGGAGACGGTGTTCAGATTTATACGTGCGACTTTTCGCAATTGCGATGGTTAGAGGTTATCGTACACTAGAACAACTCGAAAAATTTTATTGTGGTTTGAGAAAAGATTCTAAACTCCCTGAAGATTTGAAAGAACAAATTAGAGCAGACGGGGGCGCCGCTTTCAAACCTGGTACGGGTTTCGCTCAGAGTGGGCAATGCAAGAAAATTTGTAAATTCTTGGGTCTGCTCAATTATAAGAAGCGTTCAAGAAACACACCAATTGATGTTTTTGATCGTGCATTACCACTATTTAACATCATCGCTGGGTTAGATAAGTAAATCATGAAAATACAACCCGTTCAGTGAACGGGTTGTATTAAAAACCAATTTAATTCAATCACTACATTTAAATAGGTTTAATCATGTCAGAACAATTTATTTTTGATTTACTTTTGAATTTGTGTGCTTTAATTCTTGGTTTTATTTGGTGTTTAATTTGGGTTATCTACACTACTACGTACCCTCACGCATTATTTCATAAATGGTTATGCAGATTATTAGAGCACGAAATTCTAAAAAAGACTTGCTAATTAAATAAAAATAAACCGCTTGATTTTAAGCGGTTTATTTTTATTTGAGCAATTTATTTAAAATTGTTTTATTTATTATTTTTAATTCATTTATTGTAAATAAAATAAAAATATTTAATTTGGGCTGCATTTTATAAATAAATAGAAAATATTTAGAATCGAAGTCTAAAATGGGAAGTGAATAACCCCCTATCCCTCCCTCAATTTTCCTGAGCTTTCCCAAACTCGTCCTTATCCCATAGGGGTGGGGTGCTTATAGGCTCGTCCTTATCCCCTTGAGTTCTTTATTTCACTCGTTTGACTTGAAAAGTGCCATCAATGCCGAAGTGGATTTCAGGTTCTTCTTCTTTCTTAAACTCCGAAAAACTGTTTGCCATGCCCTCTCCTCTGTAATTGCCCAAAAGAATAGAGTGATTGCCTGGCTCGGCGTAATAAACTGTCATCTCTCTAGATTCGAGTTTTGCGATTTTTTTACCATTATCGAAGATGTGAAAGGTTGCTCCCGCAGATGTGAAAGCTCCGTAATCTCTCATTAACGTGACCTTGATGGGTCTTTCTGCACTCGGAGTGGCTTGTGCAAGCGGTTCGACATAAATTGCTTTGTCAGGTGTTAAGTGAGAGGTTGAACAGCCCGAAAGAAGTCCCATTAGCGCTAATGCGAAGATTATCTTTTTCATTTTTTAAATATGTGTGTTCTGTGATATTCAAGAAACTGTTTTGTTGCATTGGTCAGTTCTTTTTGACGAAGACGATCACTTTCTTTAATTCCGAAGCGACCTTTGACTTCTTCTGAAATTATGACATAGCCGTCGTCATCAAACGTTATGTATCCTTTGTCAAAGAGATAATCGTAATTGAATGCCAGCAGAAGGGCGTTGTCGGGATTTAATCGGTTCTCTTTATCCTTGCTCCAAGGAACAATGTGAGAACAAACTAATAAATCTCGTCTTGCTTCTCCGCTTACTTGACACATTCCATGATGAAGTTCGAGAAGTTCTTTTCTGAGCTTTTCTTGACCAACTCTTTGTATGACCTCTCTTATTATTTCAGTTTCAACATTTGCAGTCGTTAAAAGTTTTTCAACTGTTTTAAGCTGAGGCTCAATATTTTTGTATTTAAACTCAGTTAATAAGCGGTTAAATAGTTCGTGTGCTTGGGGTTGATATTTCTGATTGATGGTTGTTGAACCCTCTGTGGCAAAATATTTAAGCACATCAAAGTAGTCTTTAAGATTTTTCTCATCAACAAGGGGAGGGTCGATACTCAATTCAATAAGTTTAATTTCGGCAAACTTTTGATTTTTAGCGTCTTCAATAACATCCAAACGAAATCTGTCGATCTCGTATGAATCAAGTTTATGTGTACCGTCACGAGTGAATATGCCAAAACCAACAATTCCATAATTAGATTTGTTTTTGCATTTATATAGAAGAAAGGGTTGGTTTTTTCTTACGTTAACTTTGCATTTCCAATAACCTGACATTTCTTTTGCTAAAATCGAAAAGCAAGCAGAAGGACAGACTTTTTCTGTCCAATTTAATCTGATGACGCTGTTCATTTTTCTATCCTTGGGATTTTCTGTTTCAAGAATAGACGAAAATGAACCTGTTAGATTTGGTTTAAAGAATCAGACCTTGAGCAAGTTGTAGTCAAAATCTTCAACAATGTGTTCTTTGAAGCCGTCTGTATGCTGAATAATCGCTTTTCTCTGTTGAGCGTGATTCTTCAGGTACTTATTAAACGGGTCATCAAAGTCAACCACAAAACAGATATTAGCTTGATTTTTCTTAGCACGCAGGCCTCTGCCGATACGTTGTCTGAGAGCGACTTCAGCTTTGCCAGCGCTTGCGATAATCACCATACCGACCGCAGGAACATCTACTCCGACATCAAGAATGGTTGAGCCGAGTAAGACTTTAATTTTGCCGTCTTTGAGTTTGTTAATCGCTCGTTTTCGTTCCGCTTGATCATCAGCGCCGACAATAAGCTCATTGGGAATACTGACGGCATCAAGCATCTCTTTGAGCGTTTTACCGTGGGCAATTTGCTTGAAAAGAATCATAACGGTCAGACCGTGAGCAACAGCACGTTTTGCTTCATAGATAATGGCTTGATTACGCTCTTCATTTTCAACAATGCCGATGCGATAGGCGGGTTGCCAAGAAGTCTTCATCGACATGGTTGTAGGTTTCTTAGTCAGATGAACAAACTTAAAGTAAGGCGTTGCCAGAATCCCGCAGTCAATGAGTTGCTTTTCAGTAACAGTAATGGCGACTGGGCCAGAAGACGCCATTAACCGCATATTCATTTCTTCAGACTCTTTCATAAACGGCGTGCCTGTTAAAGCAAGTCTGTAATAGGCGTTTTTGCAGTATTTAAGCAACTCAAACCAACCTGAAGCTGAAGATTCATGAGCTTCTTCCAAGATGACAAACTCAAACTTCTCAAGAATGGACTTCATAAATTCTTGTCGTTTTCTTTGAGCAGTGAATTCATAGGCGGAATCAGTGGAATTCGGCTCTTTGATGTATGAATGAATTGTTTGAACAGTAGCGACAGTGAATTTTTTGAGTGATTTAGAGCCGTCTGAGTTTTCAAAACCGAGATTACCGTCTCCGATAACCGCTACATCAATGCCGAGATTGTTTTCGACATTTTCCTTCATCTGATACATAAGAATAGAGCGTGTCGTAAGAAACAGAGTAGGGCGATTGATGGTTGCAAAGGCGATTAAAGCAATAAGGCTTTTGCCCGCGCCTGTTGCCGCTCGACAAATGATCTGTCCGTGTTTTAAAAGTTTCTCTGTAACCGTGTACTGATACTCATATCTTGGGTCGTACTCATAATTACCGATTTTCGGTCTGAGCTTGCCCAATGGTTTAGGTAACGGCTTTTTATAGAACTGTACGTCATAGCCTTTTCTCTTCAGACAGGCTCCGACGTAATACATAAAACCTGCGGGGAACGTGCATTTTGCAAAGTTGAAGAAAGAGGCTGTGCCGTCCCACGTGTGCATTTTGAAAGCAGTTGATTGTTCATAGCCATCCACAAAATAAGTCAGACAGCGATTGACTTCGAGCTTTACGTTTCTGTCTTCAGTATCTACTTTGCACGTTACAGCATTCGCTAAAATATTTATCGTATTGTTTTTCATTGACATTTTTAATCCATTGTTCTACAATAATGAAGTAGTTAACTACTTATTATAAAAGTTTTAATGCGGGACGAATTAAAAATAGAACAAGTTCCAATCAATCAACTGACCCCCAATCCCTACAACACGAACGTCGTTTCTCCCGACAACGAAGAAAAAATAAAGGAGAGCCTGAGACGATTCGGTCAGTTCAAACCGATTCTTGTACGTGAGCAAGAAGAAGGTTTTGAAATTATTGGCGGAGAGCATAGATGGAGAGCCGCCAAAGAACTGGGATTAGATAAGGTCGCAGTTATTAACCTTGGCGAGATTTCAGATGAAGAAGCCAAGAAAATCTCTCTCATTGATAACGGACGTTATGGCGAAGATGACGCTTTCAAGTTATCCGAACTGCTTTCGGGCTTGGGTGACATATCTGATCTTTCGTCTTATATGCCGTACTCTGATCAAAGCCTTGAGACGCTGTTTTCCAATACATCTATCAATTTGGATGAATTGGAAGTTGATGAAAAAGAATTAGAAGAAAGCGCTCCCGTAACCGAACGACCGCCTCAAACACACGTCGTGATGCGTTTCAAAGTTGCAATCGAAGATTCTGAAAAAGTGCAAAAGCTAATCGAAAAGATTATGAAAGAGCAGGGCTACACAGAAAGCGATTCTCTGACGAACGCTGGCGACGCGCTTGTTTACCTTTGCACAAATGCCAAAAAAGAAGAATAAGAGCGACAGAATAAAGCCGCCTGGAATCCCAAGAGAACTCGAAATTGAAGACTTAGAACCACCCGACGAGTCAGAAGATCGAGAAGAATTAAGAAAACTTTTCGCAGAAGAAATAGAAGAACGAGAAAAGGAAAATGAGTTCTACAAGTACGAATGGCGAATTGAAAATTGAATGGTGGCCGATAGAGGCCGTCAAGCCATACGAGAACAATGTCAAGATACATGACGAAGAGCAGGTCGAAAAGATTGCTCAAAGTATCAAACAGTTCGGATTCGATCAGCCCATTGTCGTTGATAAAGACGGCGTGATCATCAAAGGTCATGGACGAACTGAAGCGTCCCGCTTTTTGGGATTAAAGAAGGTTCCTGTCTTAGTTCGCAGAGACTTGACCGAAGAGCAGATCAAGGCGGCTCGCATTGCAGACAATCGAGTTGCTATCTCTGACTTCGATACCGTCGGATTGCAAAATGAAATCGCAAGCATTGATTTAGACCTCAGCGGAATTTTTGATAAGAAAGAATTGGCTTTCTTAGAAGCTGACTTGAGCGAGTTCAAGCCTGAAGCCGTTTCAGCAGACCTTTACGCAGATATTGAAAAGAAAGCGACTGAAACCGAAGAAAAGATTATTGAAGCTGATGAAGCAGAAGTGAGAATCGCTGATGCTCTCGGCTTTAAGACGATTAAGGGAGCGCAGGAAAGAACTGTTGCTCGTTTCATGGCAAAGATCGAGGGTGAAACGTCTAAAGCTGGCGCAGATGCCTTTGTTGAATTTGCTCAAAACTACATTAAATAAGACATGAAGAAAAAAGAAATTCAGCCCACCGAAACTATTGACCCTATTGCAGTTGTTGATATGCCGAAAGTCGTGAAGATCGGCTATCAATACTATGAAATCAAAAAGGTTGGCGACCCCGACCACTACTTTAAGAATATGGAAGGTCAAGTCTTCGGAATGGTTGACTACAAGAAGAGCGTCATCTACATCGACGACGGTCTAAACGAGATTGACGAAGCCAATACCCTGTTGCATGAGGTTCTTCACGTCATTCATTTCAATGCAGGTTTCGGCTGTCAGGACGCTACATCTCAGTGGACAAACGAAAACTATGTTGTTGCGGGTATCAATGGTCTTTGTCAGGTATTTCAGGACAATCCCGATCTTGTCTGCTTCATTCTGAACAATCTTCATGTTACGGGTCTTGGTCTGCAACACGGAACAGTGCAATGAACAGATTTAAAGAGTTTTTGAAAATTTTCTTCTTCACTCTATTTGTATTGTCAGGGGCTTACTTAGTAACAACGGCTATTCCGACGATGCTCAACAGCTCAAACATTGTCTTTGTTTGGCTTGCATTTGCCGCTCCTGTTTCTTTTGTGGCGCTTTGTCTGTATTTCACTTACCTTTTTCTTAAACGATGAAAAAATTTAAAGTAGCTGTACTTCTCGGTTTTCTGCTGACTTGTGTGAATTTAAACGGTTGCTCTGTTGAAACCGTTCCGGCAGGTAATGTTGGCATTAAAGTCAATCTTTATGGCGACTCAAAGGGCGTTCAGCAGGAAGCTCTTAATGTCGGCCGTTACTTCTTGACTTGGAACGAACAGATTTACTTGTTCCCGACATTCAATCAGCTTCATTCCTACAATTCTCCGTTTATTTTTCAGACTTCGGATGCGATGACGGTTCAAGCCAAGATCGGCATTGAATATCGTGTTAAGCCTGAGATGACAGCGACGGTCTTTCAAACATATCGCAAGGGCGTTGATGAAATTACCGCTACAAACGTAAGACAGAACATTAGCGATTCTTTGATTAAACACGCTTCCAAGATGGACGTGAATACGCTGACGACCTCTGGCAAGACTGATTTGCTGGAAGAAGTCACTAAAGACTTGAAAGCTAAGTTAGACCCTATCGGCATTGAAATTGTGAAGGTCTCTTGGACTTCGGATATGCAGTACCCGCAACAGGTCAGAGACTCCATCAATGCAAAGATTGAAGCAACTCAGCGTGCTCTTTTGAGAGAAAACGAGATTGCTCAGTCTAAGGCCGAAGCTCAGAAGTTGATTGAAGCCGCCAGAGGCAAAGCAGAGTCCATCAAGATCGAGGCCCAAGCAGAAGCAGACGCTATTGCTCTTAAAGCTAAGGCTCTCAGAGACAATCCCGAGGTTGTTCAGCTTGAAGCAATTAACAAATGGAACGGTGTAATGCCCCAGTTCATGAGTGCAGATGCTCCGTTACCGTTTGTGCAGACCAAGTAATGACAGAAAGAACTTATCTTATTAACAAGCACTTCTCCACCGAAGTCTCAAGAACCAAGCGTGTTCTTGAGATTGCTGAAGCATTCGGTCTCGGGCTGGATGAAAAAGACTTTGTGGTCTTCGACAATTTGAAGCTACAGATCAACGATGGAGACGTTGTTTACATCACTGGTCAATCAGGCTCAGGTAAATCAACGATTCTTAATGAGTTGAAGAGTCTGATGAAAAAAGAAGGTCTGAAAGTTGCGGATATTGATGAAGCAACCTCTACAGACGAACCAATCATTGATCAACTTTGTCCGACTGTCAGCGAAGCTCTTCAAATTTTCTCTCTCGTGGGTTTATCAGATGCAAACCTGTATCTCAGAAAGCCCAAGGAGCTTTCAGACGGTCAGCGATACCGATTTAAATTGGCAAGGTTGATCGAGTCAGGCGCTCAAGTTTGGTTTGCGGATGAATTCTTGGCAGTGCTTGATCGAGTCACAGCGAAAAACATTGCCTTCAATCTGCAAAAGATTGCACGCAAATGTGGCGCAACCCTCATTGTCGCTACAACCCACACCGATTTGGTGAATGACTTAGCGCCTGACACCTACATTTTGAAGCGTTACAGAGAGCGTATTGATGTGAAAGTGCGCACTGCTGACGGATACAGAGATATTACGAGCGAATTCGATGGCAAATAAAGAAGTCTATATTTTTTCGAGCGTTACTTGCTCGCCTTGCAGAATGTTAAAGCCGTTGCTGACAGATTTTTGCGAGCGCTTTGATGTTCCTTTGACTGTTTATGACATGGATTCCGCAAGAGAAGAATTTATTGCTCATAACGTTCGGGGCGTTCCAACGATTCTGATTGTTGAAGACGGCAAAGAAGTTGATCGTGTGATCGGTCATCAGACATTCTCTTCAATCGAAGAATTGTTCAAGAAATGGGGCTTGACGAATGCGTGATAAAAGTTTCGCCGAAGTTTGCCAGCTTGTTAGAGACTCCAACATTCTCATTCTTTGGCTTTGTTGGATTGTCTTTCCTCTGATGCTTGTTTTCTGGACGTTTGTCGGAATTATCACGCTGATCATTCGTATTTTGCTGTTCGTTTTGGGTTGGATGCTCACCCCTTTCTTCTTGATTTATCGAGCAATTAAAGAATGAAACAGGTTATCTCTGACACCCCTGATATTCTGATTGAGCGTTGGGATGTGCCCAAGAAGCCAAGACTGTCTCTGCTGGACAAGATTTATGTTGAGAAGGGCACGGTTGAAGACTGGAACGAACTTCACGCTTTGCATTACAAAGCTGAAGTTTTGGGCATTTGGCCTCGTTTTTATCGCTGTATGCTCGAAGATCAGCTTATTGGCGTCGGAGTTATGACCGTTCCCCGCATGACGCTTGCGGGCAGAAATGAATTGTTTAAGCACCTCAAACCCAATATCGGGGGTAGAGATACACGCATTATCAATCGACATCGCGCTATTTGGATTAACGCCCATTCTTGTACTAACTCCCGACTGGTTTTAGATACTATGTACCGTGGAGTTGGTATCGCATACAGAATGCAGAACATTATGATGCGTATGACTGGAGCCGACTTTGTTGAGTTTCAAAGCTCAATGTCTCGGTTTAACCCTTTTGCTCAGAAGGCTGGTATTCAGTTTGCACCACCGAAAAGAACAGTTAATTATCAGGCTGGTTTGAAGTGGTTCCGTCGTTGGTTCAGTTGTATTCCTGCTGATTTTGTTGCAGTTTATCAAGAACTCAACGAAATGAGCGAATTTGAACGAAATAAATGCATTGAAGAGATGCGTACTTTCTACTGGAAGCATTCTTCAATGGAAAACAGCGGAGATAATCGACTCAGGGGACGCTCAAGAGTTGATTCTTTGCCGATTGCAAAACTAATCAAGAATACTCAGCAGTTAGTTTTTGCTTTTCCCCTGTACGGCGTCTATTTCAACCCTGACAAAGGTAGAACGGACTTACCGAGTAGAATTTCTATCTCTGCGTTTGATTGTCACAGACTCGATGAACCGCTGAGATTAGAGACATTAAAAGAACTTTCGGAGAAGCTCTAATGTTTCACAATGAACTTTCTCCGAAGCAAAAAGTAATTATTGAGACGATTCAGACGTTCAAGAAAGCGAACGGAAGAGCGCCTTATAAGAAAGAACTTGCTGAAAGCCTACCTTGGAAACCCTCTATTCATGCACTTGCGTTTTCGGTCAGATATTTGATTCGCAAGGGTTGTTTAGAAAAAGTTAAGGTTCCAGAAGGTACGAAAATCGCTCGCATTCACAACCAAGAAAGTCAATGTCAACTGATTGACGTTACAGCTTATGGCGAACATTGCTATGTGAATTGCGACTTCATTTATGAAAAGAAAGCTACTGAAAAAGAAGCCGATAAGTTTATTTACTCGGTAGAAGAAGACGAATTACTGACCACCATTGATAACGTTTCTTAGACAGCTAAGAAAGAGACATCTATAAGAATAAGAACAATAAAATGGAAGTCGAAAAAGAATTAGAAGCAAAAGAAGAGCCGAAAAAGCGAACTTCGAGCCGATCTTTGAGTGCTACAGAAAAAAGAAGATTAACGGCACTTTATGAAACTGGCGAATTTACACCCGCTCAGATTGCTAAAGAGTTGGGTGTGCCAAAGTCTGTCGTTTCCAACTTCATTAGTAATCACGGGATTAAGAAAGGTGCTTACGCAGACGAAGTACAAAAGTCTGCAATGAATAAAGCTAAGACAATGGCAGAGCAGGAAGCAACACTTGTTGCATCCCGCATTCGTGAGACAAAAGAAGACCATTACAAGATGGCGATGGGCTTGGCAAAGCTCACGTGGGCCGAAGTTGCCCTTGCCAAACAGAATGGGAAGCCGTTTGCTTCCATCGCGGGGAACTTAAAAGCCCTTGAATCTGCCGCAAGAACTTTAGCAGTAACACGCCAAGAACGCTGGACTGTACTCGGCTTAGATAAAGACGATAAGAACACCGATGCACTGCCAGAACTTGTTCTAACTGAACTTACCGCTGATCAGATCGAACAGATTAGAAATTTTCAAGAAGAAGATTCTCTCGAACTGCCCGACGAAGAATTGAACAAACAGTTTGCCGAACGAAACAGTGTGATTGATACCGAAGCTCCTGATGACATTATTGGAAGTGAAGAATGACAGAAGAAGAACTGAAGGTTAGGGAAGAAGCGCTGAAAAAGAGAGAAGCGGAGCTGACTAAGCAAGAAGAGAAAAGAATCTTACAAGAGAAGTTAGACAGAATAGAACTTCTCTTAGCAGAATACGAAGCGTCTTTGTATCTTCAGCGTCCTGTTAAGAAGGAAAGTTCGCTTTTTGGCGAATTTGTTGAGACGATAACTTACCCGTTCAAAGGTATTTTCTGATGGGTAAGGAAAAACGAAGAATAAGTCTTTCGCTTCATCCGAAACAGATGGAGGTTTATCAAGACACCCATCGTTTTAGAGTTGTGGTTGCGGGAAGACGTTGGGGCAAGTCATATCTTTCTCGTATGGAAATGATTGCCCATGCGACCAAGCCTAATCAGAAAATTTGGTATGTAGCCCCCACGTACCGTATGGCTAAACAGATTATGTGGGGCGACCTTCTTGACGCTTTACCAAAAGATTGGATTTCAAGAATGAATGAAACCAATATGATGGTGGAGTTGGTCAATGGTTCGAGAATCGAATTAAAAGGCGCCGATAAACCTGACTCACTTCGCGGTGTTGGTTTGCACGGTCTGATTCTCGATGAATATCAGGATATGCGGGAAGAAACGTGGACTCAGGTTCTTCGTCCTACATTGGCTGATAAGAAGGGTTGGTGCTTATTTATTGGAACTCCGAAAAGTTATAACGTTCTTTATAAAGCCTACAAATTAGGTCAGCCTGGAGGTGCTAAAGACTGGAAGTCTTGGCAATTCCCGACTCTGACTTCTCCGTTCATTCCTTTAGCTGAGTTAGAAGCGGCTAAAAAAGATATGGACGAAAAGTCGTTTAGGCAAGAGTTTTTGGCTTGTCACCTTTCTGATACCGAAGTTCAGCTTTGGGACGGCGGAAGCAAAGCAATTAAAGACGTTGAGAAGTGGGACGAACTTGTTCATCTTCAAGATGATGGAAGAAGAGTTCCCTGTTATGTGACTGCTGTCGGCATTACAGGCTCGAAGAAAATTATTTCAGCAATTCTTGAGACTGGTGAAGTTATTCAAGCAAGTGCCCATCATAAATTTAAGTTTAAGGGCGAAGAGGTGAAGTTTGACGTTCTGAATAACGTCGAGCGAAACCCTGTTATTTGGAGACCGACTACTCCCGAAGAGCATTATGCCGCCTTGGTTGGCTACAACACTGGCGACGGTTCTTTAGCGGAAAAAACCGACGGCTACGTTAAAGTTAATGGCGAAGTCAGCACATATCATCGTTTAGCTGGAGCTTTTTACAGTAACGTTGAAAGGGATTTAGACAAGATTCTTCAGAGCTTGAATTATGTCGGGCTAGCAACAGGCTCAACTGTTTGTGCTAAGAAGACCAAACCTGGACGTAATTGCGGTTATCAGATTCAGGTCGGGAAATACGATTCCAAAAAGCTCATTAGTCTTGGCGCTCCGTTAGGTAAGAAGACGGCTCAAGTTTTCGATGTTCCTGAATGGATTAAGAATGGAACAAAGGGTATTAAGAGAGCGTATCTCGGCGCACTTTTCGGAGCAGAAGGCTCGACTCCTACAGTTTTTGGGGCGTGTACAAAGAAGGGCAGACAGCCTTGTCTAATGATGACTAAATTGAAGGGTGTTGATGGAATGACATTCTTCAAGAGTTTGCAGAACTTGGCTAAAGACTTGGGCGTTGAGACCACAATCAGCGTTAACAATGTTCCGAGCTGTAAAACCCATACAAATTACGTTCTCAGAGTTGCCTCCGACAGCATCTTAGACTTTTACGAGAATGTTTCGTTTGTGTATTGCGACGAAAAGGCGAAGTTAGGTTGGTTGTTTTCTCAATACATCCGAGCCGAAAGATGTATGGCCCAAAGCCGCATTGATACTGTTTTGCAGGGTGTGGAGAACGGAGAGACTTTCAAGGAAATCGGTAAGAGACTCGGCTTGACGTATTCTGGCGCTAACGCTTTATATGACCGAATTAAAGCGGGTCATAAGATTAACGCAGGTCATTCTTTCCCGTCCATGAACGAATGGCTAAAAGCAAGATGGTCTGAAGAAAGACAACTGCTGAGGCTTGAAATTCTTGACAAGAAGCTCTCGGAAGAGCAGGAAGTTTGGAACATTACAGTCGATAGTCCAGATCATTCTTATTTGTTAGCCGACGGGACGAATAACTTCAACTCCTTTGAATCTATGGCTGGTCGTGTGTATTACCCATTTTCACGAGCCGTACATATCAAGAGTTGCCCCTTCAACCCAAAACTTCCTGTTTGGATTGGTATGGACTTCAATATTGACCCAATGTCTTCGGTCATACTACAGCCTCAAGCTAATGGTGAACTTTGGGCGGTTGGTGAGATTGTAAAGATAGCTTCCAATACTGAAGAAATGGCGTGTGCTATTGAGCAGAAGTATTACCGTTGGCAAGATAGAATCACGCTTTATCCCGACCCTGCTGGCGGGGCAAGACAGCACGCACGCGGTGAAACCGATATTGATATTTTAAGAGAACACGGATTTAGTCGTATCAAGTACCGCAGACAGCATCCAGCGATTGCAGACCGTGTTAACTCAGTCAACAGAATGCTTATGAGTGCTGAAGGAAAAATCAGATTGTTTGTTGACCCCTCCTGTACTCATTTAATTAACGCTCTTGAGCAGACGCTTTATATCGAAGGTTCAAGAGAAGTCGATAAGTCGGCAAATATAGAACACTCTGCTGATGCACTCGGATATGCGATTGAGATTGAATATCCGATCAGAAAACTCAATGTTGCAGGTTACTCACGATAATAAGAAGAATAAATGACGAAAAATTTTGAGAAAGCAGGCAGTGTTACTTACATTGACCCGCAAATTGATTCAAGCTCTACAGTCAACCCCTTTAAGAATCTGATTTCCCGTCGTCATCCTCTATATGACGAGATGGTTTCCAATTGGGATTTTTTTGAAGAAACTTATCATGGCGGCAGAAAGTGGTTTGAAGACAATATCTTCAAGTACATCAAAGAAGGTTCAAAGGATTTTGAAGATAGACGTGAACGAGCATACCGCTTCAATCATTCCAGAGAAGTTGTTGATCTTGTTACTAAATACCTTTTCAAACAGAATGTTGAGCGTTCGGAAGATGCTCCAGACGGAGTAAAGCATTTTTGGAAGAAAGCGACAAAATTTGGTTCCGACATCCAAGATTTAGCAAAACAAATTGCCAAAAATACCTCTATTTACGGTCGTATCGGCATTGTGATTGATAACGAAAGAGTCTCTAGCGGTGTTCTATCCAAAGCCGACGAAAAGTCTTTGAAGGTTCATCCTTACGCTTACATCGTTACGCCTCAGCAGATGCTCGATTATTCGTTTGATGTGAACGGAGAACTTTCTTGGATTTTGATTCAAGAAGTTGTGCGGGATGATGACGACCCGTTTACTTCCAGCGGGAAAGAGCGTGTTCAGTATCGTCTTTGGACAACAAACGATTGGTTCGTTATCGCTCATAACGATACCCGCAAAATTTATGAACTGATTGATCACGGTGAGCACGGTTTAGGCGTTGTTCCTGTTGTTCTTGCAGACCATCTTCTCTCGGATGAAGAATATGGTTCGCCGAGTATGCTCAATGACATTGCATTTTTGGATAGAGCAACTGCAAACTACCTTTCTAACCTTGATGCAATCATTCAAGATCAGACTTTTTCTCAATTGATTATGCCGACCTCTGCCTCTGGCGCAGATAGTGATGTTCAAGACAAATTGATTGAGATGGGCACAAAGAGAATCTTCACTTACATGACGGATGGTTCTTCCCGTGCCCCTGAATATATTTCACCTGACCCCAAGCAGGCCCAGCTTATTCTTGAGGTCGTAAACCGCATTGTTTCTGAGATTTATCACACAGTCGGTCTTTCCAGCGAAAGAACCAACAAGGACAACGCGGTAAGTAAAGATAACAGCTCAGGCGTTGCAAAAGCATACGACTTTGAGCGTGTTAATGCCTTGCTAACAGCTAAGGCAGACAGTCTTGAAGTTATTGAAAACAAGATTGTCAAAATTGTGGCACTTTGGTGCGGAGAAAAGATTGATGAGGAAGGGAATGAGCACAAGAGATTCGTGTTGTATCCCGACAATTTTGATACTCGTGGATTGTATGACGAGTTCGACATTGCTTCTCGTTTAATGCTGATCGACGCTCCTGATGCGCTTAGACGCGAACAGATGCGCGCTCTCATGGACAAATTGTTCCCGATGTTGAAGAAGGAAGTTCGTGAAGAGATCGAAAAAGAGTTGAAGAAGTGGCCGATTTCTATTGAGGACATGATGGCTAATCCGACAACTATGAGAACCGCTTCTAATAATTTGCGAGACCCAACCCACACACTGTACAAGACTCAGAGCGGTAAGGGCGATGCAACAAAACAAGCAGACGGTTCGAATTCCGATAACAAGCGTCCAGTTGCGAATAAACGTCAGGGACAAGTTACCAAAGATACTAAATAACAATAAGTCAAAGAGAATTGACAAGGAAAACGATGACAACCAAATTCAAAATTTTTGCTGGCAGTGACGGTACTTCTTCTGAAAATCAGAAAGCTGAAGAAGGTGAAAACAAACAAGTCGATCAGACTACAGAAGGGTCTAAGACCGACGAAACTCCGAAGAAGCCCGATGAACATGGGATGTCTGAAGCAGATCACAAACTGCTCAAGGACATCATGAAGAAAAAAGAAGAGCTCAAGACTGCTCAAGCTCAGATTGCCGAATTTAAAAAGAAACTCGAAGAAGTTGAAAACCTCGGCGGTATTGAAAAACTTACTGCCATGTTAAAAGCAGAAGAAGACAAGCAGAAGAAAGAGCTTGAAGCAAAAGGCGAATGGGAAAAGCTCAAAAAACAAATGAGCGAAGATCACGTCAAAGCAATGAGCGATATTCAGAAACAGCTCGAAGCTGAAAAAGCTAAGAATGTTGAAAGCGAAAAACGCATTATTGAGCTGACTATCGGTGCAAAATTCGCTAATTCCCAGTACATCAATGATCAGCTAACCCTGACGCCCAACAAAGCTCGCGTCATTTACAACGATTATTTTGACTTGGTTGATGGGCAGGTTGTCGGATACAACAAACCTCGTGGTCAGAAAGATCGTGCTCCGTTTGTTGATCAGTACGGAAATAATCTTCCGTTTGATTCTGCAATGGAAAAGATCATTACCTCTGACCCTGACGCTGACTTCTTGCTGAAATCCAAAATTAAGAGCGGGGCTGGTTCTTCTTCCAAAGCAAAATCTGTTCAGGAAAACACGAAAGGTTTGTCTGCAATTGAACAGATTGCTAAGGGCCTCGCAACTTTAAAGTAAAAACTTTCTATTTTAAATACCACTTGACAAAATGTCAAATTTGTGGTATAGTGATGCAAAAATACGCCAAGAGCCATTCGGTCTCTTGGCTCTACTCAGACAAAGATTGTCGATCAATTTCAAAGAGTTAGACAATCTGAAAGCATAAAAACAACAACAAACTTTCATTGTCTCGCAAATCCTAAAGCGACCTAGGCACGAAGACAAAAAGTCTTTAAGGAAAATAATAAAAAATGCCTTTACTTCGCGCAGAAGCCGAGAGACTTTCTAACAACACACTGATCTCTGGCATCATTACAGAAATTATTGATCGTGACGATCTCTTCTCCATTCTCCCGTTTACAAAAGTAAACTCCAAGGCCTACGTTTACAACCGTGAAAATACCTTGGCGGGAGCTTCTTGGCTTGACCCGAACGACACGGTTACGGAATCCGCTTCCACCTTCACTGAAGTCGTTGCCAAACTTCGTATTCTGATTGGCGACGTTGATGTGGATAAATTCCTTCAGGCTACTATGTCTGACCACAACAATCAACTTGCAATTCAGATTGCTCAGAAAGCTAAGGGTATGGGTCGTGAATTCTCTAACGTTTTGATTAACGGTAACTCCACAACCAACGCTAAACAGTTTGATGGTGTCGCAAGACTGGTTACTTCCGATCAGACCATTGACGGAAAAGCCTCAGCATTGAATTTTGCAATGCTTGACGAACTGCTCGATAAAATCCCAAACGGCGCAGACGTTCTTGTTATGAACCGTCCGACGATTCGTGCATACCGTCAGATTCTTCGTGCTACCTCTGGCACTGACGCTGTTATGCAGATGCTTCCTGCTTTTGGTCATCCCGTACTGGTTCATCAGGGAATGCCGATTCTAATGAATGAATTCATTCCGATGGCGACTGACGGCACTTGCCCGATTTATGCTCTTCGTGCAAATGAACTTGACGGTCTGCATGGTCTGTTTGGTGGCGATACTGCTGGTATAGTTGTCGAAAACATCGGCACTGTTCAGAACAAAGACGCTATTCGTACTCGCTTGAAGTGGTACTGCGGTCTTGCTCTCAAATCCACCAAGTCTCTTGCTTGTCTGAAGAATGTTCAGATTGGTGAGAAACCCACTACTGGCGGCACTGGTGGAAATCAGGGCGGTACAGGCGGCGGTAACTAAGCCTTAACTCACTTTTGAGTTAATCAAGACACGGGCGGGAAACTTCCCGCCCTTATTTGAATAATCTCCATGAAACTTAAGATTAAACAGGATGGCCTGAGCAATTACACGGGTTATCTGCAAACAATTCATTTCACGAATGGGCTTTCTGACCGTGATGTGAAGCACAACGAAGCAATTCGTATTTCGGTCGTTATGGCTTGCGTTTGGGAAGACGGCTCTGAAGTTTCGAGAATCGTTGACAATACTCAGATTTCCGCCCCGATTGGCCGTGTCACTCGTGATGTCTATGTAAAAACAGAGGTTGTAGCAGGCAATGACTCCGATCAGCCCGAGTTTATTCATCACGACGAAAAGCCGAAAAATGCCGTAAGTAAGACGATTGTCGAGGTCTTGCCTCCTGCTGAGGAAGTTCCTGAAATCATCATTCGTTATACCCGAGAAGAATTAGAAAAGATTGCAGACGAAAAGGGTATTAACGGCTTAAGAGACGTTGCAACACCTCTCGGAATTAGAGACACATCAATTCGCAAACTGATTGAGAAGATTTACGCCATTGCAGGCAAAGAAGAATGAACGTTTATATTTCAGGAAATGCCGTTGAATCAACTATCGCGTTAAACGACGATGCTGGTAATCCGATTGCCAACGTTGTGTCTGTCGTTTATCGAGTCATTGATTCAGAAAGCAAAGAATTAGTTAAGTCTATGGTCTATGTGCCAGACGGCGAAGACTATCCTGAAATAACTGAAACTCCTGCCGAGCCTGAAGAGCCTGAAGTTTCTGAAGAGGCTTTAAGCGAAGAACCTTCTGAAGAACCCGTACCCGAAGAACCTTCGGAAGGGCCGACCGAACAAGAGACTATCTCGGAAGTCACCGTTTTGACTTCTGAAGATGTCAATACTTTGAATGAAGATTCTTCCAGAGACATTCGCATTATTTGCTTGAAAGCAAAGACTAAAACAGGTGCGGTATTTTCTCTTGAATATGCTTATGGATTGACTGTATCCGACCCTCTGCAAGTCGGCGTCAATTCTTTTATGACATATCGTCAAGCCCAAAAGATGGCTATGGATATGCCGAAACTTAACAACTGGGAATCCATGTCTCAGTCTCAAAGAATCTCTGCATTACTCGAAGCGAAACAGAGAATTTGCAGATTAGCTTTTGACTTCGGTCAGGTTCAGCTTGATATGACAAAACAAGATTATGTTGTTCAAGCCGCTGGTAAGCCAAGATGCGTTCAAGTCGGAGAGATTTTTGGAGTTTATGGCGGCTCAGTGAAGCTGGAAGACTTGTCTGTAGAAGACTTTGAAGCTCTTCCGACAAAATTTAGAACCGCTTTGATGCAGGCACAGCTTGCAGAAGCCAATGATGTATTGGAAGTTGACTCTATTGCAGAAAGACGCAGACAGGGCTTGATTCTTGAAACCATCGGTGAAGTTAAGCAGATGTTCTCAAGCATTATTCCCGCTCAAATGGCTGTTTCTTCTAAAGCTATGAGTTATCTGTCCAGATATTTAGCAAGCGGTAAAAAGATTGGTAGAAGTTAATGACTAAAATTCTTGGTGTCTATTTTCCTAAAGACGCAGACCTCTACGCCCAAAGACAGACGAACATCTACGAACAGTTTTTGAAAGCGTTAGAAGCAATCATCTTCGGCATTCGTGGTTCTAATATGCCGATAACACCGAGCGTCATTAAGAAAGCGGAAATCGAATTTGAACGACATAAACAGATCGCTATTGATCTGTTGAGCGAAGGTGACATGTTGTATCCCTTCGAGAATGCAAAGTTCTTAGAAGCTCTGTATGTGCGTGAGAATAGGTTCTTTGAAGCAAATAAAGCAACCTTCTTAAGCGCTATCAAGTTCGGAAGTCTTGAGGTTTATCACCTCTTTGAAGCTCATGGCGGTTTCGGACTTCTTGCACAGCAGAAATCAACAGAGATCAGATGGACGATTAGAAGCGCTAACGGTTCAAAACTGGATGCTTGTAAGGCTTTCTATGTTGATCACAGAGACTTCGCTTACCAAACGTTTATCGACATGATCGTCGAAGAAAACCCCGATGCAACTGAATTCGGCGTTACGTTTGAAGACCCGATAATGCTTGCGTTTAATACTGAAGCGATTAAGCGTAACGACTTAGCAGATCGAAACAACGAGCGCAGAAAGAAGTTCTTCCACGTCGGTTCAAATAACTGGATTTCTGGAGCAGGGAAATGACGCTTTTTGTCCCTAATCAACGGTGCGTCATCGTAAAAATGAGCGCTATGGATATCTACGGACAAAAGCACGTTGATCGAAGAATCAACGAAAACTGCGCCATTTTGAAGTCTAAGAAGAACTCCACAAAGTCTTCAGTACGTGCGGACTCTTCGGCCTCACGAGGCAACGCACAAGAGATTACAGCCGATTATTGGCTGATTTTAGAAAAGAATACACAGGCTGAAATCGATGACCTGATTGAATTCAGAGGTCTGAGATTAAAGATCATTGGTCTTCATCCGAGATTTAGTATCCGAGGAGATCACGATCATACAGAAGCTACGTGCAAAATTTGGAACGAAGCGAGCGACGAATGATTGATTTTTTGGCATTAGCAAAGCGACTTGAAGAGAAGGGTTGCGGAAAATGCGCAAAAGATATTTTCGTTGACACCTTACCCTCAGAAAGTTCGACGGGAATCGTACTTCGTTCATCAATTTCTGGCGACACAATCGACTATGAGCTTCCAGGATTTATGAAAGCGACTTTTCGATTGATCGCAAGAGCGGCGAATCACGGCATTGGACAAGAGATGCTTCAAAAGGCTACTGATGCGCTTTACATAGAGCAGTCGGAGGTTGTTGGCAGTATGAACGTTCGCATTTGCAGACCGATCACCACTCCAATGATTTTCCCTTTGTCAAACGGTAATTTGCGTGAGTTCTCAGTAAATATGCGAATTATCTATGACGAACTTCCGCCTGAAAAGGTAGAACCACCTTCAATTTCAACAACAAAAACAAGAAAGAAAAATGGCAAGTAATACAAAAAATGTAAAACTTGGCGTATGCCGTGTTTATTTCGGTGACAAAGAAGAAGACCTTGGCTATACCAAGGGCGGTGTCGACGTTTCTATTGCAACAGAAACACATGAAGTTACCGTTGACCAGCTCGGCAATACTCCAATTAACGAGTACATCACTGCTCGTACCGCTGAAGTGACTGTTCCTTTAGCCGAAACAACTCTTGAGAATGCCGTAAAGATTATGCCTGGCGCAAAACTTCTTACAGACGCGGAAGACACAACGAAGCGTTATGTTGAAGTCCCGACTGGTTGCGGTCTGTCCTTACTGGACTTTGCTCAGAGACTTCGTTTGCATCCGATTGCAAACGCTGAAGATAATCGTGAAGACGATTTCATTCTCTTCCGCTCTGCCACTCCGGGTCAGATGGATTACTCCTATAACGTTGATGAAGAAAGAGTCTTCTCCTGCACCTTCAAGGGTTATCCTGATGAAGACGGCAAGCTCTTTGCTTTAGGTGACGTTACCGCTATGGCAAGTGGAGAAGCCCCCAAACCCGATGAGGGAGACAAAGGAAATTTTGATTCTGCCGCCACTTACGACACTCCCGTGACGGGCGTTTATACAGGTATTCTGCACGACGCCTCTAATACCGTTGCAGATAACGCTATCTGCACTGGCTATTCGGTAGTCGCTAAGAGCAATGGCGGCAATCAGGTCAAGGTTTCCATCAGCGCAACAGATGTTGTCAATCACCAAAATGGTCAGGGTAAGATGGGCCATTGGGTTGGCTTTGCAATTGTTGCTCCGACAGGTGTTGACGGCTTTAAGTATGCCAAGGGCGCTGACGGCGTTTTAGGCGCAGTTAATCCGCTTGAAGAAAATGTAAAAGATACAGAAAGCGGTTTTGCTATGTATGTTGACCATACTCAAAACGGCATGGCTGACTCTGTTATCAAGTTGCAGTGGACTAAGGGCGGTGCAGACGAAGGCGCTATGACTTATTACGTCATCGACACTTCTGGCGTAACTAACGCTTAACCTTAACAATTATGGCGAAGACCCCCAAAAAGATCACCTTGAAAGAGGTGAACAATGATGAATGGGGGTCTTTGTATTTGCAGTTAGAAAAACTCAAACAAAGAGTTCCCCAAGCTGGTAAGGTTCATCTTTATAACGAAGCCCAAAGAGTCAAAGACATGGCTAAGAAAATGGCACCTTTTGAGGAGGGTTTCTTAGAGGGCGCTATAAAAGTTGAGTCTTTCAATAGAGAGGGCGGTAAGGGACAGCTTCGAAACGAAAAAGGTCAGTTTGAATCCAATACCTTCGTGATTGGTGTCGATGCTAATGCGATGGCCGACGACAATATGCGTGTCGGAGATTACGCTGTTGAAGTTAACGAAAACCTTCCTCCGAGTGTTGGGGCGCCGTGGTTTAAAGGTAAGGGAACAATTGCCAAACAAGAAGATACAGGTGTCGAAGCTGGCGGTATGTTCATGGCTCGTGCTTGGGATTGGGCTATGGCCGAAGGTAACATTGTCGGAAATCTCAAACAAGCCCTAAAGAAGAGAATCAAAGATTTCATCCGACGCAGAAAGTAATTGATTTTATTTTAAAAAGATGCTAATATAAGTAGTTAATTACTTACTATTAGTCAGTACAAAAGAACAACAATAAATGGCTGGCGTTTACGATACAAAAAACATCAAATTAGGCGTTTGCCGAGTTTCTTTCGGTGGCGTTGATCTCGGATACACCAAAGGTGGTGTTGACGTTTCCATTACTACAGATACTCACGAAGTAAACGTTGATCAGTACGGCGATGCTCCTGTAAACGATATTATTACTTCCCGCAGAGTTGAAGTAACGGTTCCGCTTGCAGAAACGACGCTCGAAAATGCCATTTCCATCATGCCTGGCGCATATCTTGTCACCGATAAAGAAGATGCGACCAAACGCAGAATCGAGGTTCCTACTTCTATCGGAACTTCTTTAATCGACATTGCTCAAGAACTCGTTCTTCATCCTGTAACTAACGAAAGTTGGGAAAGAGAAGACGATTTTGTACTTTACAAGTGTGCAACTTCAGGCTCTGTCGAATTCAGCTACAAGCATGATGAAGAAAAGATTTATCCAGTGAAGTTCAAAGGTTACACAGACGATAGAGGAAGACTCTTCGCTATGGGCGACATCACTGCAACTGCTTAAATTTTATTGTGCAGGTTGCGATAAGAAGAAAGAAAAGGGCAATCTGCACATTTTTTTAACAACCTACCTTTTCAGATAACAATGACAAAACTCTTAAACATTGACACCATTGCTCCCCTCGAAAACCGTTCTATTACGCTGAACGGCAAGACTTACAAAGTTTCCGAAACAACCGTTAAATTGTTCTTGGAAATTGCAGAATTTGAAAAGCAAAACGCAAACGTTGAAACACTTCAAGATCAGATCAAAGCTATGACGACTTTGATTAGCAAATTCATTCCTGATCTGCCAGAAGAAGTGTTGATGGGAGCAACGATTGAACAGCTCGGTACGATTGTTCGGTTTATCCGCAACGACATCCCTGACGAAGAGTTAGAGGGGGCGGTAAAAGCAAAAGAATCTGCCGAGACTACTGAAGAGGCGACAGCAGAGGGAAAGTAACACCACCGACAATTGAAAGTATCGACTTTGGATACTTCTTTTGTCGGGTTATGCATTTTTATGGAATCGGCTATAGAGAGTTACTTTCTGTACCGATTCGTTTTTTTTGGACGTTAAGTTCAAATATCGACCGCATACAAGCGTCGTTTGATGTCAGAACCCTCAGCGTTCAGCACGTGGCTGTAGCTACGGGAATGGCAGGAGGAGAAGGGGTTAAGAAGTTGCGTGAAAGCCTTGAGCTTCAAATTGGAGAGACGCAGAAAGTTAAATTTGACCCAATGAGCGAAAGACTAAATCGCTCTCAGTTCAATGAACTGAAAAACACGATTCGCAGACAAAACAACAAGAATAAGAAATAAGGCGAAAGATGTCAGATATTATCAGCTCACTGTCCGTATCTTTAAATTTAGATGCGCAGAGATATCGAAAAGAAGTTGAGAAGTCTAAGCAAGAAACCACTCGACTTCAGAAAGAATTGCAAAATGTTCAGAAGGTTGGGCAGGAAGCGATTGACGCTCTGACATCTCATTTTGTCAAAGATGCTAAACAAATCAAACGCACAGTTGATGATATTGGAAATAGCATTCAAGACATTCGTGACAAGGGCTTAACTGTCACTCAACAAAACCGCATCTATGCCATGACTTATGGCAAAAATGGGAAAGGGCGCAAAACCGATCCTTACTTAAAAGCAGGTGCGGGCTGGGCGATTGACCGCTTGCTTGACGCTAAATCAATGGGCAAGATGCGGGAATACCTCAAGCTTTTAAGTGGAGGTATTGGCTCGTTTGTGGGGAAAAACGCTAAGACGTTCTCGAAATTGAACGGTTTTAATTCCGAGTATGAAAAACAGTTGCGTCTTCAAAAGCAACAGTTAGAAATTTTCGGTCAAGTAAATCAAGCGTTAAATACTCGAAAACGGTTGCTGGGTCAAATAGCGGTTGATGAAAAAGCCTTGGCCAAACTTCAATCATCAACGCCTAAATATGCAAACACACAAGAATACAAAAGACTGCTTGGAAGATTAGATGCTAATAAGGCAAGACTTGCAAGTGAAACTCGATATATTGATGAAATGCAAAAGTCTGACTTGTATAGACAAGCCAGAGCCAATGTAAAGAGTTTTGGAGTTGTTTACAACAAAGAAAGTGGAAAATTTACAGATTTTCAGCTTAAAGAGTTAGCCCAAGATCAGGCTTATCAGAACGCTAAGTTAGTTCATTCAAAACAAGCACAGCTTGATCTTCAAAATCAAATTACAAGATCTATTGAAAACACTAATAAGCTGGAACGAAAACGTCTCAGAACTCTCGAGCAACAATCCAAATTACAAGAAAGACAAGCTCGAAACCTTGAACGCCAAAAATATTATCTTCAACGAGATATTAGAGGTGGTCTTAGTGATGTTTTGATGTTTGGCGGCGGAGCTTTCCTCGGCGACCGTATGATTCGTGGCGCTTTTGAAAGTGTTGCTAAACTTCAAAAAATGGAGTCTCAGGTTGATACTTGGGGTTTAAATAAAAAAGATCGTCTGCAATTTGATGCTATTGCCGATCGAATTCTAAAATCATCTCCTCTTCTTTCTCGTGCCGAAGCCATTGATGCAACTCTTGCGGGCATGACATCTATGGGCCACTTTGACCCCAATGCCTTGAAGATGGTTCTTCCCGAAGCAGTCAAGTATGCGCAGGGCAGTAAGATTCTCGGCTATACCGACGATACGATTGCTAACGTCATCAAGAACTACTTCGGCGTGGTCGAAGCTAGACAGCAGACCATGGACCCTGGCGCCATGCTGAAGACATTCAAAACCCTTTGGCAGGTTGAAAATGTCACGGGCGGTAAAGTTACCGTTAAAGACTTTGAAACGATTCTAAGAAACCTTGGCCCAGGCGCTCCTTTGATGACCGATGAGGGTTTGCTGAACCTCGTTGCTTTTGCTGAACAGATCAAAGTAGCTGGTCACGGTGGTGGCGGTGGAGCCGGAGCAGGTATCTCCACAGTCGGTAACTTGATCAAGATGTTGCAGTTAACTGCCTCTGGTAAGCCGACATCTATCAATGCCAAGAAGATGATGGCAGAGCTATTCAACATCAATCCTGATGGTTCCATAAAGCGTCTGCTTGATACTGACGTCGACGGAAACGCAACTTCAGGAGGAATTACCTTTGTTCAAGCTATGAGCAATATGAAAAATATTGCCCAGCAAACAATGGAAATCCTTGGCGGAGCGGACAAGGCTATCGCAAAAGCTGGTTTTGACGACAAACAGGGTATGTGGGACGACCCCGTTAAAACGATGGGCGCCATGCGTGAAGCGTTTTTACGAGGCACCTACATGGATAGAAACGGAAATTGGGACGAAAAGAAAGCTCGTACCTTTTACCGAGACGATCAGATTGATTTTAAGAATAAGAAACTTAAGAACGTTAATGTCTTAGATGAGCAGAAAGCAATTACCTCTTTAATTGCTCAAATGGGCTTCCAGCACCGTACCACAACGGCTATGGCAACCTTCATGAACCCGTTCTTCTTAAAGCGTTCGGGTTACACCATTGAGTCTGCAAAAAATCAAATTAGTCCTGGCGAATTCTTCTTGGAACAATATAAGAAGGGCAACTGGAATGTTGCGTCTCAAGAATTCACGACGGCAATGACTCGTTTAGGCGAGTCTATGAAGCCGTTGGTTGCGGACTTCGCTGATCTCACAAGAACAGTTTCCAAATTCATTACAGCTATTGCTGAATTTAATGAAAGTCATCCGCTTTTAACAACCTTAAACGGTATGCTGGCGGCTACTGTAGCACTTGCTCCCGCTGTTGGTATGGTTGCAATGGCTTTCGAGCGTCTTAACGGTGTTGCAAATAGCCGAATGGCTTTAAAAGCCCTTGAGACTGCTGAAAAAAGAAAAGCATGGGAAGAGGCATCAGGTTGGGTTTCTAACGTTGGGCCAAAAAGCCCTCGTGAAAGAACCGAAACATTAAAACAGCATTTCAACGGGAAAATTGGTTTTAATACCCAGCTTCCGACCGCTTATGAAGAATTAGATGGATTTTGTAAGAAAGTAAATTCTCGTTTGTTCAGACTTTATACGTCTGTCTCAAGCATCGTTACTAAGATTGGCGGACTTTTCTTGAGAATGATTCCTGCTGTCGGTACAGCTTTGCTTGCTTTTGATTTAGGCTCAATCGTCGCTCATTGGTTTGCCGATCTTGAAGTTAAGGTTGATGGAGAAACAAAGCGTATTGGCGACATCATCGACGAAAAACTTTCAGAGCTGAAAGCTAAGTGGGAAGCTCATGGTATCTTTTGGGAAAAAGAAAAAGAGACCACTAAGAAGGTTCAACAACAGCATCAAGCTGTCGATGACATTGAAAACATAAAACTTCTTATTGGCGAATTTGCTGGACAAGCGTTTACTGAAAAACTCAGAACCCAAATAGTCAATGGTCAGGTATCTCCCAGCGGTTATATTGAAGACCCGCAAACAGCAGTTGTTGGAGCCAACGGCGAAACGGTTTCTGAGTTGGTTTCTTTACTGCAAAACAAAGGGTTCCTTCGCAACGACTTTGACATTACGTCGTCTGTCAATCGTGACGATATGCTTAAAGAGCTTATCAACGCCTTGATTAAGCTCGAACAAACCGAAGGTCTGTTGAAAGATGAAATTGCCAAGGGTTATGGCAAACCTCTTACAACTCACCTCAGACAAGATAAAAACGGATACGTACAGTACGAAAGAACTGCTGAGTTCGAGAAAGGCGATCAAATTTCTGCCTTATTTAAAGACTATGAGAAGAAGTTTAAAGAGGCTGAAGATCGAATCTTAAATGGGAAGATTTATTCCACGTATTTCAATACGCAAGGAAACGATCAGCCCATTGAATTTGCCAATCTCTATAAGTACCGTGAACAGGTATTAAAACACGACGCTAAAACAGACGAAGAGAAGAAGAAAAAAGCAGAAGAATTAGCTCGTGTTGATAAGCAAATTGCCGATGCAAGAGCAGAAGAGTATGACTCTCTTACAAACTTGTGTAGTGTTATAAAAGATAGCAAAGAGGCCATTTTTGCGTTCTCTAATTTGCTTAGAGGCTTGACTAACGAACAATTCCGAAAGATGGGATTGACTTCTCTAGCCGCCGATAACATTGGCATGAGCAATTGGATTTATGGCGTGATTCAACAAACAATCGCTAATAAAGGTGGTTCGGCTGTAGATGAAGCCTCAAAACTTTATTATGCGGGCGAAAATAGTCATGTTGTAACCGACAAAAACGGCAAAAAGGCTTGGAAGGGTTCCCCAAATACTCAGCTTGCGGATAATAAGAAGGGCGGGACTCCTCCAACTTATTACGTTCCTCAAAATGTTAAGTTCTTGAACACTCTGCAAGCGCAGATTGATGAAGGTAAGGCAAATACTCTGTCTTTACTTGCGGGACAAGGTAAGAAGGGTATGGATTATGCCCGAGCTTTTGTCTTGCAGAAACTCCTTAACGGCGGTCTTTCTTTAAGCAACAAGAACCCGCAAGATTCTCCCTATCTTATTGATAAGAAGAAGGGCTTAACTGCTGATAATGTCAATTGGGATGCAAAAGACCCTGTTACCAAGAAGACGCTAAGAGAGCTTGCCCAGATGAAATATCTGGCAGAGCAATTTAAGTTAGCCGAAAATGCGGCTTCTAAATTTGCTCAAAGTACAGCAAAAGCTGAGGAAGATTTAGACGCCGCCTCTGAATTGGTTGCGAATGGTGGTGTTGAAAAACTCCCGACGGCTATTTCATCCTTGAATCGAGAAGCGGCCAAACTTCTTAGTCAGCTTGACAAGAATTCTCCTGTTTATAAGTTGATGGAAGAGAATGCCAATCATGCGAAAGCGATTGTCGCTCATGCTGAGTTAAAGTCCAGCACAGCTTCGGACATGAAAGAGATCAAAGCTCTCGAAGCTGAAAGATTGGCTTACGGCATGAATTCGACCAATGCAAGTTGGACAAAATATCAAGCCGAAAGAAAACAACAGAACGATAATTTTAATTTTAAGATTGCTAACTTAGAGAAACAGAAAGCAACTCTTAAAAATGCCGATGAAATTAAGGCAATCAATAAATCCATAGAACAAGCTCAACAAGAACACAATAAAAAGATGTCTGAGCTTGATCTCAAGTGGATTCGAGATAACGCTACGGCGGGTCAGCAGTTAGTTGTTCAATGGACTGATCTTTCTAAAGCATTGAACGATCTTCAGTCTGAGATGATGAACGGTTTCGTCGACATGACTGAACAGATGCTTGACGGCAATCTCGATTCTTGGCGTGATTATGCGTATAACTTGCTGAGACTTATTAGAAGACAGATTCTTCAAGGTACATTTGCTCCGTTATTGTCTGTCATTAGCGGAACCGTAAATAAAGGCATTGCTAGTTTCTTGGGCGATGATGTTGAAGCTCAGAAACAGGATGCGAACATAAATCAAGCTGGCGTCCAAGCCTACAACATGCTTGGAAATGGTTTCTATAGTTTACTTTTTGGAAAGCAGTTAAGAGGGAAGAATCCGCCTATAGTTACCCCGCCGACTTCCGAGCAAATTCAAGCCCAAAACCCTGCTTTAGCTGGCGAAGATACTTCAATAGATCAGCTTGCTTCCAACGAAACAATGACATCTTGGTGGGGAAGTTTTACTTCTTCTTTCTCTGAAGGTTTTGGTTCCTTGTGGAGTTCGACGAAAGAAGTTTTCTCTTGGATGGGGAGCGGAATTTCTTCTCTTGCGGACGGCTTCATGGAACTTTGCGGGAACCCAATTGAATGGCTTAAGAATGCCTTTACTTCGGCTGCCAATGTCATTGTTGAATTTATTACCTCCTTAACAGCCAATAGTTCCGCTAATGCGGTCACAAGCGTTCTCGGAACTGTTATTGGCGCCATTGGAGGAGGAATAGCAGGGAGTGCTGGTAGTTCCGCTACAGCATTTGCAAATGGCTCGGCGGGCGCAACAGGTGTCTCTATGGGTGGTGCTGGCGGCGTAGGAATTAAGGTAGCAAATGCAAACAACTTGGGGTGGTACGCACCCACTTCGTTTAAAGCCAACGGAGGAATTGTCACTTCTAATGGGGAAGTAGATCTTCGCAAATATGCTCGTGGCGGTATTGCGACATCTCCTCAATTAGCAGTATTTGGCGAAGGTTCAATGCCTGAAGCGTTTGTTCCTTTACCTGACGGTCGCTCAATTCCCGTTTCGTTTAGAGGTGCGGGAGCTGGTGAATCAGTTGGGGGAAATAATGTAAGTATCGTTATTAACGTAAGTAACACAAACAACAACTCTTCAGAATCTCAATCCACCGATGCAACTCAAGCGGGCAAAGATTCTTCTGATATGGCAAAACTTGCCAACAGAATCAAGATGGTTGTTAGACAAGAAATCGTCGCACAGTCTCGTCCTGGCGGACTTCTTGCGGGAGCATAAATGGAATATCCGAAATTTACTTGGAATCCCGATCTTGGGGCAACTTGTGAGGAGCAACCTTTCGTAAACGTCACCAAATTTGGTGACGGTTACGAAGCTCGTGTTGGTTATCTAATCAACGCTACTCCTCGAAATTGGTCTGTAACTTTTACCACAAACCTTGAAACTCACACTGCAATCAAGAAGTTTTTGAGAGAGCGGGGAGCCTCTGAAACTTTTGAATGGAAAACGCCAGAGGGAGAGATTCTTCACTTTGTTTGTCGCTCTTGGATAGGCAAACAAACAAGTTTCGGAGTTTTTGAAGTGTCTGCAAAATTTGAACAGGTATTTGAATGACGATTCAAACAGAACAACAAAAATTAGCTCCGACAGCTCTAATCGAGATGTACGAGCTTACATTGCCGAACGCCGAAGCAAACGAAGAACCTTTTAGATTTCACTGCGGTACATCAGGCTTTAGCACAAACATAAAATGGAAGGGCAAAGAATACATTGCTCTTCCTATTGAAACTGAAGGCTTTGATATCAACACTCAGGGCAGTCTCCCTAAACCAAAACTTAGAGTTGCTAACGTCAACGGCATTTTCTCAGCATTACTTAGAGAATGTGATGACTTAATCGGCGCAAAGCTAGTTAGAAAGAGAACTTTTGCTCGGTATCTCGACGCAGACAACTTCCCTAATGGCAACGATTCAGCAGACCCAACACAAGAATTCCCTTCTGATATTTGGTTTGTTGATAAAAAGACTACTGAAACTCGGTATCTCATTGAGTGGGAGTTAGCTAGCGCCTATGACCTTCAAGGCGTGAAACTTCCGAGAAGACAAATTATTCAAAACTCTTGTCAGTGGCGTTACAGAGACGGTAATTGTAATTATCAAGGCGCCTTTTACGACAAGAACAACAAACTTACAACCAACGCAAAAGAAGATACGTGTCCTAAGACTTTAAAAGCGTGTGAAGTCCGTTGGTATTCCTACGGCGGTCAAGGGTGCATTCTGCCCTTCGGCGGTTTTCCTGGAGCAACGAGAAGCTAAATGAAAGTAACTAAAGAACTTTTTAATTTGATGAAAGAAGCGGGAATTAGAAACTTTCCCAAAGAATCTTGCGGTTTGATCTACAAAAGAGGTAAGAAAGGCGTTCCAGTTGAATGCAAAAATATCTCAAGTGAACCTGAGCATAACTTCTTAATTTCTGCCTCTGAATACGCTGAAGTGCTCTGCAAAGGAGAAATCATCGGAGCATGGCATACGCACTGCAATACCGACGCAAAACCGAGCGACGCAGACAAACAAGGATGCGAAAACACCGAGATGACTTGGTTTATCGGAGAGGTGCATAAGAATGAAAAGGGCGAAATTTATTTTGGCGAGAACATTGAAGTTCTTGTACCTACTGGTTTTATACAGCCTTTGGTCGGAAGAAATTACTGCTATGGCACGTTTGACTGCTATACCCTCCTCAGAGACTACTATAAGCAAGAATACGACATCGACTTAGGTGAATGGGAACGGGACGAAGACCCTTGGATGAATGAAGAGGGCTACTTCGAGCGCAAAGCCTCTGAAATTGGTTTCCAGAAAATTAACGGTACGCCGAAGAAAGGCGACATCTTCTTGATTCAGATGGGTACAAACGGCGCTGATCACGTTGCTATCTATGTTGGAGACGACAAGATTCTCCACCACATCAACAGTCGTCTTTCCAACACAGATATTTATGGCGGGTCTTATTGGCAGATGCATACGCTTTCTCATTGGAGACACAAAGATGTTAACGAAAATCTATCTTGAGGGAGCAATGGGTAGAAACTTTGGCAGAGAGTGGATGCTTGACATTCATACGCCAATAGAAGCCCTTCAACTCATACAAGCAAATCTTCCGAGGTTTGGTCAGTGGATTCGAGATAATCTCAAACGCTATGAGAAGTGCATGATTATCTGCAAATATGCGAACGGAAGAATCGAAGCGCTAAATGAACAAACAATGCTCATGCACAAAGAGGTGCAGGAAATTCATTTTGTTCCTTGGGTAGAGGGCGCAGGCAAGGCTTTTCAATACGTTGCGGCCGCCGCAATGATTGTTGTCGGAGCAGTGCTTTGTTACTTTGCTCCACCTGCTGGCGGTTGGATGATGAGCATGGGTACAAGTTTGCTTGTCGCTGGTGGCGGTATGTTATTAAGCGCCATTGTTACGGCAATTATGGGACGAACGAAGAGCAATAAAAGCGACGATGATCAAACCTCTTACTACTTCAACGGCGCTCAGAACACAACCCGACAGGGCGTTCCTGTTCCTCTGATTTTCGGTCGTTGCAAGGTCGGTTCAGCCGTTATCAGCTCTTCTATTAACGTTTCAGATCAAAGCGTTACTCCGACAGGCAAGCCTGGAATTGTTGAAGTGGTTAAAGACAGAAAAGGCGTTCAATGAAAAATTATGTAGCTGGTGCTGGTGGTGGTAGTAAAGGTAGCAAACAGTCTAACGACAAAAACACTCTTTTCTCGATTGCCTCTCTTCAAGTCTTGGACTTAATCTCCGAAGGTCAGATCGGGGGTCTTGTTGACGGTGCAAAATCAATTTATTTTGATGACGTTCCTCTTCAAAACCAAACAGGCTCTTTTAACTATGACAATGTTTACGTAAAAGAAGCTAGAGGCACGCCCTATCAGGACATGATGCAGGGATATGAGAACACCGTTATCCCCATTGAAGTAGGCGCAGAAGTCAAAAACGGTTTTCCTGTTGTTCGTTCGATTACTGAGACAATTGCAGACAAAGTTCGTTGCGCTGTCTCCATTCCTTATCTTTATCGAGTTGATAACGGTCTAAAGAAAACCTCGATTGAGTTTAAATTTGAAATTGCCATCAATAACGATGACTTCGTTGATTACGGCACGCAAAAAGTTGAAGGCAAAACTTCTTCTCAGTATCAAAGAAGCTACACGTTTAACCTTCCTCAGCGGGATTCTAAGGGCAAAGCGCCCGAACGTTGGTTAATCAGACTGACTAAGTTATCTCCCGAAGCGGATGATGACTATGTGGCGGCGTTGAGTTTTACAACGATGTTTCTGATTTCAGAAACAAAGCTCAATTATCCGAACTCGGCCATCATTGGTATCTCTGCGACGGCTGAGAATCTTTCTTCTATTCCGACACGTTCTTACATTGTTGACGGCTTGATTCTTCAGGTTCCGAGCAACTATGACAAGAAGACCAACACTTATAACGGAATTTGGGACGGCACCTTCAAGATGGAGGTTACCGACAATCCCGCTTGGATTCTCTATGGCCTGCTGACTAATACTCGTTGGGGTTTAGGCGAATTCATTAAGCCCGAGCAGATCAACAAAGCAAAGCTCTATGAGATCGGCCGTTATTGTGATGAATTAGTTGATGACGGCTTAGGTAAGAAAGAAAAACGATTCTCAATTAACACTCAGGTTACTGAGCGTTCTGAAGCCTATGAGTTAATCAACTCCATTACTTCTGTCTTCAGAGGTATGACCTATTGGGCGATGGGTCAGGCAAACTTCACGTGCGACAAACCCACTGAGCCGTCGGTTCTTTTCACTCAAGCCAATGTTGTTAACGGAGAGTTTCGTTACGCTGGTTCTTCCAGAAACGAGCATCATTCTGTTGCTTTAATCACTTGGAACGACCCCGATCAGAACTACAAGCAGGTTGTAGAGTATGTTGAAGATCGTGAATTGATTGAAAAATGGGGCGTTAGACAGTCTGAGTTAACGCTTTTCGGCTGTACCTCCCGTGCTCAAGCAATTCGTGCTGGCAAGTGGATTCTCTACACTGAGCAGTATGAATCCGACATGATCTCGTTTACTGTCGGTTTGGATGCCGCTTTAGTGCTTCCAGGCGACATTATTAAGATTCACGACCCGTATCATGCTGGCAGAAGACTTGGCGGACGCTTAAAGTCTTGCACAACTACTTCAGCCGTTCTTGATGCAGTAACGCAGTTAAAGAGTGAAGCTAATCCGAAGATTTCAATTCGGATGCCTGACAATACATTCGTCACGAGAACACTGAAAATCTCCGATGACGAGCCAAGAGCTGAAGTCTTTTGGGACGAACCTCTGCCCGAACTTCCCGTTGACTATGCAATTTGGATTATCGAAGAAGAAAATCTCGTACCTCAGATTGCACGTGTCGTAAACATCGCTCAGGGCGAAGATAAGGGCACCTTCAACATTGATTGTATTAGCTACAACAAAGGCAAGTACGATCTGATTGAGAAGGGTTGGGAGATTCAGCTTCCCAATACCTCTGAAATTGACCCGTATGATGTTGGCAAGCCAAATAACCTCAACATCTCGGTTTCCATTTCTAAGTCTGCTACAGGTATTAGAACAGGTAATCTTGAGCTTTCTTGGACGGCTGGTAAGAACAATGCTTCTTGGGTTGTCGAATATCGGACCGAAGACAAAGACGGTAACGGAGACGAATGGACTACGGTAGAAGTTAACTCTCCGTACTACACGATCTCTAACGCTCAGAACGGCCTTTATCACATCAAAATTTACGCAAAAGGCGTTCTTGGTACGCTTTCTACTGAGCTTGAGACTTACTACGACGCTGAAGATTCTTTACCGTCTCCTGACGATATTCAGGACTTCACAATTACTAAGCGCTCGACTTACTTACAGCTTGACTGGACACCCGTTGAAGGTGCACTCGGTTATGAAATCAGAATCGGTGATTCTTGGGATGCTGGCGAAGCGATTATTACGAACTTCGCGGGTAACTCGTTTGTTCATTATCAGGATAAAGCGGGCATTTATTACTACCATATTCGAGCGATTAACTCCGACGGCAGTCTCTCTAAGCACGTCACAACGACACGACTTGATCTTCATGCTCCGATTACACCTGAGAATTTCCAAGTTGTACGTTCTAATGAGCGTCTTGAGCTGAAGTGGGATAGCAACCCCGAAACCGATATTACTTTCTATGAAATCCGAGAAGGTATTAACTGGACGGCTTCTACGCTTGTTTGTCAGTCAAAACTCAATCATGCGACTATTCCGGTTGGCGCACAGACAAGAAGAAAATTCTGGATTAAAGCAGTTTGTATGCCGGGAATTTATTCTGAGTCTGCTGATTGGTATGAAATTGGCGTAACCAACGACAAAGATAAGAACATCATCATCGAAATGCACGAACGTGGATTAGGTTTCTCTAATCACCGAGTGTATATGTCTGATCGAGGTGACGATCTTGTCATGGACGATGATAGAAAGCGGTCGGAATACATCATCCCCGTCGATCTTTTCAAGAAGCATTATGCGCATAACTCTTTCTCAACCTCTGTCACAACGATTGCCTGCACTGGCGAAGATACAACTACTTGGGAAGATTTAACGTGCGACTTTGAAGCTCCTGGCGCAGAACGGGCTTGGAACTTAGAAGGAGACCAAGACGGTATCGTTGCTTATAAGCAGATTGCCCTTGAGTATCCGTTAGGCTCTTCGGATATTGAAGGAATTTCTCTTGAAAACACAACCGATACACTTTCGGGCAAACAGGCAATATCAGCTCAAGCACACTATGAACCCGCCCGATATGCTCTTGGAATGACAATGAACTTGATTACAAGCGCTAAGTGGCAGTTAGTTGATATGCCAGAGCACTTTAAATTCAGTTTTTGGTTTAAGACCAAAGATCAGGGTCGGAATAAGTGTGCCGAGATTCTGATAATGCAGACTCAAGACGGCACTGGCTGGTACAAGATTTACTACAACACGGAAGAAAAGACATTAAATCTTGCTTGCAGTGACGGTAAAGACATCTCTTTTGAAACTGAGTTTCTTGCAGATGATTACTTCTGCATTGCTTTCTATCAAACAAACGTCACTCGCGGCTTTGGTTACGGCATTCTTGGCAAGCAGGTTGAATTTAAAACGACACCCGCATTTCCGCAGGGTCAAATAAAACTATTGTCAGTGGGGAATTCTTAATTAACCTATTGACAAATTAGTTAAATTTTGCTAGACTTTTCGAGTTAAAGAATAATAATAAAATGATTAAATCTGACACCTTCAAATTAGTAGGCTCTCTCACAGCCGAACTTCACAAAGCAGACGGTTCCTACGAAGTTGTTCATAAGCACAATGCCATTCTTGATGTCGGTTTTGACTTCATTGCTGATGCTATTGGTAACGCTTCTGCCCGTCCTGCTGTTATGAGCTACATCGCTGTAGGTACAAGCACTACTGCCGTTTCTGTTGATCAGACAGCTCTTCAAACTCAGTTAATGGCGAAAGCGGCCACATACGCTCATACTGCTGGCACAAAAACGTTTACTTTTGAGACGACCTTCAATAAGGGCGAAGCCACAGGCGCATTGACCGAAGCAAGCGTACAGAATGCGGAAACTGACGGCATTTTGATTGACCGAGTTGTGTTCCCAGTTATCAATAAGGGTGATGACGATACTCTTAAGATGACATTTACTTTCACAATGTCTCAGCCTTCTAGCTAATGACAACCATTGTTGTATCTCCTGCTTCGACAAGATACAGAACATGGATTAGCGAGAATTCGGGCTTAGGGACTTGGGATGATCAGCGAGACTGGCTCTGGCATCATCCCACAAACTACACTGCATCAATAGATGAAGCCCTTGCGGTAAGCAAAACGTTTCGTTTTGACATTGAAAGCAATCTCAAAGAACTGCTGACTTTCTTAGAAGTTAAATCAGCGCAAATTCATGTTCCGTTTCGTGAAGCAATCGAGTTTGAAGACGCTCTGAACACTCTTTTAGTTCTGGTAAAAGAGTTTGAGGAGTTTTTTGTCGTTGAAGAGACGAAAACTGAGAAAGACATCAATAAAAATGTCGAAGATAAAATCTTTTTTGCTGAACATTTGGCAAAAGATGCGGAGCACATGGTCTTTGAGGCATTGCAACTGCTCGATCAATGTGATCGACAGATCGCTTGGATTAGAAATTACTCAGAGAACTACACGGTTGCAGAGACAAAGATCGAAAAAGACATTGGTGTCTATAAGTCACAGACACTCAATTTCTATGATGCGATTAAGGAAGTAGCCCGAGGTGTTATTTCCGACTTGTTCTTTCAAGAAGGGATTTGGACGAAAGAAAGTCTTGATAAATTCATGCGCAACGGCGGTCGTCATGTCGGATATACGACATTTAGAGAATTCATCACTGGTGACTACGAGTATCAAAAAGCGCTCTTCAGACTAGCTTTAGAAGCCACAACGGCTGACCGAGCATTAGTTGAGCAAATTGATGTGGCTATTGACGTTGATGACGTTTATGACCGAGGCTCTACAAGCGTTACGGATAAGAATTACGGCGCAACCGTTCACTTCTCAAGAGAATTCAGCGTTGCTCCTGAAGTGACGGTAACAATGCGTGGCGGAAATGCCTTAGAAGCCATTCGTCCGATTGTAAGTAATGTCAGCACAACTGGCTTTACCGTGATGCTCTATGACGTTGAGGGAAACAAAACAACAGGCACGTTTACGTGGACTGCGGCAGGATACTAAATGGCGGCACAAGGTTATAAAGAAATTCAATTAACGACACCGTTAAAAGACTCGTTGCCGTTAATTTTGCACAATGACGAAGCAAGCATTACGTGCAGTGCGGGAATTGTTTTCCCCGAAGAAAATCTGAAAGAGGGAATGCTTTGTTTCAGATCAGACTTACAACGGCTTTTTCAGCGCAGAAAGGGCGTTTGGGTCGATATTCTCGAAAGTCTTGATAACGACATCATCGAACTCGGTGAAGCGATTGTAGAAGCGTTTGACGAGGTTAATGAGGTTGTTCTTCAAACGAAAGCTGATGAAAGCGAATTTCAAGCATTGAAAACAGCTTTTGAGGCTTTTAAAGCGGATGTTGAAGCTAACTATGTGAAGAAGACAGAAGCAACTTCTACTTACTTGACTAAGAACGACTTCCAGACTCAGATTGACGAGGCTTACGCAAGTCTTGAATCTGCTTTAGGCGAAGAAACTGGTGCCGAAACCGAAACAGAAGCAGGTAGCTAAATGGCAACGATTAAAGAGTTAATTGAAAAAGCAGGTCAGGTTGCAGTATTAAAAGCACATCCAGTAGGTAGTTACTTCATTACCGAAGAAGATAGAAACCCCGCTGAAATTCTTGGACTTGGGGGGGGGGGAAGAACTTGGGTTAAACTCGAAGGTAGAGTTTTACTCGGAGCAAACTCAACTTATCCAGTAGGTAGTGAGGGCGGAGAGGCAACACATAAACTGAGCGTTAATGAAATGCCTGCCCATCAACATGATTACAGATTGTTTACTCAACTAGGTAGCACAAACAATGATGCTCAACAGGGCAAGTTTATGACCGCCATTCAAAATGCGGGAGCCTCGGAAGCATTTTTATGTGGGCCAGGAAAAAGTAGAGAAGCTCATATTATGGCTAGTGGCGGAAATCAAGCTCATAACAACCTACAGCCTTACAGAAGCGCATACATTTGGCGAAGAACAGCGTAATGAACTTAGAACAACTATTAGAAAAAGTAATTCAGAAAGCAAAGTTAGAAGCCCATCCAGTAGGGAGCTATTACTTTTCTGATGTATCTACCCCCCCCCAGTGAGATTTTCGGCGGGACATGGGTACAAGTAAAAGATAGGTTCATTCTGACCGCAGGTGACACTTATCAACAGGGACAAACGGGCGGTGAAGCAAGTCACACTCTAACGGCATCAGAATTACCAACGCACAGTCACTACATAACCAAACAGATTTTTATGGTTAGTAATCCTGGCGCAGTCTTCACGATCAACGATTCAAACTTTGATGCTTTGGCAGCCACTGACTGCGCCGTTGCAAGTGGTGGCGTTACGGTTCCCGACAACTTAAAAAGCATTGTCAACGGCGGTGGTGGCAATCAACCTCATAACAACCTTCCACCGTATGTAGTTACTTACTGTTGGAAACGAACAGCATAAATGAATTTAGAACAAGTCATAAACAAAGCAATTGAGAAGGCAGTTAAACAAGCAAAACTTGAACTGTATCCCGTCGGCTCTTACTGGCTAACAGAAGGTTCTCAGAATCCCGCTGATGTAATTGGGGGGGGGTATGGGAGAAGGTAAGAGGTCGGTTTCTATACGGTGAAACAGACACAATACCAGTTGGTACATTAGCTGGGGAATCGAACGTCACCTTAACTATAGAGAATATGCCGAGACATACTCACAGAGTGTACAAGGATGATTACTACTCGGCTAATAGCAACGGAGTAACTAACACCACTAATGCTTGGAAGCAAGCGTTGGTAAACGCAAGCAACACAAATTGCAATATCGCAACTGAATACGTCGGCGGAGGCCAATCGCACAACAATATGCCCCCTTTCCGATCAGTGTTCATTTGGCGCAGAACAGCATGACGAACTTAGAAGAAGTAATCAATAAAGCAGTCGAAAAATCGGTCAAAGAAGCAATATTGGCCGCGCACCCAGTCGGTAGTTTCTACTTTAGCGATAACGACGCTAACCCCGCTGAAGTGTTCGGGGGGGGGTATGGCAACGAATAGAAGGGGCATTTCTCTTCGGTAGAGATACTGCTCCCGCTATGGGTCAGACGGTAGGGGCAAGAGGAGGCGAATATTCTCACACTTTAAGTGTCGATGAAATGCCAAGTCACTACCACAGACTTCAATGGGAATCTGCTGGAAATTTGGGAACAAATGGAACAGTCGATTGGTCTTGGGTTTTGAAATTTCAGTCAACTCAAAAAGATTGGGCTTACGAAAATCCCTCGAATAATCAGCCTTATCAATCAATTGGTGGCTCTCAACCACACAACAATATGCCTCCTTACTACCTTACCAATCTCTGGAAACGAATAGCTTAGATGACAGAACAAAAAGATTTAAAAGAACTAATCAGAGAAGTTTTGCTTGCGGTACATCCCGTTGGCTCGCTTTTCTTCACTAGTGATGACCGCAACCCCGATGTAATTCTATTCGGGGGGGGGGGATTCTAAATGGAAGCGAATTGAAGGAAGATTTATTTACGGAGCTTCTGAGAATCGTCCCATCGGTCAAACTGGCGGTGAAGAAAGTCATACGCTTACAGTGCAGGAAATGCCGAGACACAACCACAGAGGTATTTATTGGTCTTACGAGCACGAAGGTGGTTGGCAGGTTGACTTAAACGTTGGCACAATCGGATATGGTTTGTCATGGCAAGGATTGGGCGGTTCGACCACTGGTGGCGGCGGTGCTGGCGACCCAAATAAAGATCTGCAAACTGCTTCAACTGGTGGTTCTCAAGCTCATAACAATCTTCCTCCGTTCGCAGTTTATGCGATATGGGAAAGAATTGAATGACGGAACAAAGGACATTAAAAGATTGTATTGATGTAATTAAAACTTCTCTTGAAGAACAAAACGCCCAATTCATTCAAGAGTTAGCAAAGAAGTTAGACATTGCTGGCGGAAGTATCACGGGTAATTTAACTGTGCAAGGTGATACTAATTTAAACGGGACAGCCCGTTATCACAACGCTGAAATTGGTTATAGAGCCGATACTCTTCCAAACAGAACTACTAATCCAACTACTGCTTCAACTGATACTCCAGAATTTTGGAGAACCCAATCTAAAGGTCTTTATTGGTATTCGCAAACGGGAAAATTAAAGAATCAGCCAGGACAATATGGTTGGTTAGTGCATTTAACAGGCCCGCATACTGAAATTCAACAGCTTTTCATTGTGGCCGCCAACGGAATTATTTATTCAAGAGGCGCGAATGGTAATGGTTGGGCAACTGGGAATGATACGGTAGCTTGGAATAAAGCTACAAACTAAAAAGAGAAGGGCTTTAATTCCCTTCTCTGATGAAGTTCAAATAAGTTGAAGACGGACTTTTCAAACTTCGGGGCAGAATTATAAAAGAATTGCCCCAACTGCAATACCGAGTTTCGAAACAAACGAACTACGAGAGTTCACGATATTAGCAATCGGGGCAATAACTTTTTCAAAATTGTCGTCTTCGGATTCAGACAGGTAATCTTCAGAACAAGATTATTGTACAAGCATTTTCAATAAATGGGTTTAGGCAAAGTATAGGCAGTTTTAAATTGCCACGAAATAATAAGAATTAGAAATGCCAAAGAAAACAAAAACAGAAATTAAAACCGCCATTAAGAACGTACTGAATAAAGTAACAATAGGTTCTGAAGGTGGGAGCATTAACGGCTCGATTGTGATTACGGGCGAAAATAATTTTATAAAAGCGCCCGCTTTCAAAATTGGCGATACTGATTTAAGCACATTTATTGAAGAAGCGGGAAAGGTAAAAACTGTCAACAATCAACAGCCTGATTCAACGGGAAACATTAGCATTCCTATTGCTGTAACAGTTAATGGCGTTACAACTGATGAAAATCAATCAATTACATTAACTCCTGCTGATATTGGAGCTTCTGCCTCAGACCACACTCATGCATATCTGCCGTTAGCTGGCGGAACAATGACGGGACAAATAGTCAGAGGAGTAAAACAATCTTCTTGGTATAACGGCAGAGATAATGCATTTTTAAGATCGACCGACGGAACGAATTATTCGCCAGCTATTTCCATGAAATGTAATACAGGTTCTTGGGAAATTGGTTCGTCTGGCTCAAACAACAGTTCTTTTTTAGCCATCAGTTACATTACCGATGCAAATTATTCGGCAGGAACCAACACAACTACTTTTCAGCATAAGTTTGATGCAAACGGCGACTTTATCGCTCACCGAGATTTACGAGCCACATCTTGGGTTTATGCCACAAACTTCAGAGTAAGTTCTGACAGACGCTTAAAAACCGACATTAAAAAAGCTGAGTATTCCCTCCCTGAAGTTGAATTAAAGACTTTCCGATTTAAAGCAGACGAACGAAAAGCCAAACACATTGGCTTTATTGCCCAAGACATTCAAGAACAAGTTCCTGACATTGTTAATGAAGACGAAACAACTAAACGATTAACTATTGATGAATCGGCATTATTAGCAATCGCGGTTGATGAAATCAACAAACTGAAAAAGCGTGTAGCTGAATTGGAGAAGAGATGACTTGCGGTTTTATAAATAGCGCGGGAACCGATTTAGATTCAATCTTCGCAGTCAAAAACAGTAATGCAGGAGCACTCGGTTTTCAATGTAGCAACGGACAAGATTTAGGAAACCGCTATAGCAATTTAAATACATTGGGATATGCGGTCGGTTTTCAAAATTCCGCAGGGACTGACATAGGTTATTTGAGAGGAAATCAATCGAGTCTTACTAAAACAATAACCATTCCCTGCATCATGCTATACGATACATTTAATCCAAATTTTATTGGATTCTGTTATTTTGACGAATCTCGATATTCTTCGGCGCTTCCGCTTCAAGACCCATTGTATGTTGAAGGAAAGTGGTCTTCGATGACAATTCCAACAACAAGTTTTGGCACGCATAGAAAGGGTCTTGTTCTGTCGGGCAAATTATGCACTACTAAATATGACGCTTCAGCTCAGGGTTCTACGGCGCTAGATGAATTATCTAATATTAACGCCACATTAACCGAAGGTTCAAGAGAGACAAGAAGAAGTCCTGGAATTATTGGTGGATATACAGATAACACTGTCATTCTTAATAGCACCCTTACGTACACAATAACTTAGCAATAAATCACAAGAGTATGAAAAAGATTCTTTTAAATGATGAGCGGAAAAATGACAAATATCTACGCTGGGGGGGGGTAATATATAAGGAGACATCTAAATGACTTGCGGATTTATGAATTCCGCAGGGACGGATTTAGATAGTTTATTCCTTATTAACAATTCAAACGGCGGAGCATTGGGTTTTCAATGTTCCAACGGTCAAGACCTCGGTAACCGTTTCTCGGCTTCCAGCAAACTTAACTATGCAGTAGGTTTTCAAAATTCAGCAGGTACCGATATAGGTTATTTGAGAGGTGCTGGGTCAACTCCTGTTTTTACTGCTTATAACGCAACGCTTAACAATTTGTACAACTCAGGTAAAACATCCTGTAATCATGGTAGCGGAGAAGACTCTTACAGCCACAAGCAACGTTATATGCGTGGTTATTTATACGTAACGGGTTCTTGTAGCGGATTTGGAAATGTCGCTCCCACTTGGCAAGTCTGTATTTGTCATTACCACACAGAAAATGGTTACGAGCATGAATATAGATTGGCGGTTCAAGCAGATTCAACCGCAAATATTGCACCTTCTCCTTGCTTGGATTATGCCCCGCATCTGTATTTGACGCCCAATACTGAGTCACCTTGGCAAACAGTTAAAAACAATGCTAGCGGAGCAAGCAGAGCGATGAATGTGGCCTTTGGGCTTTATTCAAATGACGGTAGAGGGGGCAATTCTTATGGCGAATGCATTCGTGTTTATCAAAGGTTTTACAACTCCATTGGTTCAACACCTTGGGTTCAAAATTCATTTGGCTTAGGTTCGTAATGAAAAATAGATACACAATTCAAATTCTCGGTAACTTCGATACCGATGACAAATTCTCCATGCAGGGGAAAATCTTTAAAGCCTTAGACACAATCGAAGGTCTGACGGTAAAAGCAATTTCCACTGACCTTTGGTGTGACTACAACGGTACTGTCAGAAAGTGGGACGACGAAGGAAGAGAGGTAACTGACGGCTATGTAATGACGCCTGTCCAACCGACACAAGTTGTCACTCCCGAAACTTCGGAAACTGTCGAGAAGACAGAAGATTTAGAAATCGAAGAAGTCACGGACACAACCTCAAACTAAAACAAAAATGGCATACAAATACAACGTTATTATTCAAGGCATCATCGTTGACGAGAACTCTCTTTCGGCGCAGAAAAACATCGAAGCTCAACTGAAAGCGATGAACGTCCCGTTCACTGTTAAAAGTGTAAATCTGGAACAAGTTTTCGGCTACGACGACAAGCCCGTTGAAGTTGAACTCGCTCCTCAAACTCAAGAACAAATTGTCAAGGGTTTTGTTGAAGCAGTACAGAATTTCATGGACTCAAAAGCTCAAGAGCTAAATTACGACTCTATCTTCACGGCGATTACTTACGAAAACGATACAAACGTCAAATTCGCAAAAGAGGCAGAAGCATTCAAAGCGTGGCGTTCTCAAGTTTGGACAATCTGCTATGCCGTATTGGATGACGTATTGGCGGGTAATAGAACAATGCCGACTAAAGAAGAGTTAATCGCCGAACTTCCTGAGCTTGTAATCGTATATGACTAGAGAATTATTCTCAGCAAGAAGAATCTTTGTAAATGATTATTCTGACCCGCTGTCCGTAATGAACAGACTTTTTGCGGGCTGGTGGTGCAGAGACCGATTTTGTTTTTTAAACAAGTTCAGCCCATTAAGAATTTGCAATGAACTTGACGCTGATGCCAAAGCTCTGCTTGAAGCAAAAGAGCTTCCAAGAGAAATAAAAATTAACGATGTCATTGACGCTCAAGCACAAAGAATACTGGCTTTTAATCAGCCTATTGCGGTGTCTTGGTCTGGCGGCGTTGATTCAACTTGCGTAATTGTTGCACTTCTTAGAAATGGATTAGAGCCTCAAGATTTAACTGTTATCCATGCAGAAAGTTCTAAAGAAGAATATCCGTTCTTTTATAGATGGATGCTGAATCACAAAGTTAATCTGATTGAAGATAATCAAGTTCGCAAACAATATTCAAGGTTCGAAGGGAAGATCGTTACGGGCTGGTGCGCCGATCAGCTTTTTGGTTCAGACATTCATTTAAGAAACGTTTCTCTTTACAACGAACCGTGGATTGACGCTTTGAAAATAGCGATGACGGAGAGAAACATTCATCTAACAGATAAAAGTTTCGATGTTATCGAGAGCGTTTATCAAGAATACGCAAGCGTACTCGGCTTAAAGCTCGAACAGTTTTGCGAGTTTGCGTGGCTTTATAACTTCGGTTGCAAATGGACTTACGTCATTGATGAATCTCAGCTTGCTTGCGAAACGCAAGCAATGAGAGATAAGTTTGTTCCGTTTTTCGCTCACCTTGATTTTCAGCGCTATTCATTAAGACGCTTTTCCCGATTGAGAGAAGTGAACGTTAATCAAGTCAACAAGTTCTACAAGCGTCCGTTAAAGAAGTACATCTATGAATACCTAAACGACGCTAATTATCTAAATAACAAAGGGAAAAAGAACTCTTGGGCTTTAACCGAAGATATTGATACAAGGGTCGGAATTCACGATACAGAAGGTTACCGTCAGTTCAAATTCAAAGGTATGAGCGAAACTCACGGTGTCAATTACTTCCATCTTTATAACAAAGTAAGAGACCTTTATTTAAAGGATGAGTATAAATAAATATTTAGTTGCGAGGGGCTTAAACTCGGCCTCTTATGCTAAGTCTATTGCTTCTACTTGGATTTGGGCGCCAGCGTTATTTGTCTCAAGTCAGATCGCTTATCAATACGGACTTTCGGGATTTTTAATGTTCCTAATCCCGAACGTTCTGACTTTACTGATCTTTGGCTTTGTTTGCGACAAATTCGACATTGATTTTTCAACAGCAGTAGAGACAGTTAAGAAGGTTGGAAAAGTTCAAGAAGCAGAACATCTAACAATCACAAGCGCTCTTCTTATCGGTTCAACGTTTGTACAAATTCTTGGCATTCACGCTCTGCTTTCTCAGTGGTTCGGAGTACCTAGACTTGTCAGTGCATTCGCCATTCTCGGATTATCTCTTTTGATTATTTGGGGAAAGGGCTTAAAAGCCTGCATTAAAACAGACGCTTTTAAGTATGAAGTTATCTTTCTCTGCGGTTTAGTCTTGATTCTTTGCGCAGACAATAATTCAGTTATGCACTTCGGAGGACATGTTCCGTTTGATGCCTTCTCTCTGTTTCTAAGTTTTGGGCTTCCGACAGCGATTGGTCTTCTATCTGCTCCTTATGCGGACACAACTTTTTGGCAAAGAGCTAATAGCATCGAAAAAGGGAACAGGTTTAAAACGTTCTGTTTCGCAGGGTTGTTTTTCGCAACCATCCCGTTACTTTTCTCAATTATCGGTTTTAGCGCCCCGACAACTGAAAATTGGCAACTACAAAACTTCGCAAATTCTTTCTTCCCGATGATGCTTCTAGCGGTTGCGGTTCTGTCAGCCCTAATCGCAACTGTTGATTCCAATCTTTGCGCAATCGGAGCGTTGGCGAAAAAGGGCAAAGAAAATGTCACGATAATCGGCTTTTGCGCTCTTCTGACGGTTTTATTTTGTTGGTTAGATAACCTGACTATCGTTGATCTGTTCTTGCTCTATGGGACATTAAGAACCGTTGCAAGTGTACCGACAATTCTTTCTTTAACTAATCATTTCAGCGCGAAACGACTTCAAATTGCAACGGGTACAGCAATGATTGTTTGCCCAATCGGTTTTGCTCTTGCCCAACCTTACGGCAATGGTTGGATATTCACAGTATTAGCGCTTTTAATTCCATTGTTAGGGTATAAAAATAATGAGACATCCCGACACATTCCAAGTGCTTATTGCATTCGATCAATTGATTAACACTTTACTCGGCGGTATGGCTGACGAAACGCTGTCCGCCCGCGCTTATCGTCACTCCGTTGACGGTACAAGAAAGTGGCCTCGCTGGATAATCGATCACATCTTCTTCTGGCAACCCAATCATTGCATGGAAGCCTTTCTGAGCGAAAAGAAAAAGGCTCATTTACCCAAAGATTATCAATAACAATTCCCTCAGAGAACTGGGCAATAACAACAATTACAAGGACTAAAAATGCCCGATAAAGACCCTGAAAACTGGGGACTTGCGTTTTGGGCCTTTCTGACTGGTCTCGGTTTTGCGGGCGGAATTATTCGCTACATCGAGGACTACAGAAAAGAGCTTCAGCGCAACCCTCGTACTCGAAGAAAATTTACTCTGCTAGAACTGCTTGCAAAGGCTTTCTCTTCAGCTTTCGCTTGCATTGTTATTTATTTCATCTGCAAAGGACTCAATATTGACGATCTTGTAGCGCTCGGCTTGGCCGGTGTCGCTTCTTATTTCGGCACTGAGTCTCTTGGCGTCGTCTTTCAACACTTTAATAAAACAGCTACAAAAGATGATAATTAAACCTTTTTCAGCTTGGTCTCCAGAGCTGGCCGCAGACTTTATTGAAGAGTTTGAAGGTAGAAAGCTCGAAGCCTATAAATGTTCCGCTGGCGTCTTTACAATCGGAGTAGGCTATACAAAAGACGTGAAGAAGGGCGATGTTATTACTAATGAAGAAGCCACACGTCTTTTCCACCTTGATCTTCATTCTCATGCTCGCGGTTTAGCGCCAGCAATCAAAGTTCCAGTAACCAAAAATCAGTTTATCGCTTTGCTTTCATTAGCTTTCAACATCGGGGTGGCAAACGCACGAAACTCCGACACGGTAGCTTTTTTAAACAAACATGAATATCAAAACTCAGCCGACGCTTTTATGAACTGGAGAAAAGCGGGCGGTAAGGTCTCGAATGGTCTTATCAGACGGAGAAGTGCGGAAAGAGAACTGTTTCTAAAGGAGGACTAATATGAATAGCCCTAGATTTATTGAACGTCTTATTGAGTGGTATCAGTCTGATGATTTCAGAAAAGATGTTGCAGACCGAACGTTAAAAATCATTCAGATTTTTATTTTTGTTGGGTTCGGTTATCTGCTTGGCTGGTACTCGGTTGCTCTTGAAGTTTCAAAATGCGAAGTTGATCTAGAAAAGATTTCCCACGAGAACACCCGCATGATGCTTCAAATTGCCGAGGAGCATAAAAGTTCGCTTGAAAATCAAAGAAACTCTTATCAAAACTTAATCAAAAACGAACTTAAAGAGCTTGCTCAAAAGGTTGAAGTCAATAAAAACTTGATTGAAACCAATCATCAAAAAATCGATCAAAACGGCAAGCTGATTCACGAAAACAAAGAGAAGATTACAAATGCAGTGGGTATCGGCAATTCTCGTTAGTTTAGTTACTTGGTTTGCGACGTGTTCCTACTATCAGGCTCAAATAGCTGATCTTCAAAAAGAACACGCAACCGAACTTCAGATTCAGGCGCAAACCAACGCTAAAAAGTTTTATGAAGACTTCACAAAAGAAAAAGAACGATATGAAGCGCTCAACAAAGAATTGGCTCAAGCTCGGCGTGATGTCGCTGACATTACTTCCGCTAATGACAGGATGCGTAACCAACTGTCCGCCTTGTCCGGACTGCAATCAAATAAAGATCGAGAAACCTGCCTTAGAGACCTTGGTGAATGTCGAGAAGTGGCAGTCGGATTATCTGCTCTTGCAGGACAGGCTTATGAAGCATTTGAACTTCAAAAACGAGCCGACAAAATTAAGTAAGTAACGATACTCATAATTCAACAACACCCATTGACCTATGGAGTTTATTGTTTATAATATTAAGTAGTTACTTACTTATAAACAAAGATGCTTTTCAAAATAATCAGCCAATCGGTTGTCGATAAAGAAGATGTCGTCCATTACTACAACAACGAAACAAACGAAATTTTTGACGCCGAGAACCGTCTGATTGATATAGCGGAACCCTTAGGCATACCGCAAAAGCAGTTTAAGCCATTTACAGGCTTTCCAGTTTCAAAGACAAGAGTCTTATCAAAGCTCAAAGTCCAGTTGGGTTTGAAATGCAACCTTAATTGTTCTTATTGCTCCCAAGCTGAGTCTAGGAGTCTATCTAAGGACGATTCTTTGGGCGATGTTGAATCGTTCATTGCTTCTCTCCGTCGAGAAGAACTTTCAATTAAACCCAACGGACGCATTGAGTTTTGGGGCGGTGAGCCTCTTGTCTATATCAAGACATTAAGAAAGCTCATTCCCGAGCTGAGAAAACTTTATCCGACGCAAGAGTTTCACATGATCTCTAACGGCACTTTGCTGACCAAAGAGATCGTTGACTGGCTCGTTGAGAATAAAGTTTCTTTCATTATCTCTCACGACGCTCAGGGATATGCTCTTCGGGATGATCTTGACCCGCTTTACAAGACAGAAACAAAACTTATTTGGTTGTATGCCAAGGAACAACTGCACAAAGCAGGTCTGAAATTCGGTTTCAATGTTGTGATTACTCGTGCTAACTGCGATATATCCAACATTCCCGAATTTTTTCAACGGCATTTTTCAGCCAAAGCCTCTTTCGGCTTTGAAGGCATTGTTCAGCCAAGCCGAGAAGAGGATATATTCAGAAAAGAAGACATCGACGTTCTTGAGAACGACATGAAGTACGTCCTTGTCCATAATCAAGAAGATTTCGGAAATCTTGTCAACGAAGCTCAGAAGGTTCTCAACGCCTTAGCTCAAAGAAGACTGCTATCTGCTATTCGAGCAAAGTGCGAAGCGCCCAACTCTGATGTTTTGGTCGTTGATCTCAAGGGAAACGTTATCTCCTGTCAGAACTTCACGCATATCTCTCAGAAGATCGGCGAATTGAACGATTACGACAACATCAAGTCAGTGAATTTTGTTCATTGGACTAAAAAATTCAACAAAAAAGACTGTCAGTCTTGTCCAGTTGTTCAGTTTTGTAAGGGCGGATGTCCCTTAAACCTCTGTATTTTCTGTCATAACGATTACGTTTACCACATGGCTTTGTTCAAAGCCGTTTGGTTTTTACTCTTCCAAGCAGACATTAAAACAATCACACCTATTCAATGATCACCTCAATTATCAAAAGAGACGGCAGTATTGAGCCGTTTAATCCCGAGAAAATTGTCATAGCAATATCAAAAGCAGGGTCTGCAACAGGTGAATTTGATACTCAGGTATCAAAAGAGCTTGTTCGATCTATGGTTCTTCCTCGTATCAATGCGAAGAAGGGGAGAGCCGTTTCTGTCGAAGACGTGCAGGATATTGTTGAAAACGTCTTATTCGATACAGCTTTTGAAAAGAGCTACAAAGCCTATACGCTTTATCGAGAAGACAGACGCAAAAGCCGAGAAACCAAAAAGGCACTTATCGACGTTGAAAAGTCGATGAATGAATATCTCCGACAAGATGACTGGCGTGTAAAAGCCAATGCCAATCAAGGATATTCTCTTGGCGGAATGATTCTCAACATCAGCGGAAAGATCACAGCCAACTATTGGCTCAACAACGTCTATCCTGAAGAAGTCGGAGTTGCTCATAGAAACGGCGATTACCATATTCACGACTTGGATATGCTCTCTGGCTATTGTGCTGGCTGGTCTCTGAGATCGTTGCTTAATGAAGGTTTCAACGGTGTCGCAAACAAAGTTGAAAGCAATCCTCCGAAGCACGTTTCTTCTGCTCTTTTGCAAATGGTTAACTTCTTAGGAAGTCTTCAGAACGAATGGGCTGGCGCTCAAGCCTTTAGCTCTTTCGATACTTATTTAGCACCGTTTGTACGTGTCGATAAGCTCTCTTACGAAGAACTCAAACAGCGTATTCAGGAATTCATCTATAACCTGAATGTTCCAAGCAGATGGGGTTGCGTCTTGCCAAGCACCAAAGTGCTGACTACAGAAAACAAATGGAAAGGTTTCGACGAACTCACTACTAAAGATAAAGTTTGGTCTATAAATCAACAGGGATATCTTTGCCAGTCAGCAATTAAGGTCGTCATTAAAAAACCTTATGATGGCTTGATTTACGAACTGTCTAATGACGCTTTTAACTATAGACAAACTGTTACAGCGGAACACCGAGTCTATGTTAAGAATGACCATTCGGGTCAAACAGTCAATCCAGCCCCCTACATTGTCAAAACGGCTCAAAAAATAGCCGAAGAAGAAAAAGAAGTTTGGGTTCCGTATTCAATTGGAGCAAGCGGAGAAGAAAGTTGGGAGGATTGGACTTCTGTTAATGAAGCCCTTGCAGGAGCAAAACCTCATCCGCCGATAAATATTCAAATTAACAAAATTTCTTGCCGTCATTACCAAGGTGACGTCTGGTGTCCTTCTGTTACGGAAGGAAATGTCATCTTCAAAGATGAAGAAGGCCATGTCTTTTTATCTGGTCAAACTCAAACTCCGTTTACCAACTTAACGTTTGACATTCATTGTCCCGAAGACATTCGTGACGATATTCCTCTGATTGGCGGAAAAGAAGTCGATTTCAAATATGGCGACCTTCAGAAAGAAATGGACATGATTAACAAAGCCTACATGGAAGTAATGATTGCAGGCGATGCTCATGGACGTATCTTCACATTCCCCATTCCCACTTACAACATTAGCAAAGACTTCGACTGGGATTCCGCCAATTCAGAGCTTCTTTTCGAGATGACTGCAAAGTACGGCTTGCCTTACTTCCAGAACTTCATCAATTCCGAGCTTAAACCCAATCAGATTCGCTCTATGTGCTGTAGGCTTCAGTTGGACTTGAGAGAACTTCTCAAACGTGGCAACGGACTCTTCGGTTCTGCCGAACAGACTGGTTCTGTTGGCGTTGTAACAATCAACTGCGCTCGTCTCGGTTATGTCTTCAAGGGCGACAAAGAAGGTCTCTACAAGCGTCTTGACTACCTTATGGGTCTTGCTAAGACAAGTCTTGAGATTAAGCGCAAAGAAGTGCAGAAGCACATGGATCAGGGCCTTTTCCCGTTCACAAAACGCTATCTCGGCACTCTGAGAAATCACTTTTCGACTATCGGTGTTAATGGCATCAACGAGATGATTAGAAACTTCACAAACGATAAATTTGATATTACAAGTGAAGAAGGTCATGCGTTTGCTATCGAATTCTTAGATCACGTTCGGGCCAAGATGGTTGAATATCAGGAAGAAACGGGCAACCTCTACAACCTTGAAGCAACGCCTGCTGAAGGTACGACTTACCGCTTTGCTAAAGAAGATAAGAAGCGTTGGCCAGATATCATTCAAGCTGGTACTGCCAAAAATAACTACTACACAAACAGCTCTCAGCTTCCTGTTGGCTTTACGGATGACCCGTTTGAAGCACTTGAAATGCAGGACGATCTTCAGAGAAAGTACACGGGCGGAACGGTTCTGCACCTTTATATGGGCGAAAGAATCTCTACCGCTAACGCTTGTAAGGAACTTGTGAAACGTGCGCTGACACACTTCAAACTGCCGTACATCACGATCACTCCGACATTCTCTATCTGCCCAAAACACGGATACATTGCTGGCGAACACAAGTTCTGCCCGCTTTGTGATGATGAATTAGTAGCTAAAAAGAAAAGGGCACTGTTGAAATGTCAGAAGGCTGGGACTGGTAAATAGCAATAAACCCAAGGAGAAAAAACTAAATGGAAAATCAAAAAGAACAAGAAATCGAATTGAAAGACGAAGAACGTCAGCCTTGTGAAGTATGGAGTCGAGTGATGGGTTACCACCGTCCCGTCTCTTCTTACAACATCGGCAAACAGGGTGAGTTTGAAGAAAGAAAATACTTCGATGAAAAGAAGTGCCACTTAGACGAAGAAGAGTCTAAATAATCAAGAAGGGGCGTTTACGCCCCGTCCGTTTACCGACAATAAGGATAACAATGGTACAACGATATACAGAGATACCGAGCACACAAAAGATTCGGGATTCTCTTCAGCCGATTCTAAACAACGACAAGACGGCTCTTTCTTGTAGCGCAGGTACGTCTTTTCCTTCTGCAAACATCGTTGAGGGAATGCTTTGTTATCGCACAGACGAGAAAAAGCTCTATCAGTTGATTGATGTCAACAACCCAAAGACTGGCTGGGTTCTGATCGCCGATCTTAATGGCGAATTCCGACACATCGAGGGCGGAGAGGGCAATGCAATCGACTACACGGCCAAAGACTTAAATCTCTGGAATAAGATGCCGACTGGTTTCTACGAAGGAACCAATATGCTCAATGCGCCTGAAGGTGATACTCAATGGCGCGTTATTCAATTCAGACATGGTAACTCCGACGGCTTTGCAACTCAGATTGCTTTCGGCTTTACAAGCGGTTTGATGATGATTCGTCATCAAGCTGGCGGTGACTGGTCTGCATGGAACAGAGTTTTCGCAGGTTCTCCGACCGGCGCAGTTATTGAGGGCATGAACGCCGAGAAGGTTGGAGGCTATAAGTCCGGTAATGAATCAGGTCGGGTTCCCATCAGCAACGGTACAGTCAACACCGATCTCAATGCGGATATGGTCGATGGTTACCATGCAGGTAACGGCGCGAATCAAGTTCCTGTTAGCAACGGCACGGTGAATACGTCCTTGAACGCCGATCAGCTTGACGGCTATCACGCTGGCAACGGTGCTAATCAAATTCCTATCAGCAATGGCACTTTAAACAAGGGCTTGAATGCAGAAATGATCGGCGGATTTGCCGCAAAGGAATTTGTGAAGATCGCTGGAGACGGAAAAGTCAATGTCATTAACGCTAACTCTACAAACTCTCAAAGCGCCACAATTCAAAACGTGGATGGGTTTAATTACAACATCAACGTAACTCCAAGACAAACAACCACGAAAGATCACCTCTTAGGCGGAGTCAGTAGCGATACCTACGATTACTACAGAAACGCTGGCGGTAGCGGAGATTACGCAAGCACAAGAACGAGAATTTACATAAATACCGTTCCAGAGCTTGGTGGAAACGGTAACTACAGTATCAACACGATTCTTAAAGCGCTGGTAAAAGTTGCTCATTCTCACTCCGTCGTTAAAGAAGACTACCGCTACAACTGCAAATGCCAGTGCAATTGCGATTGCGACTGCAATGATGACAACTGCTCAGAATAATATGCAAGAAAGACCTAGAAGACACATAATTTCAAAGATTTTTCCCTTCGATGTCACAAACTATGCGGCAGACAAAACGCGTCTTGCTATGAGAGTTTTGGAACCAATTACCAAGCTCCCTGAAGAGATGCAGAAAGTTTTGATAAAGAGACCCGCTCACAACATCAACCTTCTTCACTCTACCTTACAGTTAGCAAGCAACAAAGCTCAACAAAATCTGCAAGAGGTAAATTTCACCTTCGAGATTGATGGCGTGCGTTATTTCATTCTGCTGGAAGAAGTGTTTGATAAGAACACTCACTTGCTTCGCAAGTCTTGGCTTCCGATGGGCAATCTCGCTTTCGTCGTTAAAAAAGATGAAGGAGTATTGACTGTCGTGGACACTCAGAAAGAGTCTTATATTTCTCGGTTCAGAACAGCTTATCAGGCTCAGTTCATGGGCAGAACAACGCTTGGACAGGTCTTTTGCCGAGACAAGAAAGACAATGTCGATGAATGCGCTATGAGCTTTGCCACAAAACCGAACGGCAAGATCATCACTAAGCTGAGAATCGACAAAGAGACAACCCCCGCTGGTTTTGTCAACGATAAAGTTGGAGCGTCACGTTATCTCAACATCTTGCCGAGAATGACGGCTCCTGATCACTGCAAGCCTAATGAGTTAGTCACAATTCACGTCCAGTTCTATCAAGGCAACACAGACAACAAGATTACGGGTGTTAATTGGGATGGACTAGTTGTCGAAGCGGTTGACGGCTACGCACCTCATAAGAGAGTCAAGATTCGCGACGGCAAAGGTTCTTTCAAGGTTCGTGCTTTAGACCTTGAGGACGGCGACATCATGCGCATTAAGCTCAACACCAAGTGGTACACGGATAAGGCCGAATGTCAGATCAAAGTTCTTTCCAACCCTTAAACATTCTTTTTGGTTCGGCTTGTAATCTCAAGTGCGGTTATTGTCTGCAACAAGACGGCACGCCGAAAGTCAACAAAAAAGCTGACCTGAATGAGTTTCTTTGGAACTTTTGGAAATATCTCGACCGAACTGAAAAGAAGTTCTCTTCTGTGCATTATTGGGGCGGAGAACCCATGCTGTATTGGAAGAGAATCAAAGAGGTCTATAAGTTCATTGCCCCTTTAATTCAAGCAAAAAGACATCGCATTACGACAAATGGAACTCTGATAACCAAAGAATACATTGACTTTTGCAATAACTATCCAGACATTTTTACCGTCGTTTCTTTCCATGACGGAAGAATAACCGATGATAAATGGAGACTCATTGGCAAACTTAATCACTTCTCTATTGAAGCTCTGATTCATCACAAAAGAGTCAGCCCGCTTGCGCTAAGGGACGATTACGAAAGAATTTGTGATTTAATGGGTAAGAGACCTCCGATTGGTTTTGACATGATTAAAGCCAACGATGGCTGTCATTCTGATTATTGGATGACAGAAGAAGACCTTTGCGACTACTTTGCATCAATGATTCATATCTATGAAATCGCAAACATCAAAAAAGACCCATTTTGTCAGGCAGTCATCGCTCAGTTTCTTTACCGTTATCGGAAAGACTTAAAGTACAAGGGAATCAAACCCAATCCTTGTGTTAACAATCACATTCTTTCAATTGACCTGTTCGGCAATACTTACAACTGCCACCATAACAACAGCCCAGAAAACATCACGGGCAACATTTTCAACCCCGACTTCATCCCACCAAAGCCAATTAGTTTCAACTTAGGCCGATTTTCAAGCACAACAGACTGCCGAAACTGCAAGACTTACCCATCTTGCGGTGGCGGTTGCTATACCTCTAATACGCATGAAATCGACTGCTTCTATTACAAAACAAGAGAAGAACTTGCAAAATTTTGGCTTGAAGAATTAGAAAAACATGAACGAGAAACTTCAAGAATTTGCGAAGGTTTACAACGACCTTAAGAAATTTCCCAGAAACATTGACGTTGCCAACCACTTTGGCATTAACGAACGAACAGTTAGAAAAAGAGCCAAGAAAGCTCGCGAAGAAGGAATTGAGCTTATCAATCGAGGTAAAGTTCCTTTAACTGAAGAAGAAACAATCTTCAGAGAGAATTACACAAAAGAAGACTGCATTGCGGAGCTTCAAAAACTCCAAGAAGAAAACTACGGCAAGTTCATTACTCGCACTTTCTATCGAAACGAAACCTATACTTCGGACTCTACTTGGAATCGCTACTTCGGCACCTTTGATGAATTCAAGCGTCAAGCAAGACTGACTCTGACACGCGCACAACAGCAATTAGAAAAAGACATTGCTAAACACGCTTCAAGAGACTCATACGGCGTTTTTAACGACGAAAGAAAGAGCTATGAAGGGAAGTACCTCAAGCCCAATAACAATCGCTTTAAAACGATTCTCGTGGGTTCTGATTTTCACGATATTGAGTGCGACAAGTTTTTCTTAAGAACATTCTTAGATGTCGCTCAACGAGCACAGCCTGATGTTATTTGTCTTGCGGGAGATCTCTTTGATCTTCCTGAATTCGGTAAGTACTCCGTTGACCCAAGAGAATGGAATGTAGTCAACAGAATTGAATTTGTGCATAAGAACATTCTTGAGCCGATGCGAAAAGTCGCTCCGAACTCTCAGATCGACTTAATTGAAGGAAATCACGAGTGCGTCTCTCTTGATACCGAAGTTCTGACAGATCATGGCTGGGTCAAAGCGCCCGATCTTCGCTATGACATGAAAGTAGCAAGTTTCGTTCATTCTGAAGGAAAAGATCAACTTCACTTTGATCATCCGAAAGCATTAGCGGGAATGAAACTTGTGCAGTGTGTTCATGTCACAGGAACGCTGGCCAATGAGCTGATTTCAAAATCTCATAACATCTATATTGACGGCAAACTTCAGCCAGTTAAGAACTTTATTTCAAAGAATGTTCTTCAGAACCGAAAAACGAATTCTCTGAATCTGCCCTTTAATGAGTTAGTTTCTGATGAAACCATCATTGCTATGGTCACTGGCAAAAGAAAGGTTGACTTCTTGATTCTGTCCAAACTCACTCCGAGACAGTTAAAACTTGCAGAAGAACAACTTGAAGAAAGACCCTCTAAACACGGAAGACGCCTAATTGTTAATGACCCTAAGATTGCCGAAGCTCTTCAATTGTCCTACATCTTCAATGGCGTTCCTTGTGTTTACAAAGAAGTTTGGGAAAGCAAAGGCTTTATAAAGAATTGGTGTTTGGTTCTTTTTACAAACACAAGAACTTCCAAAGCGACGGTCAACATTGAAGAAGCCGACAGACAGACCGTTGTGGCGGTTCAGACTATCGACGGTACTTTGATTACACGACGTAACGGAGTTGTGAATTTCACGGGTAACTGCCGTTTAATTAAACACTTAGCAGAAGCAACACCCGCATTAAGAGCGGTGTTGTCTGATCTTCACGGTTTTACCATTCCGAAACTTCTCGGACTGGATAAGTACGAAGTTAATTACATTGCAAAAGCGGATTTACGGGCTTGGAGCAAGCGTGATGAAGAAAAAGAGATTGCAAATAACTACAAGGTTTATTACGACAGTTTCTTAGTACATCACTTACCGCAAGCTCGAAATATGGGAATGCCGGGATGTCACGGGCATCACCATAAACACATAGTTTGGAGTTCATTTTCTCCGACCTATGGCACATTCGAGTGGCATCAACTTGGTTGCGGACACAAACGAAGCGCAAGCTATTGTGAAGGAGAGCGCTGGGGATTGGGTTTTGGCTTAGTGCATATTGACACTCAGACCAAAGCAACAAACTTTGAGTACATCCCCGTCACTGATTTTGCTATGGCTGGCGGTAAGTTTTATCAGCGTGATTTTGCAACCGAACCTCAATACTAATAATGACAAGAAGAAAAGAACAACCGTCGATAGAAGACCTTGGCAGACCCGACGTTAAACCGATTGAAGGCAAGACAGAGACTCAAAAGCGTTACATCAACGCTATTAAAAACTTCAAGCTGATTTTTGCAACGGGTTCTGCTGGCACGGGGAAAACTTGGCTGGCTACAGCTTTGGCCGCTCAAGCATTGTTAAACGACAGAACAGAGGGGATTATTCTTACACGACCCGCAGTTGAAGCGGGCGAGAGCTTAGGCTTTCTTCCAGGCGAAATTGAAGAGAAGTTTGAACCTTATCTTCAGCCCTTTAAGCAGGTTCTCTATGAACGTCTTGGTAAAGGTAAAGCTGAGTACATGATTAAAGCGGGAAAAATCAAAGCTATCCCGCTGGCGTATCTTCGCGGGATGACGTTTCGGAATTGCTTTGTAATTTTGGATGAAGCTCAGAACACTTCACCGACACAGATGAAGATGTTTTTGACTCGCATTGGCGAAAACTGCACGGTTGTAGTCAATGGCGATACGTCTCAGCAGGACATTAGAGGTGAGTCGGGCTTAACCGACGCTATCGAACGACTGAGCTACATTCCGAGCGTTAAGATCATTGAATTTAAAAAAGAAGACATTGTTCGCTCAGGTTTGGTACAGGAAATTGTGGAGGCTTATGAACAGCCAAAGAAGGACGACCGCCCATTAAAAGAGTACAAACGCTTCTACGAACGTAAGGAATATCCAGCTACTCCATATATCCCTAATATCTCGCCAAATCCTTACGACCCTCCGTTGGGCGGTTGGACGTGCGAAGCAATAGCGAAAGAAACGATAAAGAAAGAGGTTAAAACAGCCGAAGATCGGCTTAATGACAGCGAAAGCCCGTTCAGTCGGTTCTTTCAAAATCACATCAAAAATCTAAGTCTGTAAACCGAAACTTGATTCATCACCCCGCCAGCATTCAGATTGGCGGGTTTCTTTTTCTCAAACTCTCAACGAAGCTCTCACCCTTATAATATATATAAATAAAAAATTACTTATTTAAAGAAACATAAATAGGTGAGAGCTGGAGCGAAAACAATGATTCAAACATTACTTCCTACTTGGTTGCAGACTACCTTCGGAGTGGACAAGTCACTTGAAGAATGTGAGATTTTGATGATCTCTTCTTTTACACCTCTTCAAAGAGCGAATGAAGCGGGACTATTTCGCTCGAAGTGGTTTGACTACCGTCGGCTCCATCCGATTCAAGCCGATTACTACTTTTGGGGTCAGTACAGAGAGCTTGCGGTTCGTTGGTTAGAGTTTACAGAAGGGAAAGCCTCAAGTCGCTACAGAAAGGGCGCAAGAACCAACTTTTTAGCGTCTAGGGAGAAGGTTTGTGTTAATCAGCTAAGAAGATGTGCTGATTCGATTGGATGCGAATACAGAGCGTTTTTAGAGGTTTTAGAAGGGTGTCTTAAAGAACTGCACAAACTCGAAGGAAAGTATTATCCGAGACCCGCTCAGTTTTTACAGTTGGCAAAAGATAAAGAATTGATGAATGCGATCAAAAGGGATTTTTGGCTGGGCGATGAAACGTTCTATGCAAAAGACCCGTTCTTTTCTCCCGCAAGGTTTGTAGGACACGCAGATCAAATTGCTTATGAAAATTATCTTGTTTCTCGGGTCAAACGTACCGTATCTAACTTTCAAAGAGAACTGCTTCTTGGAACGATGATGTACAAACACAATGCGCTGAGAATCGAAAAAGCATTGCAAGAATTCGGGTTAACGATAGTACAAAACGCACAACGAACCTTTGTTTAAATAATAAGTAGGTAACTACTTAAGATATAATGTCTGTCATCAAAAAATGAGAAGAATAAATGACTGAAGAGGTAATCCCTACAACAACAGCAGACGGTACACCCATCAAGTACGAATTCGATGAAAAGTTTCAGAGAGCTTTGGTGGTGCTGGCGTTGCGCGACATCAATTTCATGCGTCGAGCAGACAGTCTGTTGTACCCACAGCATTTTGATTCAAATGCGAATGCAGTGCTGTGCAAGATGGCTAAGGATTACTACAGCAAATATAAAGCGCCCTTAGACGGCTCAATGCTCAAAGAAGTATTGAACGACTACAAAAAAGCGAAAATCTTAAAAGAGTCGGATTTGGTAGAGATTATTCCCATACTAAAAGAGGTCTATACAAATTCGACACCTCTTCCTCCTTCTGAGCCGATCATTGACAAACTCGGAGAGTTTGCTCGAAGCAGTGCGGTTACCTGCGCCATTATGAAATCGGTCGATCTCATTGAAAAAAGAGATTGGGGAAAGATTGAAAAAAGCTTAAGAGACTCTCTTTCTGTTGGGGCTGAAGACGATACTTCTACTTACGACTATTTCGCTGAAATCGACAAACGTACAAAAATCAGAGAAAACGAATTAGCAGGTCTCATGCCTCCTAGAGGTATAACAACAGGCTGTAAACAGCTTGATGACGTTTTGTATCGAAAAGGTTGGGGGAGAAAAGAGCTTTCATTGATTATGGCTCCAGCTAAGGGCGGTAAATCGATGGCGTGCATTTACTTTGCTAAGGGAGCTTGTATTCATGGTCACAATGTATTGTATGTAACGCTTGAAGTTGCGACTGATATTGTTTCGGCTCGTTTAGACGCTTGCGTTACTGATACTGAAATGCGGGAGTTGACGAATAAGTCTAGCGAAGTCAAAAGACGCATTGAGGGAGTGAAATCTCTTAAGGGCCGAGGGTTGTTGCATATCAAAGAATACCCTTCAGGTTCTTTGAAAGTCTCAAACTTAAGACGTTATCTTGAGTCAGCAAGAAATAAGGGCGTTCAATATGACTTGATCTGCGTTGACTACGCTGATTTGATGGCGCCCGAAGTTAAGTCGCCCAATCAAATTGAAAACTTCAGACAGATTTACGTTGATCTGAGAGCTTTAGCTTTTGAGTACAACTGCGCGATTCTGACTGCGACTCAGACGAACCGAGAGGGCGCAAAAGCAAAAGTTGCTGAGATGACACACGTGGCGGAAGACTTTAACAAAATTCGAACCGCTGACATTGTGATTTCAATTAACACAACAAAAGAAGAAAGATTAAAAGGTGAAGCTCGGTTGTATTTCGTCGCCAGCCGAAACCAAGAGTCTGGAATCACGTTAAAGATCAAACAAGACATTCCCAAGATGCAATTTATTTCAGGTTTTATTGGGTTTGAGGGCGAAACCGCTTCAACTTCTACAGACCCTACAGCGGGAGTAGCTGGAATACCCGAAGACGAAGAACATTAACCGTCATAAGGAGACGACTATGTTTCATAAATGGAGATCAATTGAGAACTATGAGCGTATTGACAAAGAGCTTTTAGAAGACTCTCAGTGTGATTTTTTTTACGTGACTGAGAAATTGGACGGCTGTAACGTCTGTATTTGCAATAAACGAGAAGTCATTGACGAACTTAATTGGCACGAAAGCTGGGTTGTTCGTTCAAGAAACGGAGGAGATTTTTCTGAAAACGCTGATGTCAAAGTTGCAATGAAGAAGATCGAGCCGTTCTTAGATTTCATTAGAGATACTCTTCGGTATGACTGGAATAGAGATTTTCGTGAGATCGTCATCTACGGTGAGCTAATCAACAGTAAACTTCTTCACCGAATTTGGTACGGTGATAAAACTCCTCAGATCAGACTTTTCGGACTTAGCTATCTTTATCCGACATTAGAGCGCTGGATTGACAGTACAATTGAAGGTCTTTTCAGGTACGCTCGTTGGTACGAAAGCACAACCAATCTCGATACTCAGCAGTATTTTGTACCAATCATTGGCGAAAAGAATCCGTTTTGCGGCAATCGAGCAATAAGTCGTCTTTATGAAATCGACATTGACAAATTGCCAAAGAAAAGCAAGCTGTCAGTTGACGGGTCTCTCGAAGGTTACGTTCTTCATAACATTGATTGGAAAGGTTGCAAGACCCTCCCGTTTATCAAATGGAAAACCAAAGAATTCTCCGAGTGTATCGCAGGTTACTCTTCAAGAAGAAGCGTTGAAGTTACTGATCAAGAACGTGAGATCGGAAGAATTCAAAAAGACTTTGCACGCTACTTTACATTAAACCGAGCTTACTCAGTTCTCTCAAAGCATTCTGATGTTTCTATAAAAGATTTGTCCGCATTGTGCAGAGAGTTTTTTGATGATGCAAAAGAAGATTATCTGAAAGATCATCCTGAATTAGTCGGTCATCCAGATGAAAAGAAGATGTTCAAAGGTTCGTCTTCGGCGTTCTTGCTTCTAAAACAGGCGATGCAAAATGTACAACAGTGACTTAGCTGACGCCATTGAATCCCTTGATATTGAGTATTGGCTCGATAGAGAAGGGATTCAATACCGCAAAACAACAGGTTCTCATGGTGTTCAGTTAAACGTTAAGACTTGCCCTGTCTGCGGTGGTGGAAACTGGAAAGTTTATTTGAACGCCGAAACGGGTCTTGGCAACTGCTTTCATGGTGATTGTCAAGCCAAGTTCAATAAATGGAAATTCATCAGTGCTTATTTGGGCAATCTTTCTAAGAGACAGGTTGTTGATCACATCAAAGCCGTCTCTGAAGAAACGGGGTGGAGACCTAAGAAAGAAGTTAATCACGCTCAAGAGAATGTATTTGAAAACACTCGGTTCTTTATGCCTGAGATGATTGACATTGCAGACGCTATAAGAAAGCACGGCAGTGGTTTTAGAAGCGCCAAATATCTCTATGACCGAAACATCACTTTTGAGTCGATTGAATACTTCAAACTCGGAGACTGCCTAACGGGTTACTTTCAGTACCGCAAAGCTGACGGCAATATTGGTTATCAAGACTATTCGGGAAGAATCATTATTCCGATCTTCGATATTGACGGGAAGACGGTCACCTTTCAAGGTCGAGACTACACGGGAGAAAGTCCGAAACGTTATTTGTTCCCGCCTGGACTGAATGCAACGGGAACACTCTTCTACAACGGCTGGAATTTTGACGGTCATGATCAGATTGTGATCGGCGAAGGAGTTTTTGACTGCATTGCAATCAGACAGGCTTTCAAGAAAGAAACTGCACTGAACAAAGTTCTTCCAGTCGCTTCATTTGGAAAGCACATCTCGTTGAGTAGCGGTGGTCAGATTGATTACCTCAAAAAACTGCGCGATAAAGGGCTTAAAGTCTGCACATTCATGTGGGACGGAGAAGTTGAGGCTTTAAAAGACGCCGTGAAAGCCGCTTTAGAGGTCGCAAAGCTAGGATTGACGGTGCGTGTCGCTACTTTACCGAAAGATCGAGACCCTAACGAATGCACTCCCGAAGAAGTTATCAAAGCATTTTGGGAGGCAGTACCTATCAACAGATTGTCAGCAATCAAATTCCTGCTTTCTTTAAACTAAAATATAAGTAGTTAACTACTTATTATTAAGAGAGACGATTATGAATTTCGACAACATCAAATTTGACGGTGAGTCGATAAATCAGAAGATAGATCGAGAATTTAACGACCACACCCCAAGTGAATACGGCATCATTTCCTACTGCGGTTTTGACAGATCAAGCTGGGAATCAAGAATGATGTTTCAAGAATTGAGAAAAGCAGAAAAAAGGGAGAAAAAAGAAAATGGAAAACGTCACTAAGATTACAGACAGCGATGTTTTAAAAATCAATCAGATTTTTGATTCATTAGCGGAAAACGGCTCAAGAAAAGTTAAAGAAGAGATTTTGAAAAACAACTACAGCTATTTACCGTTGTGGCAAGTTTTTAATCTGTCTTTAAATCCGTTCTTCAACTATTACAACGTCTCTGAACATTTAATCCCCGAAGAAGAATCAGATAAGATTCGCGGTTATTCTATTGACGATATTTGTTCAAGAATTAACAACGGTGAAATCAATCTGAACACCGATGACGGAGTAAAACTTTTCTCTGCTCTTTATTGGGGTAGTTCAAAAGAAGCTCAGAGAATCTTAAAAGGAATTGTCGATAAAGATTTGCGTGTCGGAGTCGGAGCGAAAACTCTGAATAAAGTGAAAGCTCACGCAGTTTCAATTATTCCTTACATGCGTTGCAGTCTTCCGTCTCAGGTTCCTTTTGAGAAAATCAACTGGGGTCAGGGCGTCATTGCTCAAGAAAAATGCGACGGTATGTTTATTAACGTGAACAACACCGACAAGGGTCTTGAGATGTATTCCCGTACTGGCAATAGGTTCAAGTACGAACTATTGTTCCCCGATGTACCTCAAGAGATTCTCATGCTCGGTCTTGTTAAGGGTTCTCAGTCTCATGGAGAGTTGCTTGTCTTCAATGAAAAAGACGATACAGTTCTGCCAAGAGAAGAAGGTAACGGTATTCTGAATTCTGTTCTCTCTGGAACTGCAATGCCGAAAGAGTATTACGCTCGTATTGTCATTTGGGATTCTGTACCGCTTGATTATGCCCTTGAAGGTATTGAGTGCAAGATTGGCTATAAAGATCGTTTTTTGAAGATGACTGCTGAGTACAAGGCGGCTCTTGCTTATCTTACCGAATTGCCGTTCGAGCATGACTCTGAAGATAAAGCTAATCACTTTGTAAGACATCTTCAGATTGTGTCCACTAAGAAAGTTCATAACTTCGCTGAAGCTCAAGAGTTCTATTCCAGTATGCTCAAACAAGGCAAAGAAGGTGCAATTCTCAAGACTTTCGACGGCACTTGGAAAGACGGCACTTCTAAATGTCAGATCAAAATGAAGCTCGTTGTTGACTGCGACTTAAAGATCGTCGGTTACGAAGAAGGAAAGGGCAAGTACGAAGATTCAGTTGGTTCAGTAGTAGCTGAAACAAGCGATGAATTGCTTCAGGTTTCCGTCTCGGGTTTTGATGACGCAACACGACAGCTCATTCACGAAAACCGAGAAGGTTTAATTGGAAACGTCATTACCGTTCGGTTCAACAACATCATGGAGCCGAAAGAAGAGGGCGAAAAATACTCTCTGTTCTTACCGAGATTTGTTGAATTCAGAACCGATAAAACAGAAGCCGATTCTTTAGAGCGTGTAAAAGAACAACTTCAATCAGCGATTAAGAGCGCTTAATGGAAAAAGAAGAAAAGAAAGAACCCGAAGAGCAGAGAGAATTCAGCGACGAAGTTCAGGCACTTCTTGCAATTGATAGGAACTTAAAAATCAGCAAAAGAATGCTTTTGATATTTATAATTGCTTCGCTTATATTTTGCGGTGATATTAAATATTGGAGCTTCGTCGTTTTATTTAACTTAGCTTTGTATTTGCTGGTTGAAAACTTTCAAGCAAGGGTTAAAGAAGAAATGTACTCTTCGGTCAGATTTCAGTATGAAGTCAATGACCGAGTTTGCGTTTCCAAAGAGGCTTTAAATAATGCCTTTAGAGTTGAAGTTTCTCATTATTACCGAGACTTGGTTAAACAGAATGAAGAGCTTTTAAAGTTTAAAAAACAGTCTCAAAAAACAATGATGAATTTGAATTTAGAAAATCAGGCTTTGTTTGAAGAACTAAGTAAAAGTAACTAAAGAAAACGGGGCTTTAGCCCCGTTAATTTTATTTGCTGTATTTAGAAAATACTTCTATTCGTTTTCTTTTGTGAAAAGAAGTATTTTTTAGTATTGGAATATCTAGATTAAAATCTATCTTCTTAATCCAT